GGAATTCAAAGATAAAGTTAATTGGTATGAGATTTCATGTTATCAAACACTTTCAGAAGACTTTATTAGGGAATTCAAAGATAAAGTTAATTGGTATGAGATTTCATGTTATCAAACACTTTCAGAAGACTTTATTAGGGAATTCAAAGATAAAGTTGATTGGAAATATGTTTCACTAACTAATAAATTCTTTAGAGATATTTTTAGTATAAGTGTTCCAATTGAAAATATTTGTACCGATTTGGAATTTATTGGAATTAAAATTGATGAAACTTGTAAATCTTTATGATGAATATTGATAAAAAAGAGTTGAAGAAACTCCTTGATGAAATGGATCAGTACGATGATGCGTACTACAATGAAAGCAAACAACTGATCTCAGATCAGGAATACGATGGGAAGAAAGACCAGCTTCGCTCGCTCAGTAAAGCCTTTCTTCCAAAGGCAGGATCAAAAGCGGATGAGAAGCTTATCATTCGCGTCAAGGATGCGCTGACGCGCGTTGGCGCACCTCCACCAAAAGATGGTAAGTGGCCTAAGGTAACTCATGAGGTTCCAATGGGATCTCTTAATAAGGTCAACCTTCCAGAGGAGCTGCATGATTGGCACTCCAGATGTGGAGAATCTTCTCATTTGTTTATTACCGAGAAACTGGATGGCATTTCGGTTTCTCTCAAATACGATGCTGGCATTCTCGTAATGGGCGCGACTAGAGGGGACGGAGATGAAGGTGAGGATATCACTCGAAACGTCCGTAAGATGAAAGGTGTTCCTCACAAGCTCGATACTAAGTTCACGGGACACATTCGAGGCGAGATCGTTTTGCTTCGTTCGGATTGGAAGAAGCATCTTTCAGACATGGCGAATCCGCGCAACGGTGCGAGCGGTATCGCTAAGCGTATTGATGGGCATCAGACAGAGCATCTTACAATCATTTCCTACACTGTTGATGGTGAAGATTTTGATACCGAGGTTGAAGCTTTTGAGTTCATGAAGTCATTGGGATTCACGATCCCGAATTACTCGGTAGGAAACATCAAGTACGCAATAAAGCAATGGGAACATTACATGGCTAATGTTCGTGATACACTTGATTATGACATTGATGGTTTGGTTATTCGAATCAATACTCGTAGTACTCAGCTTGCTCTTGGAGATGAGGGTGGCAATCGACCCAAGGGGGCCAGAGCCTTTAAGTTCGAATCACCGCAAGCTAGAACCATTATTAGAAATATTATAAATCAAGTTGGTGATACTGGACGAATCACTCCTGTTGCAGAGTTTGATAAAGTCAATTTGCTTGGAGCAAATGTTGAAAGAGCATCAATACATAATTATTCTTTGGTAAAAGAACTTAGAATTAATATTGGTGCTGAAGTAATTGTTGAAAGAGCAAATGATGTCATCCCACAAATTAAAGAAGTTACCAAAGAATACGATGGGTATTTTTCCGCTCCAGATAAATGTCCAGCATGTGGAACAAAGACACATTTCGTTGGAGAGTATCTCGTATGCCTAGACAAGAAGACATGCCCGCCGCAGGTCATTGGACGGCTCAATAAATGGGTCAAGGAACTTGGAATCCTCGAATGGGGAGAATCAATCCTAACCAAGCTTATTGATGCTGGTTTAGTCAAAGACGTTGCAGATATATACAAACTGAAGGCTTCTGACATCATATCACTAGACAGGATGGGTGAGAAGGGAGCTGCCAATCTTCTGACAGAACTTGATAAGTTCAGATCTATTCGTCTTGAAAATTTCCTTGGTGGTTTGTGTATTGACTCTGTTGCCACATCAACTGTCAAGAGTGTCATTGACGCTGGGTATGACACACTGGATTCAATCCTTGGTCTATCAATCAATCAGCTAGAAAAAATTCCAGGCTTTGCAGAAAAGAAAGCTCAAGCATTTTACTCTGGATTGATTGAGAACAAAGATAGAATCAAAGCTATTCAATCTGCCGGGGTTACAATTAAGGCAAAGGTTCGTGGTTCACTTACCAACAAATCATTTTGTTTCACTGGATCAATGGACACACCAAGAGCCACTCTCCAGAAGATGGTCGAGGAAGCTGGCGGTGAAGTAAAGAAGTCTGTTGGTAAAGATGTTACATATCTTGTTATTGCAGACCCAAGTAGTACATCTTCCAAAGCACAAGCGGCTAGAAAGAATGGTACAAAACTAATATCAGAACAACAATTTCTTGATATGATTTAGGAGCGGAACAATATACAGACCGCTCCTCGGAGAACCATGAAACGTTCAAAGAGAGAAGCGGTCCGAGAGTCCGCCGAAAAACTAAAGAAGCATAGACGTGAAGCCTCTGAAAGAAATAAGGACTTCGCTATTCGAGAAGATATTAATTTCGTAAAGTCTATTGAAAATAATAATCTCAAAAAGAAGACGCTTCCCCAAAGTCCTTTCATGCAAGTTGTTGCGAGAAAGGCCCCTCGTCTTCTTGAGGATTATAACTATAAAAAAATTGTAAAGATTATTAGTAACATGAATCGGGTTCGCCCGGTGAGTGAATGGAAACCAAAAGGTAAGGGCAAGCAAACACTGATTGCTTCACTAGCTTCGCATCTGCTGGCCGAATATCCTGTTCCAAAGTTTTTATGGAATTCTTTATGGGAAGATGATTGGCCAAAGATTTCTTTGGTTATATCTGAAATTGCCAGGGGAAAATCTTTCGCAAAGCTTTGTAAAGACGGTTACTTTCCGATTCCACTTACAAAAAAGCAATGTCATGAACTACTCCAGAGTCCCGCATCTGAAGGTTTCGTATCTGCTTTGCGGCGTGTTCAAATTCAAACTCATGGTGGTGAACAAAGACTTCACTCCATCTGGATGAATCAGTCTATTGGTCATCTTATCGGAGAAACAAAGGATGAGATTTTTTGGGAGTCTGTTATTGCTTGGTTCTGCAAGCATCCCATGCTTGATCCTTCACAGATTAAACCGTTGATTGATTTTATCAACAATCGCTATCAAGCTGATAAAAAATTCTCAATGAAGGGGCGCTCGCCGATGGCGATGATTCGGGCGATGGAGGAATGGCACCAAGACCTTTATAAAGAAAAAATATTCAAAGAACATAACTATACACCATCTGGGTTCAAGAGCGGATACTGGCAAGATAAAATAAAAAACAAAACCGGACATATTTATAGAGAATGGACCATCAAAGAGATCCTTACCTCTAAAGAACTTCATATGGAAGGACGAGCACATTCACATTGTGTCGCATCTTACGGTAAGTCCATCGCCAATGGATCTATTTCGATTTGGTCAATGACATGCAATAAAGAGCGAGTCATTACTATCGAAGTGAAGAATCAATACAAGAAGATTGTTCAAGCTCGTGGAAGATTCAATCGAGTTACCACTAATGAAGAATTCAAGATAATATCTCAGTGGGCTCAAGAAAATAATCTAGACATCAGCCTAGGGCGTTTTTGATGTACTGTACATATTATCAGCAATAACCCTATGTAGGTGCGGGTAGGATAAAAAACTTGACAAATTGTTATAATAGAGCTAAGGTTTCATAGACAGGACGTAGCCTTGTAAATATTACGACGCACCTATAACGATGTTCAATTTTACACCCAGTTTATTAACTTGTAGTATCTGTGATAGTGACCTCGTGTTACGTGGTGCGAATGGAGCGGTACTTTGCACAGAGTGCCCTTCATGTGGTCTATCATCTGATTCTTTCCCTACAATAGGGGCGTGGCCTTATAAATACTACAATACGAACGTACAGCACAACAAACCTCGTGAAGTAGAGGTATATCACTTACGTAAATAGGCTTCCCCAAAATAACGGGCGTGGCCATACGAATACTGCGACATGGCTCAAACATTACAACAGCGACAGTTACTATATGAAAATTCATATTCACAAAATATAATACCAAAGATTCCTGTTATCATCAAAATTGATGGTCGTTCATTTTCAAAAACTACAAAGCACATTCAAAAACCATTCTGCCCCAAGACAGCTTCCATGCTGAATAGTACTATGATCAATCTCGTCAAACAGATTGATGGCGCAATCTGTGGCTATCAATACAGTGACAAGATTATCCTGATCTTACGTAATGATAGATCGGCTGACGAAGCTCCATGGTTTGGAAATGATGTTCAAAGCATTTGCTCTGCGACATCTTCTATGGCAACATATGAGTTTCTAAACCAGCTCTGGGACCTAGAAGACCCGCCATCTTTAGAGGGTTTGATATCTTTCAAGGTTCATGTATTTGGTGTTCCAAGCATAAAAGAAGCTGTTAACTATTTAGTATATAGACAATTCAGATGCAATCAACAATCAATCAATGAAGCTGTGAAATCAGTTCTTTATCCTAGATATGGTAAAGATACAAACTCTATTCTTGAAGATAAAAATCTTGAAGATAGAAAACTTATTCTCGCAGAGTCAGGTTTTGATTTTGAATCCTTACCTGGTGCGTTCCGCAATGGAACAATAACATATCTAACTCCAAAGCTTGTAGATACAAGTCAGGGTCAAATAACAAGGCATAAGTGGTTGCTTGATTTTGATTTTCCTCTATTTGAGGATTCTCAAGAAAGATTACGTACTATACTTGCAACTGGGTCAGACATCTTTAGACCCGAACGTGATTTAGAATGACACTGTCAGATGACAATATTGAGCTGCTCAAACTTGTTCTTCAGGAAAAATGCAGTGAAGCAGAAACGATATCAAGATCTGAGATATTTGAAATCTTTGAGAATCGTGCTAGATCTGGTTTAGAAGAATACAGGTTCAAGAAGATTTTATCGGACCTCATTCGCGAAGGGAAAATCTGTGGATACGAGGTAAAGGTAGGAAGGAATGGTGGTATCAGAAAAACTGAGCCAATCGAGCGCGTAATTGTCAGCTGCTCATACGGAAAATACATTGGGTGTATGCCAAGTAGTGAACTATCCAAATTAATATCTTCACTTAAGAAAAGATGATTCACCATTTATGGTGCAGCAGTAAAGACGGTAACAATGAAAAACAAAGGTACGTAGGATTATGAAACAATATATCGATATCGATCCTGAAGCGAAGACTAAGGTTGAGCTTGCAAGAATCGAAAAAGATTCAAACGGTCAGCCTTATTATATCGGCAAGCTCCAATTTCCTGGTACGTTGGAATTCGATGGAGGAGTTTCATTCATGGTATTCTTGTCAGAGCAAGGAGTAGAAGAACTACAAATTGCTCCTCTAGATCCGACAAGACTGCGAGGAAATAGGGAAACGTCCGGTGCAAGTTTCAATAATGGGAGATTTTCAATTAATCTTCATTCAATGAAAGATCAGAATGACAAAATATATTATGTTGGCGAAGCAGTTGGGTTCGTCGAAATCGATTTGAGAAAAGGTATTTTCTTCACAATATTTGTATCACGCCCTGGGCAAGAAGAACTCCAGATCACAAGACTCAATCACAAAAAGAAATTCAAACGTCCAGGGTTCGAACAACCTCTGCGTCGAGGTGGCTGGCCTCCGCGAATGGAAGACACACTCTGAAAATCCCAAAGGCCGCCACTCCAAGGCGGCCTTTGCATTTGACTAACGGAAAATTAAATGAAAATTGATGACGGCTCAAAAGTAATTCGAAAAGCAATCAAGTTTGCTGAAGACAAACATCAAGGACAGGTACGAAAACTTTCAGGATCTCCGTATATACATCATCCTTTGATGGTTAGTTATGTTGCTGCAAACTTCAAGAAGTCAAAAAATCTTTACAAACTCATCGCAGCCGCTATACTTCATGATGTTATTGAAGATACAAATGCATCTCCTGAAGAAATCGCAAAGGAATTTGGGAAATTGATTTCCTCGTTGGTGTTCGAGTTGTCGGATGACAAAGAAGAAATCGCAAGAGTTGGCAAGCTCGAATACCAAAAAGCCAAGTGGCCTGGGCTTTCCAACTACGGCTTGTTCCTCAAGCTATGTGATAGGTATTGCAATATCCTTGATGATGCTGGTGAGAAGTATATAACTGATACATCAATCATTATCAGTGGTCTGAAAAAGAAACGAAGACTCACAGGATCTCAGCGGAGCATATTGAGAGAAATCGAAAAGATTATCAAAGCTTCAAAACAAAAAAAAGAACCAACTTCGGCAAACACCCTGTGAATATGTATAAATATAAATTCCCAATAGGTGATTGGTCTGGAGATGGCCACCAACACTGTGATTGGTTTATTGTATCAGGTACAAAACCAGTAGAACACTTACGAGAAGTTCACTTCAAATGCGATGAAGTTTTTGGTTTTGATCCTGGAGATATGTGTAAAGACTACAATGAAATGTCTCTTGATGAAGATATCATAGACAAAATCAAAAAAACTCTCGGCGAATCTTTCCTTGATGATTATGATCTAGAATGCTTGTCATCAAATGATGTGTTTAAAATATGGTTATCTATGTTGAATCATGTTGATCCAGAACTTGATCTTAAAGAAACAGAAAATGATATTCCCATGATTAATTTTTATGGGTACGACAAAAAGAAAAGGCACCTAGAAACACCTGGATATGGTCTTTTCGAATAGGATATAAAATGGCAAACGATTATTCAAATATGAATACTTATCGACACGATAGTATCAACATAACAACAGGCGCAAAGAATATCATTAAAGAATGGACTGTTGGAGTTCCTGTTGAAGAAGGTGCTCGTAAGCAGCTTTACAACACAGCTCAGATGCCATTTATTTTCAAGCACATTGCTGTAATGCCAGATGTTCATTACGGAGTCGGATCTACTGTAGGATCCGTAATACCAACAGTAAAAGCTATTATTCCAGCAGCCTGTGGAGTTGATATTGGATGCGGCGTTAATGCTCTCAAAACCACACTCAAAGCATCTCATTTGCCAGATAACCTAGCTCAAATTCGTTCAGCTATCGAAAAGGCTGTGCCTCATGGCCGTACAGATGGTGGTAAAAAAAATGACCGTGGTGCCTGGGGTGATACGCCAAGTGAAATAAACATTGCTTGGGCGGAACTGGAAGAGGGTTATAAGAAAATTGTAACCAAGACACCAAGTCTCGAATCAAGACATGGAAGAACTCCCTTCTCACATCTAGGAACCCTTGGTGGAGGTAATCATTTCATTGAAGTTTGTATCGATGAATCTGAAAACGTTTGGATTATGCTCCACTCTGGTTCTCGTGGAGTTGGTAATCGTATTGGTACATACTTCATTGAAGCTGCTAAAAAAGAGATGGAGCGTTGGTTTATCAATGGATCTCTTCCAGACATCAACCTTTCATATTTACCAGAGGGTTCTGAATTATTTAATGACTACATTGAAGCTGTAGGTTGGGCGCAATCATTTGCACGAAAGAATCGTGAACAGATGATGAAAGCTACACTTAAAGCACTTAAGAAAACCAAGGGCGTTCCTAAATTTGAAGCTACAGATATGGTTATATCTTGTCACCACAATTATATAGAAAAAGAAAACCATTTTGGTAAGAACATTTGGGTGACTCGTAAAGGTGCTGTTAGAGCTAGAAAAGGTGATTTGTCTATAATTCCCGGGAGTATGGGAGCAAAGTCTTTCATTGTTCGGGGTCTTGGTTGTGAGGATTCTTTTTGCTCAGCATCCCATGGAGCTGGAAGAGCGATGTCCCGAGAAGAAGCGAAGCGATCTTTTACTCTCAAAGATCACAGAGAAGCCACTGAGGGTGTTGAATGCAAGAAGGATGCATCAGTCTTGGATGAAACACCAAAAGCTTATAAACCAATTGAAGCTGTCATGGAAGCTCAAAAGGACTTGGTTGAAATTGTACATACACTGAAACAGATTGTGTGTGTAAAAGGGTAATTGAATGAACAAAGGCTCACGCCTTCTTCGAGTACACAGATGACTGACCAAGCCCCTAAGCGAGTGCCGTTTCCCCTGTTCGAACCCATGGGCCCTCCCTGCCCCATCGATGGCTGCAAGGGCGTGCTCTGGCAGCACATGAACTTCAAGACGGGCATGAGCTGGATGCAATGCACCAAGTGCGACGGTAAGGTCGATGAAATGCCCACCAAAGATCGATTGGCCTACGCTGTCCGCACTATCGTCCGTGTCTTAGATGGCGAGAAGATCGATTAGCTGACACAGGGAACCCCGTGTCTTAATTTTATACAAGATACCTATGTGTACATTAGCCATTGCCTTTTATCCTCAGACAAAACACCCATTGATTATTGGTGCTAATCGTGATGAGAACCCAGTCCGTCCATCCAAACCTTGGGATTATAGGAACGGTGTGTTTTCACCTCTTGACATTAGAGGTGATATTGAAAACGGAACTTGGATTGGTGTCAATGTTCGAGGAATGTTTTGCGCAGTTACAAATTGGGATCTCGCAGAGGCTAAGGGAAAAACAGCGCTTAGATCTAGAGGTAACGTTGTTTACGATACACTCTTATGTCTCTATGTAAACGAAGCTCTCGACTTCTGGGGAACTCTCAAAGCTGAACATTACAGACCTTTCAATGTTATTCTAGGGACCAAGAAATCACTATTCCATTTGTCATGTGATAGTAAAGAGATTCGTATAAAAAGACTTGGAGCTGGTTTTCATTGGAGCACTGGCGATGGCTTCAATACAAAAACAAAAAGATCTGAGTACCTCAACAAAAGCTTGAGTCTATCAGCCTGTCAAGATCTGTCACAGCCTATTTATCCATTTGATATTCAATGGATTCTATCAAAACATAATGATGGTATAGGTTCTGAAGATTCTGTTTGTGTCCATGACGAAACTCACAGATGGGAAACAAGATCAAGCTCTCTTGTTTTTATAGATGGAAACAAGTGGAATGTTAAATACATTGATCAACGACCATGTAGTGTTGATATCAAAGAATGGAAAGAAGAGATGGTTGAATTCGACAACGAGTTCGTGGAGTAAATAATGAAGATTCTAATCACGGCTGGTTCTACACAAACACATATTGATAAAGTACGTGTGATTTCAAATATTTTCAAAGGTAAAACTGGGGCGCGAATTGCAGAAAATGCAGCTCGTGAAGGGCATGAAGTAACTCTTCTTACAAATCCGCATGGGCCTGGTACTGAGTTTTGTTATCGTTCTGATCTTGTTGGAAAGAATGTAAACACTCTAAAGTATCAAACATTTGATCAGCTACACGATCTTATGAAGGAACAAATCAGTACTGGTAATTTTGATGCAATCATTCATTCAGCTGCTGTTTCTGATTATAAAGCTGTAGATGTATTAGCTCCCCGCCCTCATGATTACTATGCAATGGGTATGCAATCTGTGATGAAAGAGAAGGTCAAGTCTAATCATCCTGAGTTATACATCAAGCTTGTTCAAACAGAAAAGATCGTTGACAAGATCAAACGAGACTGGGGTTTCAAAGGCAAGCTCGTGAAATTCAAGCTAGAAGTTGGAATCAGTACACCAGAACTCATCGAGATTGCTAAAGCTTCTCGAATCCATTCACAAGCTGATATCATTGTAGCAAACCTTCTAGAGTTTTTCAATGATTGGCAAGCACCAGCCACAATGCATATCATTGATGAGCGAGGAGTATACAGTTGCACTCGAACATCTCTTGGCTCAAAACTCATTCGTTTGTTAAGGAATATGGAATGAACATACTTCTTTGTGTATCTGGCTCGGTTGCCGCAATCAAGACGTGGGAACTAATCAAAGCTCTTGAAGAGATTGGACAAGTCCGAACAGTCTTCTCTGAAAGGGGTGAGTTCTTTGCACGAAGGAGTATACCAGAAAATGGTGGAAGGCTTGGTGTTTTACTTAGAGATGAGGATGAGTGGAAGTGGAACGCATTAGGAGATCGAATCCTTCATATCGATTTGAAAGACTGGGCTGATGTCCTAGTTATCGCCCCACTTTCTGCCAACACCCTAGCCAAGGTCTATGGAGGATTCTGTGATAATCTTCTCACTTCTATCTACCGAGCGTGGCCTATGGGCAAGCCAGTTGTGCTTGCGCCCGCGATGAACACGGATATGTGGGAGCACCCGCTTACTCGGAATCAACTTGACGAAATGTCAAGGCGGCATTTTAAATCCGTAAAAGTTCAAAGAATTGATATATGTAAAGTTGATTATGATGTCAAGTCATGGATGAATGTTGATTATGATATAATTGGAAACGCATACGTTCATCAACCATGGCTTCATATTGTAAATCCTGTAGAGAAAAATCTTGCATGTGGTGTACATGGTATGGGCGCTATGGCTTCAGTTGAATCAATTGTTGAGGCTGTGAACATCTACAACACTTCATCTGAAAAAAGTTCTTGACAAAAACTTCATCTCGGTATATCATCGGTAGAAACTAGGAAAAACATGCACTTCGAAACCATCTGGAACGAAGCGGAAAGCGTATCGAAATCGTACACCAAGCTTTCGCGCAAAGACATTTTCAAAAACATTCGAACGGGTATAGATGATCTGTCGGATGCTGACGAGGCCCAGGACTACCACCAAGCCTTGGGAGATGTTCTCTTCGATTTGTGCGCACTCTTGGCCCACCTCGAAGATAAAAAAGGATTGCAGATTAACTCTGCAAGTGCGTTAAATGAAGCTATCGACAGACGGAGAGCACAGCTTCTAGATCCTGAACCGCCAAACAAATGAAGTATATTCTTATTCTGCTTGCGATATTAATTGCCTCAACGGCATCGGCTGACGAACTCATCGTTGGCCATATGAAACCATTACCAAACGAACTATTAAATAATCCTATACACTTGGATTGTGGCTTGAGTATTCGAGAAGCCCGTGGCGGACCACCCCCGGAACTTGAAACGCAATGCCTACACGCAAAGAAGAACTTCTTTCGGTTTATAAATTTCAAAGGCATCAAGCCACGCGAGGCTAACTTTGCCTGGAGTATGTCCTTTCTACCAGAAGGTAAGTGCTATCGTTGCCTCAATGATACTAGCTATAGATTTAAATACAGATTCATCCCTGGTAATGTTATTGGTTACACTGGAAAAGATGAACAATATTCTTGGGTTATCTCTGACTATAAAGACCCTCAATTCAATGTAACGTTTGTGCATGAACTATTTCATGCACTAAGTATGCATTACGGCGTTTATGACTCTCACCCAGGGTCTCTTAAAGATAAGACAAATAGGGACGAAATTCTTGCTCAAGAGTTTACAGAGGGTTTAGGATACGGGAGATAACCTATAAAATTTAATTCCTTATAATGGGAATATTGAAACATCCTTCTATGATTGCTCTGTAGAGAGCTTAGGTCAATCCTATTTGGAGTTTCAATGAGTGTTAAAAGTTTAGATAAATTAGCATATCTTGCAGATGTTCTAAAGAAAAGAGCAGGAGAACCATTTGAAAGCTTAAATGTTCCTTTTGAAGAAGAAGGAGATTTTGGCATTGATCTAGATACAGATCCTGAAAAATTTGTGCCTGTAGAGAGTGATTTCAACCTTGGTGAAAAGGATGATCTCAACATGCACATTAGAGATTTTGTTGGAGATCTAGTCGAGAGTGGAGTTCCTATTACCGCTATTAAGGCAGAGTTTATGGACGCGCTTTCTAGATTTGAGATGGAAGGAAAGTGGGAAGGAGATAATATTGTTGCTAAGAAGAATATTACCAACCTTCTCAAGCTTGCTGATCATTTAAAAAAAAGATAAAACTCGCTGATAACTTTCAAGATTCAATGGATAATATATATTCGAATCTTGCTCAGATGGAAAGACTTTTCAGTGCAGCCGTAGAGGCAACAAACGATCCAGTCAAACGTACAATACTAATGGGTATGTATAATGACTGGATTAACTTTAAGTACAATAAATGGAAAGATTCATTTTATATGTTAAACAAAGGAGAACATCAAGTTCTTACAGGTTGAAATGATACCAACAATAAGATTGTCGAAAGATAAAGAATTAGTTGTTGTTGGGGACATTCACGAAAATGAATGGCACTTCAAAGAGATGCTTAAGCGTGCTGAGGTGGGAACTCGGCGTATTCTAGTTTCTGTAGGTGACGTTTATGATAAAGGGAAAGGCCCTAAGGTAGCAGAGAAAATCATACAAAAAATTCGTGCTCTGCATGAAGATGGTTGGGCTTTCATGGTTCGGGGAAATCATGAACAGCGCAATATAAGAAATCTGAAAGCAAACAAGCAAAAACTTTCAGAAGAACTAAAGTGGTGCGAGAGACTACCTCTCGTCTTGAGCTTTGTATTCTCAAACCAAAATCGAATTACCGTTCTCCATGGGGGAGTGACTCCACTCCATACTTGGAAAGACATCACAACTAACACAGAGGTGATGTACGTGCGTACGGTTGATGAACAGGGAAAGTCAGTTCCTTACATCTGGACAGATGAAGGTGGAGAGCCTGAACGAGAAGGTAAACTCTGGCATGATGAATACGATGGGAGATTTGGATATATAATATCTGGTCACAACTCCCAAAGCGATGGTCTTCCAAAGTTCTATAAGCATTCATGTAACTTAGATACTAAATGCTATAAGACCGGGGTTCTGACTGGTCAAATTGTAGCCAATGGATCGTTAAAGGAACTTATTCTTGTAAGCGATTAATTGGGCAATATTATATTCATGCTTCGTACATATCGTTATCCATTAAAACCAACAAGAGATCAAGAACAAGTTCTTGATACTTGGTTATTACATTGTCGTTATCTATAGGAATTGATTTGGGATTGAAATCATTTTGTGCGCTTTCTGATGGCTCTTTTGTAGAGAATCCTAAATTCGGAAAGAAAGAACAAGAACGATTGGCGAGGAGACAGAGAGCACTAGCTCGAAGGAAGCGAGGCTCTCGTTCTAGAGTAAGAGCCAAAAAACTCGTAGCTAAATCTTACTTGAAAATCCGAAATCAAAGACTTAATTTCACTAGAAAACTTGCGAAATCTATCGTACAAAAGTACGATATGATTTCTTATGAGAAACTAAATATTCAGAACATGATTCCTGGATACTTAGCACGAAGCATACATGATGCTGCTTGGGGAAAATTTATCAATTGTTTAGAATGCAAAGCGGAGGAAGCTGGCAAATATGCAATTGGAATAGATCCTAAAGGAACTTCACAAATATGTTCAGATTGCGGAACTATTGTCCCAAAAAGACTTGGGGAACGCATACATGAATGTCCGAAGTGTGGATTAGTTCTTGATAGAGATACCAATGCTGCAATTAATATTTGGAAGCTTGGTTTGGGTCAATTGACCCAAGACCAAGAGGCACCAGGCTATGGTGCGGATTACTTGAGGTCACTTGAGACTGAACGTACCTAAACTTCAATATTCTGAAGTAAAGCCTCAATATTTAGCATTTTACTAATATTTTTGAATTATATTGATGAATTTAAAGAATGCAGGAGTAGCAGATCTACTTTCTCAACTCCAAAACCAATGGGGCGAAGCTCCAGAGGGGGTTGATGAAGAAGAAGAGTTCAGCATCCCACAAGAGATGTTGGACCAATTGGTTTGGGAAGAGCCTCAGGTTGCCGCTCCACAGCAGCCCGCTAGCCTTCCTTCATTCGTTACCCAACCCAAGAGCCAGCCATCATTCGTAACTCAACCTGTGGCTCAACCAGAGGCTCCACGAGCGATGCCCGTGGAAGACCTGGAAGATAAGATTCCAGAATGGATTCCAGAGGGATGGCAAAAAGATATTCCATCATTCCTTGAATCTTCTAAGTTCCAACCGCTAGAAGATGTTCCCTCGTTCCTAAAAAAAGAATATCCAATATTAAAGCGATCTCCCATCAACACAATTGATGATGCTCATAATTTACTTGTATCTCTATCAAAGAATAATAAAGATATATTTCGTGTAATAGATTATGTACAAGATGCACTAGAACAAATTGAAATCAAAAGAAGTTCTAAAATACTTGCTGATGTTCTTGGTAATGCTATTGGTCAGCTCAATACATTATCTACAGATAATCAAGATATAAAGAAAGCAATTTATATTCTATCAAGTTACTTCTCTTCTAAGATTCCTATAGGATATGAAGAGCGTGTCAATAAGCATATCCTTTCTCAGACTGATAAAAGAGAAAGGCAGCCACAAGTTTTGACCAGCAAGTTCCTTGACCCTGGTACAATATTTGTACGTCAGAAAACAATCAAGATCATGAAGGACCAAGGCCTTGAAAGAGATAAGGCTGAGAATGTGGCTCAAGAAGAATGGTCTAAGATTGAATCCTTTGTAGATTCAATTTCTGATAACCCAGAAGTACAAAGCATAGCAAAGTCAACATTCGTACAACATCTTCTCGATGGAGAGGGCTGGGAAAAGGCCGCAGAGATGTCTCGGCGAGCTGCTGCGTCCGGTCCGGATACCGCAGGCATCAGAGAACAAATACGAAAGGCTTCGTTTGATATCGAAGATATTGATGATGTTATTAATGATCTTTCCAATCCAGAAATAGTTGAATCACAACTTGAAGGATCTAAAGTTAATAATTCAGAACTTGTTAGACAGGTTATTGAGTTTGGAAACACAGCAAAAGAAATCAAATACCTTATAGATAATACAGAAGAAGGTCTTGATGTTAGCGAAAGTGTATTAGATAGAATTGATAATCTTTCTAATAAACTTATATCTTTATCTAATGATGTATTGATCCACAATCCAAATGAATTGAAGTCTGTGCTTCAAGAGTATGAAGGAGATTCTGTTCTTGAAATGATTTGGTGGGTACAAAATAACATCATCAGCACTGTGAGGAAAGACTTTGGCTCGGAAGGTTTTGTAGAGAACCCAAACCTTTCTGGCGCTGAGCTAGCTTCTGCTGGTCTTGGTATTGAAGATAAAAGACGAAAAGAAAAAGATACAGATGCACCTTCCAAGAAAAGAGTTGTAGATCGTAGAAAACAAAAGGAACATGATAAAAAATATCATGAAAGAGCGGGTGACGCCCTCTTGGAATCTAAGAAACAATTCCATGAAAAAAGAAAGCAGAACCCAGAAGAAGAAAAGGATTATAAAGATAGACAATTTATTAGGAAGAAAGACTACAGACTTACTCAAAGAGAACTGAAAGCCTGGGAAGATCTTGCTCGTAACCCAGTGAGAGTTGTATCTAAGCTCAGAGAAATTCAAAAACAAAACGCTCAACGAACTCTAGATTTTTATGACAGAATTAATCAAATCTGGAAATATCCAGATGATATTGAAAAGATAAAATCAGTAGAGGCTAATTTAATTAGAAATAGAACATACAGATACAAAGATCTTTTAGATAAACTTTCAGAAGATCCAACAGCAGATAAAACTGTTTTAGTTGAATTAAAAAAGAATATTGAGGAAGTTCCTCAGTACTTCGAGCAAGCTAGAAAGATTAAGCTAAATGAAAATAAAGTTGCCGAAATTATATACTACATAAATTCTCTATTGAAGTTTGCAAAGGCAAGTTAATTTTGGTCGAGAACCATGGTTCAAGATCGGCTTACAGCAGTGGTCATGTGTCATGGTCATGGTCTTAATGCTTTAATTTAACATTAATTAACTAGGGTAGCTTTTTCGATTTATTTATCGATTAACAAAAAGATACAACACATGGAAGAGTTCGAAGGTCTACCAGGGATTGATGAGTACCTTGCCAGTAGGGGCGATGGTCATCCAGTTGAAGTAAAAGAACTTGATCATGTTTTAGATGCACTTGTAGCTTATTGTGGTCTTACCAAAGAACAATCTGAAAGGATTCTTTCATTATTTTTCCAAGAGATTAGAACAGCTATGCTTAGAGGCGAAGCTGTGGATATAAGGGGATTTGGAACGTTTTTCATTTCGTCTCCACTTACTACTGGAAATGCGCGAAAAGTTTTTCCTAAGTTCAAAGCTAAGAAAACTCTGACCAAAAGAATGATCAATGAAAGATCTAAGTGATAAAACATCTCAAGGCCTCGCCTCAATAGTTGTTGCTTACAGAGCTTTCGGCTTTTTTAAAAAAGAAGCCAGAGAAGCCATGTCTGAACTTCTACTCAGAAAAGATCGTGACAATGATCCTTTCGACTATGAAACATTCATTGCTCAAGAAATAGAAAAACTTCCAAAGCCAACAGTTCCAAATGAACTAGTTTCTATGTTGAAAACATTTTCTACTCAAGGATTCAAATGACAGACTTTATGTTGAACAGAGAGTTGTCTCGTAAGCTATCTAAGGATTTAGGGGCAACGCCATTTTCATTAGGTAAAACATCTCTAACACATAAAGATCTTTTGGTAAAATCAACTTTGAAAGTTCAAGACGATAAAGGTCTTGTCAAGAAGATTCCGATGTGGTACGGTGAAGCTTTCGGTATCGAAGGAAAGACTTGTTGTCTACTTACAGCTTTGGATCCCAGCCTGGATTCCTTAGAGATTGCTGCTGTAGTTGGTTTCAAAGACATCGAAGATAATCTTCAAGAAGATGCAGTGCGTGTTGGTTTCAGGTATGATTGGGCCAATGAAGATGATAAAGGAACGCTCATCGTAAAAGCTGGAGATAAATGGATTGAGGTATCACTAGCTCAGAGATTACAACTTGCTTTAGGTTTTGAACATATGGTACAAGATGGGGTTCTCTGGCAACCAGGGGAGCCCCCCGAAGAGCTTCGTAAGAACCTTTCAGAGATTATTGAGGTTGACGAAGTCTTGTGATGGTGGTACGGTCCGTCCGCAGGCAATAATGCAAAGCATAATATAATGGTATTTTATATACTCTGCCCTTATAAAATAGAGGCACAAGAGCATTGTCTGCAAGACTTCATCGCTGATGATCTTTTGTTTGCTATTCAATCAAAAGAATCCAAGATAGCTACCGATGAAGAGGGTTTCGTAGCATTGAGCAAAGAATACCCTTCATATTACAAATATGAAATTGTGGTAAGGAAATCAGGTTAAATGTCAGCCGATGGAAAGTTCATTGTTCAATTCATTGCAGAGTCATCAAAGAAAGGTTTAGAAGCTTTAGATGCGGCTAAACAAGAAATTGAAGACATCGATACAAAGCTCAGTACAGCGGAGAAGTTAAAGCTTCGCCGTGTTCAATTGATTGGAGTTCTTGATCACTTCGGTGATGATTCATATCGTCGTAGACGAACTGTGAATACACCTGTGTCTGAAGATATCAATTACAATTCTGATGAGATTTTAGATCTTCGTCAGAAGATCAAGGATGTTGTAGAGGCAGAAGGACCAATTAATGTATCTGATATCATCAAGAGCATTGCATCTTATGATCATGATATTCTAATTATGCGAGCATTGAAGTGGATGGGTGATAATGATATTGTAACGAGAGATGATCAAGGCAGGGTCAAGCCGGGAGCAAACTGGAATGAGTCATAAATCTAATAAGATTAGGGCTACAATACTAGCTTCGGTTTTAGCAGCTTTGTTTATTGGTGTCTATTTTGAAGAGCAATCAAGAATTCAAAAACAAAAAGCGGCTCTTCAGGAAAAAATAGATCTTCGAAACAAGATCGAGAAAGATAAAGAAGAAGAGCATGCACTTCTTATTCGACTCGCTAGATTAAAAAACTTACCTACTTGTCACCATGCTGTTGATATGGTAAACAAAGAATTAGGTCGAATTTATACCAATCTCGATTATATTAGATCTAGAAGAAATGAATTCAACAGATCGTCTGGCGAACAAAGTATAGTTGGATACACACTTGCTGAGATTGAGCAAGAAGAACTTCAAAGATATAATGCTGCGAAGCTCAAGGGTGAAAAAATTAACCACGATCTAATCTCAAAAAGAGAAGAAGAATAACTATGAACGGTCAAATTATAATTGGTAATGTCGACTGGATGCGTAACGATTATGTTTCTGATGTATCCATTGACGGAATCACATACCCATCTGTCGAGCATGCATTTCAGGCCTCTAAGTTTCATGATCGTGATGTCAGAGAAGATATTGCTGAGGCTGAAGATGTTAAAGCTGCACGCCGTATTGGTCGTGGCAGAGGTGATATTCGTCCCGATTGGGACAATGTAAAAACAAAGATTATGGAGCTTCTCATTCGTCAGAAGTTCACTCAGGATTCTGAGCTTGCATCTCGTCTTGCTAAGACAGGAACATCTGAAATCATCATGTCGGGCTATGATGATTTCTGGGGAACAGGACGTGATGGTAGTGGTCAAAACTATCTTGGACAAATCATGTCTAACGTAAGATCTGAAGTCCAAACTATCACAGGTATCATTGGGACGGAGTCTGACGAGGACGAAATAGATGGAATCGTTTCAGATCAACCAGCTTTCAGTCCTTTGAAAGCTGTTCTTTCTAATGAACCGTCTGAAGAAATTCTTGATGCTTGTCAACAAATGTATGATGGAGCACTCGCTCTCATGACTCTTGTTGACAAAAACGATTATGATGCAGGCCTGATTGCTAGAAGAACTGGCATGCTACTGAGTAAAGTTCAAGATGCTGTTTCCAAGTTGCAAAATATGCAGGAAGCTGTGTCTTTCATATCTGACAAGCTTGGAGATGGGGCAATCAATATCTTTGGAATACAAGATGAAGAAGATGAAGATGTTGGTTTCCTGACTCGTCCTTCAGACTCTGAGGACGAAGACTGGTTCTCGATGGTGTAGAAACTATCATAAATGAATAAGGGGTGATGTTTGTTTATTCATTCATCACCCCTTATTCTGTTGATATATTCAACAACATAGCATGAGTGATTATGATACCATTCCACCTGATCTATCTACTGTTGAACATCAAGAGTTGAAGATATTCAAGAAATCTTTGATACAGATGAAAAGAAAATTGAGAAAGCAGATGGATGATATTGATACTGAGCTGCTTGGAATCTCGGAGGAATTACGAAGAAGAGAAAACAAAGGATTGGAAGGGTAGATCTATCCAATAGATTACATTCAAGATTAGGTGGTGCGATTCCTCACCGAACTTTGTATAGATGTATTGGTGTCATTATCGATCAGATTTCGAATGACATGATAGAAAATCATGTTGTGACTGTCCGAAGGTTCGGAACTCTTTCTCCATTTTTTCGTTCTGGTTACACTGCAAACGATATTTCAAGGCAGGAAGTTCGTCAGCTCGAAGGATTCTGCACAATCAAGTTTCATCCGCATGAATCATTTCGCATCCTTATCCGAGACAGAGAGAGCAACTTCCGGGAAGTTGCTCTCGAAAAAAAAGACGTAAAGACTCTTGACGAGAAGATAAAACTTCGATAGTCTTCTTTCGTCATCGGGCATCTGCCCAATAGCTAATGTAAAAAATTGAAAGGTAAAATCAAAATGTCAGACCCCACTCAGAGTGCAGTTGAAGGAGCAGAGAACGAAAGCAAGAGCGGTAAGCGAGGCGCTCGTTCTCGATATTACTTTTGCGCAGGTGTTCAGGGCAAGAAGGTCATTCATGAAGTGATCGAAGCTGCGGATGCAGAAGATGCGAAGGCTGCTTTCCTTGAAAGCAAACAGATCGAAGCTCAGGTCTGTGAGGATGGCGCTTCCCTTCAAGGTGGCGGTATGGGCTTCTACCTTGCCATGGGAACGGGTAAGTCTTCCGCTCAGCGTATCTCTGTGACCGTGACGCCCTCCCAGCTTGCCAAGCGAACAACCAAGGCCGTCGAGGCACAGTTCAAAGGCTGGACCGTTTACGGTTCAGGTCTCTGTGCCTGCGCTGTGGATGGTGAGGAATACGATGATGATGAATTGATCTCCATCGAATTCGGTGACCGCATCGATCCTAACTCCAAGGTTCAGAAGCCGAAGCTCAAGAAGCGCGAAGTGATCCGCCTTGCGGACTTGGATAACGTCAAAGCTCTCTAACAAGCAAAACAATTCCAACTCAAATAAAGGCTCTCGGTTCTCCGAGAGCCTTTTTTATTTTAATTTTTTTCTAATTTCTAGGCATAGTTTCCAATGTCGCAGTATTCGCAGCTCTATGTGGCTGCGAAATAGTTTAACTTTATGACAATAGGAACGTCAACGAAATGAAGAAAAAAGAACTTTTAGCTTTGAAAATCAAATACATAGAACTAAGAGATAATATTATTCAGGTTATCAAGAAATCAGATTTTGAAATTGATGTTGCTGGAGATGAAGTTGACAAACTTCAAGGTGCCAATTTACTTATAGTACAAAATCAAATATCTCAAAAAAACATACTTAAACTAGAATCTCTTAATAGAGCTATAGATAAAATCGATGATGGAGATTTTGGTGACTGTGAAGAATGTGGAGAGTCGATAGAGCTTAGGCGATTGGAAGTATTACCGGGTGTAACTCTTTGCGTGACCTGTGCCGAACACGCAGAGTTACACGGATAGTACATTACAGTATAAATGTAATACTGTACAATCAATAACCTCGTATAGTTCGAGGAGCCCTAAGTATGCGAACATATAATTTAAATCCTGTTTTCTTTGAAAAGACAAAAGATGGTGAGAAGATTTATGACGTTTCGTCTCGTCTAATAAAAGACAGAGTAATCTTCCTTTCAGAAGAATTAGATGAAGAGAATACTTCCAGTATATTGTCTTTGTTATTTTTACTAGACCGAGAAGATGAAGACTCGCCAATCCAATTATGGATCAATAGTCCAGGTGGAATTGCACATGGGTTCTTTGCTATCTACGACATGATTCAAAGAATTAAAGCCCCAGTGAAGACTGTCTGTATGGGCGAAGCTTGCTCGGCGGCAGCGATGCTTCTAGCTTCTGGAACGCAGGGGATGCGTTATGCAATGCCCTCTGCACGAATCATGATCCACCAGATCCAAGTTGGTGGAATGGCTGGTTCAAATTCTGAGATCGAAATTGAAACAAAAGAACTGAAAGCTATCCAAGAGCGTCTCACTGATATCTTTGCTCGCCACACTGGTCATACCAAGGCTAAGGTTAAGCGAGATACTAAAATGGATAAGTATATGTCAGCTCAGGATGCTATTGATTATGGTATTATTGATAAGATACTTTCATATACAAAACCACAGCCAGAGCTTGTAAATCGCGAACCTAAGAAAGATAAACAGGAGTCTGATGATTCAGAGTGATATCTCTAGGAGAATAAAGCTTTGTGCAAATAGAATAAGATGTTCCGATTGTAATGCAGCAAGTACTGATGCGCTTTTTATTTCAAAAAAAGAAGTAGTGTTTAGAAGTTCGGTATTTAGAACGCCTGGATTTCCCATGATTAAGGTAAAGGATCGGTTGAGACTCAATAGTATGAAAACCATTGATACTGGAATGGTTTTAACTAGGCTTTGTATGAGATGCGGATCAACTAGAGAAGTAAGAATACCTAATATTCGAGCATTAGGATATGGTTGAAAAGAGAGCAAAAGCTAGGCAAAGAGCACCTAGAAAGGATCAAAGCCAAGAGTCTATTCTTCAAATGAAGGATGAGATAAATGCTCGTACATCTAGATTGATTGAGCTTTTGAAAAAAACCAAGTCTGGTTTGAATGGTGGGCCGGCTCCTGATATTGGAGTTGAAAAATATAAACTCACAGACCCTATGCCAAGTGAGGTTGCCCAGTCTGGTAGAGTTGCAATTCAAGAATTGAATTCAATCCTAGAGGGTATTCAACGAGCAGATCAAATGCAAGATGATTATGCAGCCGAAAGAGTTCAGAGACTTTATGAGCGTACTCAGAAGATGCAAGAAATTCAGCAAGACGTTGAAGTAAAAGCTGCGTTAGATCTTCTTATTCGTAAAGAAGCTTCTAATAAACTTACTCGTTTATGGGCTAACATTGTTGCGCCATTTGGTTCTGAGAAAGGAAAGGCTGAGCGTTTATCTTTACTCAATGCTCTTGGAAGGGTTGATAATAATTTGCAAGAGGTTGAAGATAAAGTTCTAAGTAATGACCCTTCTATACTTGATGCTATTCATCTCTCAAAGAACTTATATGCTGATGCAAAAGCTACTTTCTTTTCTCCTTTTCGAGCTAATCTCAAGGAAATGCTTGAGACTAGTAATAGCATATCATCTGATCTTTTAAAGTCTGTAAAGGAACAGGAGAGAAAGCTAGATGAAAAGAAGAAGAATTTAGAAAAAGAAAAAACTCAGAAAGAAAGAGAAGAACTTAAGTCAAGACTGACTAAGTCAAGACCATCTCAACCTCTTGATGAGAAGATTAATATTGATAAAAAAATAGAGAATCTTGATGAGAATATAAAGGAAGAGCCGCTGCCAAAAGCTCAGAGAGTTGAGGTTCCAAAACCAGCTAAGAAACCTGTTGAAGAACCTCAGAAATCTAAACCATCATTTATCAATGACGATTCTTTTAACACAAAAAACGTTGTGCCAGTAGATGTTCCAAAACAAAAACCAACAAAGGATGTTGTAAATGTTCCATCACTAAAGATAGATGTACCTATGGTTGAAGAGCCTAGCAGGGTAGTTGAAAAAGAAAATATTGTTCCTGAGATACAAGAAATCATTGAGGAGTCTGTTCCTGAATCTATTCCAGAAGTTTCTCCTGATGAAAGATCTATTATTTATAGAAGACATTTGGTTGAAAACATTCAACAACTTTACAGAGAAGTATTTCAATCTGTTTCTGAGCTTGGGAGCATTCCAGATCCTTGGGATGATCGAATTCGAAATCAATGGAGTGCTTTGAATGCTCAAGCTGATTATGCAACAAAACTTATTATATCTTCAATCCCAGATGGTTTTGATATCAAAAAGTATATTGAGAAACAACATATACAATATCTAATGTTCATAAAGCTTGTTGGAGATATCAAGACATCAGTAAATGCATACAAAACTGAATTGAACTTATCCAATGGTGATGATAGTTTTGAGTTTGGAACAACCATAGACGAGAAGAGTTTACAAGATCAGGCATTGAATTTTACCGAGGCTTATAGAAAAGAACTGCAAACTATAGCCAAGATAAGTTATGGTTTAGTGTCTCTTGCATCAAATAGTTTTACTAGAATGCTCAAGAGATTTCGCACCCAAATGTCTTGGGGTAAAATTGATAGGTCTTTAAGACTATCTGTTGATCGTAATCTCAGAACATCTAGAGATAATCTTCAGCAGATGATGGATAATCTTGAGAAAAGAAATATTGATTTTAGAAGTTTGATATCAAGTTCAATTAGGTTCTATGATTCATTAATAGATGTTTATACAGGTCTTGCTTCTTTGGGTGAGATGTATAATTCTAGAATGTTTATAGAGAAGTCAAAGCGCAAGTCAGAAAAGGAACACATGCCTTATGATCTTATAAGAGAAACTGATATAAGATCAATGAAGACAATAGCTAGAGAATTGCAAAAAGATAAAGAAGATATAAAAGAATTATATTCTCTTGAGGAAAGTATACCAGATCTTGAAGCTAAATTAAATAGATTGCAAGGTGAATATGCAGGACTCAATTAGTATCAAGGGTCAGGTGTTTCCAACTCTTGTTGCGATAACACCAGAAGAGCATCAGAAAGGATTGATGTTTCAATCTTGGCCTCCACCTATTATGGTGTTTCCATATAGAAATGCTTCTTATCGTAAGTTCTGGATGAAGAACACAATATCACCACTTGATATTATTTTCTGTAATGCAAATCGTGTTGTTGGTATTTGTAGAGGAACACCATTATCAACAGAGATGATAGGACCAAACTCTCCATCAGATATGGTGGTTGAGCTTCCTGCGGGAATGGCGGACCATCTCGGGCTAAGTGTTGGGGACTATGTAGGATTCGAGCCTACAAAAAACACGCTCGCCAGACAGGTCAGATTTGGGGTATCTTTTTGAAAAAAAGATACCATCTTGCGTAGTTAGCTTACCCATGGCATAGATGACTTATATCGGGTTGTTGAAATTTCATATTTCATATTATATAGAAATACTCTCCCGAAAGATCGGCTACCAGCAAATAGGCGGTCGAGAGCAGCCATGGGGTTGGGATAGGTTGCTCACCATATTGAATGGGGAGTGCTATTTTGGATAATCCAATTAAAGTTATAAACGATAGAGCTAGCACATTAAAAGAAGAAGATGTAGATTGGATGGTATCAGAGTTGATGGATCACTTCGCCGGAAGAATTCATTCTCTTTCATCTTATGTTTATGGTGCCGAGCAAGGTGTTGCACTGGCAGCTTTCAAAGAGTATGCGGCGCAGACTCTTTTCAAGGGTGTCAATACATTCCTTTTCAAATCTCAACATTGGAGAACTGGACGAAGCATAGGTCCGTATCTATCCACTTGTCTGACTAAGCTGGCTGATAATTTAAGAACAAATATAGATTTTGTCAAAAGGGTTTCTGTACCTGTATGCCCAGCTTGTAAAACTCTTGGAGATAAAGAGTTTTTAGTGCATGAAGGTAAGTTGATGCGCTGCCCAACGTGTACCAAAGAACATGAGCGTCTTGATGCTCTCTCGGTGAGAACACAAAGAGAAGAATACGAGTATAGACTTCGTAAAGTTTTCTCTTTGCATTCTCGTAAAGGTCACCGCTGTCCGGATTGTGAACGATTCATCCCCGAGTCTTTTCTTCGTGGAGGAAGAGTTAGCTGTCCTTATGATAACTGTTCTTGGTTTGGTATCGAATCTGAACTCGAACCAATGGTACATCCGCTTGCCCAAAGCTCTGGATTAACAGTTAGCATGAATATGCAAATATCTAAAGGTTCTGATTGGTCTGGTTCCGGAACAGAAGTGGGAGATTTGTTTGATTCAAATGAAATCAATCCAGATATTAGATTAGAACAAGCTGAAAAATACTATCAAGAATTAAAGATTGCAAAGGCAACCCTGGCAACTCAGAGGGAACGCTTAGGCCGCCAACCAATGGCGAAGATCTTTAAAAAATATTTGATGTATAAATCATTTGAAATTCTTCTTGAACAAGATCCAGCAGGTATGATTAATTATTTGATTCATGCCAAGTCACTAGGTGAGAGACCAATACAGAGTCTCATCTTCCAAAAATATGTTCAGTTGATTGAGAATAGACTACCACTTGAGGTATATGGCGAAGACGGAAAGACTGAGGTCTATTCTCTTTTAGATCCAAACCTCAATTTGTTTCTTGGGCAAAGTGAGTACCAAGCTCATGTCCGAGAGTCTGGGTTTGTTAGCAATAATACCAGAGAAGTTTTTTCTGGAGCCAAGTGTAATGGTCCTTGTTTTATAGGTTATCTCTGTGATGTGACTGATAAGAATGGCAAGTCATTACTCTCGGAGGTAGAGTATTATACATTCTCATCTATCAAGATGAGTCCTAAAGTTCCATCTAACACGTTGGTGAATGTAATTCACTTTAGAATTCCGCCACATTATGAAATGTATTCTTTGGTCAACCTTCAACGTACACGCAAACGTATTGTTCAAAGTATTAAGAAGAGATTGCAGGCAAATTCAAATACTTTTACTAATTTGGTTTAAATATTTATTTCTATGAATTATTTTCCATAAAACATATGGAGGTAATTCATAATGAGTGGAAAAGAATATGAAAGTTATGTTGATAAAAAATTTGGAAAACTAACTGTATTAGAATTTAGGCCTGGAAATTATAAAAATGGTCAGCGTATTCGTGTTAAAGCAAAATGTAAATGTGATTGTGGGGTTCAAAAATGGATTAATTGGGAACACTTAAAAAAAGAAAAAATAAATTCTTGTGGGTGTTTAAAAGATCCATCAGTAACTATTGGTCAGAAGTTTGGTGGTTTTACAGTATTGGAAATAATTCCACACCATTACAATGAATATGGTAAAAGATTTTTAACAAAAGTTAAATGTGAGTGTGTTTGTGGTACTATTAAAAATATAAATCTTAGTAATCTTCAAGCTGGAAATACTATTTCTTGTGGGTGTATTGGTAGAGAAAATATAAGACAATCATCTACAAAACATGGAATGTCTTATAATCCAATTTACAGAATTTGGCACTTAATAAACAATAGATGTTATAATCAAAATGTAAAAGCATATAAAAATTATGGTGGTAGGGGAATAATTAATTACTGGAAAAACGATCCAGCAGGATTTGTAAAATATATTCTTGAAGAATTGGGTCCAAAACCAAAACCTCATAATAAATATTCATTAGATAGAATTAATAATAATGGAAACTATGAACCTGGTAATTTAAGATGGGCAACATGGAAGCAACAAGCGAGTAATAAAACTTATGCATATCAGCGTAAAATTGAAGCTCTTCAAAATAAAATAAAATTTCTTGAAAATAAGTTAAATGAACATGACCTTTTATGACAGAATCTATAAAAAATTTCGCCAAGTATATGGTGGACAATGGTTTGATATTTGAAATAAACCGCCGTGTTTTACACCCACTTGGCCTAGCTTTAGTTGTTGATATAGATTACAACAATAGACGCAAGCTGGCCATTACAGCTCTGGTTGAAACAGAGGACGAAGAAGGTTTCCTATATGAAGAAGAAGCTTTTGATGTCGGTAAAGAAAAGTATGAGAAGTACTTGGATAAAAAGGGCGGGCGAGATCGTCTTGATTCAAGACGAATAAAGTATGGGTTTATAGAACAGGAAAAGGTAATAGATGACTGACAAAAATTTAACAGAGATTGTAGCTATCATTGATCGTTCGGGATCAATGCAATCATTGGTTGATGACACTATTGGTGGATTCAACTCTTTCATTGAAGAGCAGAAGAAGGGAGTTGGTAAAGTTCTTTTGTCTTTAGTTCAGTTTGATAATTACTATCAGATTGATTATGAAGCAAAGGATATCAATGATGTTGTTCAACTTGATAAATCAAGTTACATACCGCGAGGTGGTACTGCTTTGTTTGATGCTGTGGCTCGTACAGTAAATACTGTGGGCGCTCGTTTGGCGACAACTCCAGAAGATCAACGTCCTGGTACGGTAATCTTTTTGGTTATCACTGACGGAATGGAAAATGCTTCAAATGAATTTTCCAAGGATCAAGTTCGTGATATGGTCAAGCACCAGATTGAAAAGTATAACTGGGAGTTTGTATATATGGGCGGAGGAGATCTTGAAACTCAGAAAGCTCAGGGTATTTCTTTGGGTATTGTAGCAAATAAGGTCTATGCGTATTCTACTGATAATGGTGTTGGAACTAAAAATTTATATCGATCTGTTGGTTCGGCTTTTGGACGTAGAATGAAAGCGGCTTCAGCAGGTATTAGTTTTAATGCTTCCGATTCAGATATGCTAAATGCAGAAGAAGTATCTTCGTTACTTGAAAAGTAACTATAAGTCTTCTAAGATGAAAAGGTCGAGTGTTTCGGTGTTTTACCGAAAGGCTTGACTTTTTCTTTTGCCCGTGATAGTCTGTCTCTATATGTCATGGTTTTTCTAACATTATTATTAGTTCCAGCGATCATTGGAACTGTTACATATTTTGCACTGCATACAATTGATTGGAAAGAATTCCTGTTAGGAATTGGTATTCAAGTTTTTATTGCAGGTATTTCTGTTGCTATTATTTATTCCTCGAATGTTTCTGATACGGAAGTTTGGGGTGGAGTAGTTGCTTCGAAATCTAAGGACAGGGTTAGCTGTGAACACTCGTATGATTGTAACTGTCGAATGGAGGAAAGTTGCACAGGTTCTGGCAAGGATCGATCTTGTACATCCCATAGAGTGTGTGATACTTGTTACGAACATTCTCATGATTATGACTGGAACGTTCACACTTCAAATAATGAACGTATCAGTATTTCCAGAATAGATCGTCAAGGGGTTCACACCCCTCCACGATGGGTACAGATTGTTTTGGGCGAGTCCACATCCGTTGAGCATTCCTTCGACAATTATATCAAGGCAGCACCAGGAACTCTCTTTAAGAGGGAGGGATTTGCTGGTATAAAGACTCCGAAATATCCAGAGGTCTTCGATTATTATAGGATGAACCGTTTACTTGGTGATGCTCCGGTAAAGGATCCTGATGCTTGGAACCGACAGCTTGAAGACATCAATGGTCATATTGCTGCGCAGAAGCAAGCAAACCTTCTTATTGTTACAACAAAAGGAAATAAAGATTTCTACTTTGCTCTTCAACAAGCTTGGTTGGGTGGAAAGAAAAATGATGTTGTTCTTGTTGTCGGACTTGATGGTCTTGACATCAAGTGGGCAGATGTGCTAGCATGGTCTCAAACAAAAGATATCAATGTTCAACTTCGTAATGATATTATGGATTTGGGCACAATGGATAGAGAAAAGGTCTTGAATATATTCAAGTTCGATACTCTCAAATATTACAAGAGAAAACCGATGCATGATTTTGAATATCTCAAATCAAGCATCACACCAACCACAACACAGTGGGTGGTTTCAATGGTTATTGGTACCTTGGTATCAATTGGATTAGCAATATTGTTCCACTTCAAGGACATATTCGGAACAGAAACGAATTCACTTTACGGTCGATACAATAGACGCCGTAGATTCTAAAAGGAAATAAAATGAAAACATCAACAATGATAATCATTGGCGTGCTTGTACTCTTTGGACTTTTTGGTGTTGGTGGTTGTGCTGCTGTGATTGGGTTCAACAATGATTGTGTTCGCCAGGAAAATGGCCTGGAAGCTCAATACAAACAGAACCAGAACAACTACGCCAACTACTTCAACAAGATCAAAGAAATGGCGCAGGTTCCTTCGATGTACACCAAAGACCTTCAGAAGGTCTATGACTCTGCGATCAGTGGTCGTTACGGAGCAAATGGTTCTCAGGCGATGTTTCAATTCATCCAAGAGCATAATCCGAACTTTGACGCTTCAATGTATAAGAACCTTCAGCGAGCAATGGAATCTGGGCGTGATTCTTTTGAAGCAGATCAGAAGATGCTCTTGGATAAAAAGCAAGTTTACATGAATAAGTTGGAAATGTTCCCTGGTAATTTCATCGCGAGCTTCATGGGTTTTCCGAAGAAAGATATCTCCAAGTTCGATATTGTTATAAACAAAGCTACAGAAGATGCATTCAATACAAAAAAAGCAGAACCTATTCAGTTATAGTATGTGGACAAGGTTTTCCATGTCTGGTTGCCCAATTACAATTCATACATAAAACGGTATAATTATCTTTGGGCCATCCCAAATTTCTTAGTTGCCTATAAACTTTCCAAGAGCCACCAACTTGTAATCTGTGGGCTGAGCCATCTCTGTTCTTATGTTAAAGGGTTAGAAACTCTATGCGTTTTTCACCACAACATTGACAATCTCCACCATATGCCTCTATCATTTGTTTTTTCAGTGTTAAATTGCATTTAGAGCTAGACTCTAAACATTTTTTACGATTGTTTTTTCTGTAAATATCATTGGATTCTTTAATTTTTTCTTTATTTTTTATTGAGTGTTTGCAACTATATTGTCTTCGTTTTAGAGTGTAACACTCATTACACCAAGAGTATTTTCTGTTTTTATGTGTTTTTAGTGGTTTATTTTCTTTACACAAAGAGCATGTCATGATTTTAGTATATAACAATGAAGCTACAGAGGAAGCGTTCCGAACCAAGAAGGCCGGGCCGATTTCATTATCGGATGATAAGGATTAATCATGACTACACCTAAGAAGTTAGACTTGTTTCAGCCAATGAAAGATCTTGTTGAGGATATTCTCAAGAAAGATATTCCTACGCAGATTGTGGAAACAAATTCATTCCAAAGAGTAAGTATATTCTTACAGATAATGCAAAGAACCTATTTAAATACATAGATCCAGATTTTGAGTTTAGCGATGTTTTTGATTCTGTTATATTTAAAACAGAATGTTTTCAAAGTTATGAAACCAAATACAACAACCCAGCAATTGGAGTATCAATTTCTTATAGTGGTTCTAACAGATCTGTATACGGAACAGCTAAAGGGGTTGGGTTTCAAACCGTTTCCGAAGCTGTTGCTGAAGTAATTAGGCGTGTAAAAGCATTTGGACAAGACATCACAGAGAAAGATGTTCAGATTTATACATACGGTTACATGTCATATTGATGGTTCACAATGAAAAATCTATATAATGAAACTATTTTTTTAGCCATGAGTGGTAGCCATGCTTACGGCATGGCTACACCGACTTCTGATTATGATTACAGAGGGATTTGTATACCTCCTATTTCTAATTACATTGGTCTTCTTGATAAGTTTGAACAAGCAGTTGGACCAGATACATATAAGTATTTTCCTGTTGGTCTTCTGAAAGACGATCCAAGAACTGAAGATGTTGGATTTGAGGCCGTTCCTGATATGCAGGTAATGGAATTCACCAAGTTTATTAGGCTTGCTTGCAGGAACAATCCGTCAGTAATGGAGCTGCTCTTTACTGATGAGTCTGAGTTTGTAATCTGTAAACCTATTATGCAAACTGTTTTAGACAATAGGGACAAGCTGCTTTCAAAACAAGTGAAGGCAAGGTTTTGTGGGTATGCTGTATCTCAACTCAATAGAATCAAACGCCACAAACATTGGCTAGATAATCCTCCAACTCACAAACCAACTCGTGAAGAGTTTGGATTGCCTGAGTATACTTTGATTTCTCAGGACCAGATTGGTGCAGCTAATGCGCTTATCCAAAAAGAAGTTGATGAGTTTGTTATCGATCAAACCCATCTTCCAGAGGATGTTAAGATTGAGTTGGTCTCTGCAATGTCAAAAGCAATGAGAGCTATTTGGGGTTCTCTTCAGGTAGATATTCCCTATCCTGTGGGAGATGGGATGAAGTTTGAATCAACCGAAGATGCTTTGTATTGGGGAGCTGCAAAGGAACAGGGCTTCTCTGAGAACTTCATTCAGGTTCTTGTCAAAGAGAAGCAATACAGGACTGCCAAGCGTGAGTGGGATCAATACCAAACGTGGTTAGCTCAACGAAATGAGAAACGTGCTGAGCTTGAAAAGAAGTTCGGATTTGACGTTAAACACGCTAGTCATTTGGTACGACTTCTCAGGATGGCTCGTGAGATTCTTACAACAGGAAAAGTTCATGTCAAAAGGCCAGATGCAGAAGAACTTCTTGCAATTCGAGCAGGAGCTTGGACTTATGAACAAATCATTGAGTTTGCAGAGTTGGAAGATAAAGCTCTTGATGAATTGGTAAAGAAAACATCTTTTCCAAAAATTCCTGATATGTTTTTTTGGGATAATTTAATAAGAGAATTAATTCTTGAATTTAATGGAATTAATAAATGAATCATATTCCATATATATTTGGTGTACCTTTTTGGTATGGAAATATTAAAAACAGAATCGCTACAAAGCATGTTAAGAAATTTAGTATTAGATATTTCTATGATAATAGAAATAAGTTTAATCTATCTATTGGTAATATGATTAATGATTGTTCTGGTTTCAATGGTATAGTTTCTAAAATAGAACCATTATACATACAAATGTATGGTGGTTTTATTCTTTATGACATTTTATTTCAAACAACAAATGGTGGGTGTTCATTGATCAATTGTGGTATTGAACCTGCACAAAGTAGAGATGAAATTGAAAAACGTAAACTAGAATGGTATTCTAATTATGTAAATTCAGGTTGTGCTGATACATGGTACGAATCAAAGGATGATCCTGGGTATACAAAACTAATCGATACAATTAATATTTTAAAGTGTGGTGGGCATATTGTTGATGAGCGTGGTATTCGTTTAATAAACACATGACATTTACTAATTATTCTGTATTCTTTAGTGTTGTGATGCAAGATCATAAACACGATTATTTCATTGATGAAATTATCAACGAAATAGAAAGAAAACATGGAAAGGTTTTTTGTGGTTTACGTTTATGGTCTGATGAAAATCAGTATCCACCGTATGATGAAGCCTTTCAAATTGTTCTAGAATCTCTACAGAAAAGTTCTCTTTATGTTTTGTACTATCCAGAAAGAGTTGTTTCTGGTGCGTTGGTTGAGCTTGGGATGGCTGTAGCCATGAAAAAACCAGTGCTTATCTATACAAAATCTGTAGAAAATATGACATATTTTATGAGAGGGTATCAAGATTTAATTACAGATCATAATCTTATTATGCCATGGATAGATGAATATATGACTTTGTGAATGGATCGCACTATATTAATTGAACGAATCGCATTTTGAAACAGCTGACCGAAGATCAGAGGGTTGGTAATAAGGAAGAAGTTCTATCTATTCTTTTCAAAGAATTTGTAGCGTAATATTAAAGAACCACTTCAATATGTTCTTCATAAAGATCTTGAAAAGATCGAAGAGAGTCCATTCAGATCAATCTGTCCCGTTTGCAACATAGGTATCTTGCTTGTTAGGCGCGGCGATTCTTTTATGCTGTCACGTATAGACAATTGTACATTTTGTGCTCAGCGCTTCTATTACCAAGATGAGAGTATTGCCGGTGAAAAATTTGAATGAACTCTCTTTGTTTAATATTAAGTCTATTATCCAGAAAGCAATTTTACTTTCTTATGTTCTGTAACCTCTCTCTTTGGTACGAGAACTGTAAGGATACCGTTCTTTAGTTTAGCCTGAATCTCTTCAGATTTCACACCCCTCGGTAGAGTCCAAGATCGATTGACCTTCTTATAAAAGTGTTGATGTTCTGACTTTTCATCATGTTCTGCTTTGATATACAAAAGTCCGTCACGGACTTCTATATCTATTTCAGACTCATCAAAACCTGGAACTTCTAGGGTTACAGAATAGTTTTCGTCTTGAACGTCAACCCTTGATTGTAAAGCTGCTCCATCGACCTTCTTGCCAAGATCTGGATCTAGCAGGTCAGATATCATGTAATTAAATATATCAAATGGTTCAGTGTATCTTTTTCTAAGTTGAATCATATTCCTCCTTGGGGACTTCCCCGTTGGGAGCTAATATGTATATAGGGTTTGTTATGTCAAGACCAATTAGAAATAAAAATGTATTTGACATACTGTTTTTATATAACAAATAATTTCGAATACTTACGGTATCTTCATCTAAGTATTTTTTTATTGTTGTTGAAATAAAATGAAGTTTCATTCATTTGATTATTGTCAACTTATTAGAGGAGCGTGTCACTGCGGTGTAAATCCATCGTTTGTAATCCTCATCACTTACGGGTGCGGGTCTTTCATTGAAAACAATTACGTTGTCCATTTGTGATCCCTGGGCTTTATGAACAGTCATGGCGTATCCAAAATCAAATAGAAGACCAACATCAGACCAGTGCTTCACCTTCATACCAAAGGCTTCAAGCTCTGAGAAAGAGCTGAATGTTTTACTATATCCGAATTGGTATTTTAATATGTTATCCAAGTTAGTTTCAAATCCTTCAAATGGGAACTTGATGCCACCTTCATAAAAATCATCACACTCATCAACCGCAGACGTTAGATACCCACGATACCCATTGTACAACGGGACCTTTCTGTTTTTAGTATCATTCTTTAGGCAGATAACTAAATCATTTCTGAGTGGTACGGATCCAATAGATCCAAATAGCATATTTCTAATCATTATATTTAGACGAGTTCTTGTTGCATTCTTGTAACAAAGAACAGCTGTATCTAAAGATTTCTCAGGATCGTCTCCTTTTTTGTAGACGCTTTGAAGTAATGATATGTATTGTGACTTGTTTATAATACTTACATGATTATTATCTTTATAGTCGTTAGGAATTTTTCCATACTTTCTTATTTGTATAGATAGATTAATGATTGGATTATCTTCTGCTTGTCTGTGAATCTTTTCAAGTTTCAGATCTGGTTTCCGCATTAACGAGAACCTTCCCTGGATTGGTGGTAGTTGTCCATGATCACCAACAGCTAGAACAGGAACTCTATATCTTGATATGTCTTTATATACATCCTCTGAAACCATAGATGCTTCATCAAGTACTATGACATCAAAATCTATAACTTCTTTCCTTGACCAGTGAATAATTTCACCTTGATCATTCTCTATTGGTCGATAGATGAGCCGGTGAATCGTACCACAATAATGACCATCAGTTCCGAAATGAAGACCTTGGTCTTGAAGCTTTCGTCCTAGTACGGAAGCGGCACGACCGGAAAGAGCGCAGAAAGCAAACCGAATAGCTTTATCAAAATGTTTTACTATATAAGCAACTAATGTTGACTTACCAGTGCCAGCAAAACCACCTAACGTTAATAGCATTGGGTTTTTATGATCGCTTCCGATTCTTTTGCCTTCTGCAAGCCACTGAGAAATCTTCTTAAAAGCAATCTCTTGATCATTTGATAATGTAATGTTACTCATATAAAACTTATGAAGAATTGTATATATATACTATGTGTGTTGTGTTTACTGTCCTGTAATCAGGATCCTCTACCTGAAAATGAAGCTCAGGTAAAAAATATTCAACCAGTTGTCATAGACGCTGATGTTTTGGTAGAACCGAAGCCGGTATCTTTAGAGGATCTTGAACAAGAGGTTTTACCAAGACCACTACTTGTATCTGGTTTGAAATCCATTTTGGATTCATTCATTGAAGAGAAATTGCCTTTTGACGAGCCTAGGGTTGAGGTAGGGCAGGAAGATGGCAAGCTTAGAGAACTTTGGCAAGTTTCTTGGAGAAAAGGAAGGGGAAAGTTTGGGTACAGGGGCGAATGGTATTACGTTCGTTCGAACGAGGGGCACGCTATTCCTCCACAGGTCTGCGCAGATGTTATTGTTGATGCGTTTGATAGGCTTGGCGGTTCGTGGTGGGTTGATAACAAACGCTATGATTCAGAGAGTTCCTTTACTAACTTTATAAAATCATATGAAAAGTACCCAAGAAGGGTGCCTGATCTTATTCATGTAATGAAGTCCAACCCAGAATACTTTGAGATTTTGTATTCAAAGGAGCGAGATGGTGTTAGATTAAAGGACTTCAATCAATTACAATTGTTATTTAATGAGTTTGACCTATCATTAGGTGATATAGTTTTCATCAACGGACCAACACCTTGGGATAAGAAACACGAACATTGGCATTCTTTCTTTGTATACTCATTAGATATGGAGAAGGGTGATTGGGAAATAGTTGGTAATGCCAGCATGTCAGCCAAGCGTTGGCTGAAATCTGAAGCCAATAGGACACCGTACAGAAGGGTATGGTATGTATTCAGGCCAACAACATTGTTTTTAGATAAGGTTACAAATAAAGAAAGGTTAGGTAGTTTTGAGCAAATGGAGACCATCAGATAATTGTTTATATGTAATACCGGATATACACGGGATGTACAAACAATTAGATTTGATTCTAAAAAGAATCCTCCCGCTCAGAACAACAGGCGGTCACGAGGACAAGATAGTTTTTCTTGGGGACTACATAGATAGGAGAATAGATTCCCACCGTGTTGTTGATCAAATCATTAGGTTGAAAAAAGAATATCCAAATCAAATAATTACTCTCCTTGGTAATCACGAAATGCTTATTTTAGAGGCTTGTGATCTTCAAGCTCCCGTAGATAGGTACAAAATATGGATGCAAAATGGAGGGGAAGAAACTCTTATTGGGTACTTGGAAAGGGCTGGTTCTGAGATACAGAATCCATATTTGATTAGAAGAGATAACATTCCTAGATTCATTCCTGAAGAGCATATGGATTTTTTTCGTACCTTATCTCCGTTTTATGAAACGGAGAAGTACGTTTTTGTCCATGGCGGGTGCGATCCGTTTATTCCCCTAGAGTACCAGAGCCCCAAGCTTTTGGCATGGGATAGGAGTGTGTACTACAATATGTGGAATGTGTTTGAGAACAAAGCTCCATGTCCATGGGATAAGACTATTGTAACTGGACATAATGGAGAGCATGATGGTTTACCATTCATCTGGGATAAGTTCATGATGCTAGATGGAAGTAAAGCCGAGAGATTATATGTCTTTGAAATGAATTCCAAAACTGGGTTCTCCGCTCGCAAAAATAAGAAAAGGCTAGTGAAAGAATCAATAACCTAATATAGATTTATGTTCAGGAAGTTTGCATCAAATATCTTAAAGGAAGTTTCTGATGAGTGTGTTTTGAAGTCTTTCTCATGTAGAAACGAAGAAGACCGAGAGATATACAAGAACATTGCCAACCGTATTGATTGGCTAGTTCGTAGGATTGGGGTCGAGGAAGCCCTGAAGTCCGTGAACAAAGAGCATGACTAATGCTCTTGTTGTTGTAGAATCACCGGGAAAAGTAAAGACCATTAGTAAGATCCTTGGGGCCGGGTATACCGTTCGTCCTACGGTTGGTCACATTATTGATCTTGCTAGTGGTAAAGGTGGTGATATTGGAGTTGATATTCAGAATAACTTCACCCCAAAATATGAAGTCTTACCAGATAAGAAAGATAAGATAAGAGCAATCATAGATGCTGCTAGGTCTGTAGATGAAATCTTTATAGCATCCGATGCTGATAGGGAAGGTGAGGCAATAGCTTTTCATGTTGTTTCTCAACTCAAAGACTTACAGAAGCCTATGAAAAGAATTGAGTTCAATGAAATTACCAGAAGCGCAATTCTTAAAGCTATAGAAAATCCTCGTGAATTCAACCAAGATTTGTTTGATGCACAACAAGCTCGCCGTGTATTAGATCGAATTGTTGGGTTTATGGTATCTCCTTATCTCTCTCATAAGCTTGGAGATAAGTTGAGTGCGGGTCGTGTTCAGTCCGTTACCCTTCGAATGATTGTTGATAGGGAAGATGAGATTGATATTTTTGTACCAGAAGTGTTTTTCAATATCTCAACAACTCTTTTAAAGGATGGAGATCCTATTAGCTTTACTGCGAAATATCCAACAAGGATTACGGAAGAGGATGAGGCTGTACAAATCAAAAAAGATCTTGATTCATGTACGTACAAAATTTCTGATATTCAAACCAAGCAGAACATAAGAAAAGCTCCGCCTCCATTGACTACATCAATGCTTCAGCAAGAAGCATCTACCAAGCTGAAGATCAAAGCTGAGAGCACAATGGCGGCTGCTCAGAAGCTTTATGAGGGTGGTCATGTTACATATATTCGTACAGATTCTACAAGAAACAGCGTTGAATCTATAACAGCTCTTAGGCAATACCTAACTGAAAAGGGCTTTACCATTCCTAAATTACCTAACGAGTTTAAGAATAAAGATGCCGCTCAGGATGCGCATGAAGCTATTCGCCCATCCAACATATTGGCTCATCCGGATACTATAGCTCTAGATGGTGATGAGAAAAAAATATACAATTTGATTTGGTGTATGTTCGTTTCCTCTCAAATGAACCCAGCTGTTTTTGATGTTGTTAAGGTATCTGTTCAGACATCTACCAATCACATTCTTGTTGCTGAAGGAAAGATTCAAAAAGAAGAAGGTTGGATGTCTATTGCAAAACCATTCCTCAAAAAGGATAAGGATGTAATCTTACCAAATCTTTCTATAAATGATGATGTTGTCCTGACCCCTCCCAAGGTAAAGCTTGAAAAGTCACAAACAAAACCTCCACCCAGATATGGCGAGGCTTCTTTGATTGCTGAGTTAGAACGTAAAGAGATAGGTCGTCCCAGTACTTATGCATCCATTATTTCTCGTATCTCTGTTCGTAAGTACGTAAAGAATACGGCTAAGGGATTTATTCCTACCGATCTTGGACGAAAGGTTGTTGAAGATCTGAAGGGTAATTTTACCTTTATGGATTATATGTACACAGCTGATATGGAAAAGCAATTAGATCAAATTGCAGAAGGCAAGCTTGACTATGTTTCGATGATGTCTAATTTCTTTAATTCGTTCAAAGAAGAGTTTCAAAAGGCTCGCGGCTTGCAGGGAATGGTAACAGATATCCCTTGTCCAAAGTGTGGCGCAGAAACTGTTGTTAGAAAATCCAAATATGGATTCTTTGCTGGGTGTGTGAAGTATAAAGGTGGTTGTGATGGAATCGCCAACATCTCTATTGAAGATGGAAAGGCTGTTCAAAAAACACAGAAAGCTAAGATTGATTCGGATGTAATCTGTCCAGAGTGTGGTTCTGGAATGGTACCAAGACCAGATGGAAAGTTTGGTCCATTTTATTCATGTTCAGAATATCCAAGGTGTAAAGGTAAGAGAAAGATCCCTTTTGGAAAGAAGTGTCCTGACTGTGGCGATGAGCTATATGCAACGTTGATGTCTGATAAAATGAAACTTGCATGTATGGGATATCCAAATTGTAAACATGTCGAGGAGCTTCCAGAGAACGCTAACTTGAATTGGTTGGATCCAAAGAAAGTTACACCACCTGTTTATTCAAAGAAAGTTGAACAGGTTCTGAAATGAAATTAGATAATACTTTGTCTGGTATACTAACCCGGCCCCGTGCTTTTAGAACATCACTTATAACGACCACTTCACCTCTTAGAAAGAAGATGGTTTGTTTATGTTCAGAGCAGCTTCTAGATCGATCACCAATATCAAAAAAGATAAAGGAAAATAGAAAGAATAATCATGACACGCCTTTCTGAAAAGGAAATTTCCAAACAAGAACATCTTAGTATTGCAAGACTTAATAATATTTATTCTGCATACGATAATAAAATAATTAGACCTGAGGGTAGCTTTGTTGAGCTTATGAGATGGGCTCAAATGAATGTTATTCGAGAAACATCACAAGAAGATTGGATACCTTTTGTTCATAACAAAATTTCTATTGATGGCACCTTCCTTCAGTATGCAGAAGAGAAGGGTGCTAAAGTAAAAGCAATACACTCTGATGGTATTACATCGTGGCAGTCCGATCATAAAGATGAACACTTCGTTGGTATTGGTATCTATGAAATAACTATTGATGAACTTAAGTTCTTTCATTGCGGATTGTTTCACAAAGGAAATCAAAACGAAGATGAGGTTTCTTTTTTCGTTCTTGTTCAGTCATCTTCTTTTGAGAAATATGTGAACTTCAGAAATGAGTTTGAGGATTGGCAAAAGAAACGTGAGCGCGAGACTCAAGAGATTGAAGTGATTGGTGGGGCACCAATACCTTACAGTTCTGATATGACTTGGGATGATATCTTCTTACCAGATGATTTAAAGAAGAAGATTGTAACAACTGTTGAAGGGTTCCTTCAGTCCAAATCCATTTATCAAAAACTCAAAGTGCCTTGGAGACGAGGTATTGGATTTTGGGGCGAGCGTGGTTGTGGGAAAACAAGCGTTCTGCGCTTACTTATGTCTCAGTACAAGGAGTTCAAGCCGGTCACTATTCAGCCTGGACACTCATCTCCAGATGAACTCTTGGAAGATGCCTTTGAGTACGCCGAAGAACACGCCCCATCCCTTCTCTTCTTTGAGGATTTGCAAGAGATGATGAGAACCGTAGATACTCGTCACTTCCTCCAGCTTTTGGATGGTGTTGTGAAACGTGACGGTATCCTAACGGTTGTTACGGGAAATGACTTCTCAGATCTAGAGCAGAACTTAAAGAGCCGTCCACGTAGATTTGATCGCTTTTTTGAGTTTCCACTTCCTGATTTAGAACATAGTAAAAAGTATCTAACGAAGTATTTTGGTGATATATTAACATCAAACAGCATTGATGTTATTGCAAATAAAACTGTTAAGAAGAATTTTACGTATGCTCATCTGCAAGAGATTTACTTCAATGCTGTGTTTATTGCAATTCCAGAAGGTCGAGAAATCCCAAATGAAGAAGATGTATTGTTGTCTCTGAAACAAGTTTCTGAAGAAAAAGACTCAGCAGATTCTGATTTCGAATCTAAAAAAAGAGACCTGACAGATGATAGAGAGGAATTATTCTAATGCCAGCACCAGAGTTATATGATGTAAAACATAAGGTTAGACCAATAGAGGTAGTCGTAGAGGGCTCCTCCAGAGAAGATTTTGAATATGCTTTTAGAAAGTTCAAAACTTTGTTCCAAAAGGAACGTGTTGTTGGTCAAGTAAAAGAAAAGATGTCTTATGAGAAGCCTAGCGAAAAAAAGCGCCGCAAACGCAGAGAAGCTAGGGATCGTAGGCTTATGACTGAAATGCGAGAGCGCATGATGAAGTCTGGCGAATGGGATCGTCGTCAGAAAAGAAAGGCGCAAAAAAAGATTAGTAAAGATGAGCGCTCAGTGGGAGCTTTTGATGGATGATAAAAAAGGCAATAGAGTTAGGCGGATATTAGAGGCGAAGCGACAACCTCCAGAATATCAGCGTTTGGATCTCGAACCAAAAGAGGGAGGAAGATCTCTTCTACATGATGAGTTTGGTATTCCAAAAGTTTCTCCCACGCCAAAGAACAAAGGAGATATTCCTGTAATGGAAGACATTCCTAACGAACCTGTGCAGGTAAAGGCGTCACTGCCATCACAGAATGTAAAGGTTCCTACAGGTATACCTAAGAAAGGCTCTCCTCTACCATCAGTAGGAGATGATGATGGATTCTTTCCACCAAGAGCGAACTTCGTTGCGGTAGGTCAGAAAGAGCATACTTGGTATGCCCCAGAGGTTACTGGGCCTTCCAGAAAAAAAGAATCTGTTGATGATGTTATTATTGATAACAATGATGAAGTAGATGTAGAGTCTCTACAAGGAGCAGATCCTTTTGCAGATCTAAAAACAGAAGAGGGCTCGGAAATTCGCCAGAAGTTCGAGAGAATTCTCTCCATGATTGAAGAGGATGCTTTGGCATCTATCTATTCAGCGCCATCATTGGATGATCTTGATGAGGTTAGATCTAAAATCTTTGGGAAGAGTAGTGACCTCACAACTCTGTTGAAAGAATTTAAAAATATTCCAACCGAAGAGAGGCGAGTGGTTGGAGAGATTGTCAACTACGCTGTTGAAAATATCAAGCTTGAAATACAAGCAAAGAAAGACTCTCTTGAAATAGAAGATGAGTCGGAGGAAGAATTCACATCCAGTGAAGATCGCTCTAGTTCAGATGATAATGATAAAGGGTATTATCCTACTCAAACGGCAAAGATATCCTCCCTGCAAGAAGGGTTCTTTGCAATACTTGTAGATGATAAACTTTACAGTACAGCGCAGGATGCAATCTCAGCAAGAGATATTCTTTCAAAACTTATTCTTGGTAATAATATAGAAGTTACCAGAGTTCAGGTAATTAAAAGAGTACCAATAGATTTTGGTATAATTTTAGGTGATTGATATCTTGAAAACGCAACAGTAGATTATATGGCTTTGAAAAATGACTGAAGATAAAAGATCAGCAACAGATATTTTACTTGGACTAGAAACCAAAGTAGAAACTTTATCTAAGCGGTTTGCTAATGTTGAAAATCTTTTAAAGGTGTTGTTGAATAACATCAACAATCAAACACCAAAGCTTCAGCCAGAAACTCCAAAACCATCCAAGGTAACTGGTCCTATTAATAAAGACAATTTTGATCATAGAGATAAGACTAGTAGGTTTGCTGATCTTGCAAAGCAACATGGTTTAGATGTTGAGAGGGAACCTGCCCGTAATGAATCTGTTATTGAGGCAAGGCCATCGACTCTACCTCCAGATCCTGATGGTGACGATATGATTGAAGCTTCTTCTAGGGGGGCTTCCCGAGGACAGCGCGGAGCAAAGTCAAGTGTCAAAGCATCTGTATCTCAAATCTTATATAGAGAAGATGGTCAGCCTTTGTTTCTTGCATCTGTAGAAGTTCTAGATCAAACTGGTATGTTGATAAATCAGACTAGAACAAACCCAAAAGGTCGATGGTTGATGGCGCTCTCCCCTGGAGAATATCAAGTACATGTATTGAAAAGATTCCCTGCCGATTCTGGAAAGGAATCAATAGATACAACTTATCGAATAAATGTCCCTCCATCGGATAAACCGATGGAGTTAACTCCGCTTACATTAAATGAGGCGGACACTATATGAAGGGTGGTGATAGTCTTGTTTTCAAAACAAAGCAAGCAACTACCTCTTCCTTGTGAAGAGGTAAGTTAAACCCGGTCGAGGGTTGGCTTAGAAAGCCGTAATAAAGGACAGAGGAGACTCTGTCCTTTATTATATCAAAAGAGAAAGATTTTATATGAAGATTTATACAGCATCATTTTGGGAACCGGAAGTTCATGGTCCTGGTAGAAAAATTGGAATCTCTCCATCTAAACCAAACAATCTTCAAGAGGAGTGCGGTTATGATTGTGAGATTTGTCATGATTGGCTTTCGCCAGAGGATGTGTATTGGGATTATCACAAAGCAAAGAAAGCAGCTGGGGATGACGCAGAGCTTATCAAGAAAGCTGGTGATGATTTTGTATCCGGATACAAACAAAGACTCAATGATTTCAAGGAAGCTTTAGAAAAAGAGGCTGAGAAGACGGGTCTCACTATTAAACAACTAGTAGGTTTCGAAGAAGGGGATACCCTTCTTTCCTGGGAGCGTGGTGGTCACACAAGCTACAGAACCCATGCAGCCGAGTTCCTTCGAGAGTTAGGCTATGAAGTTGAGGAACGCTGAAGTTAGAGAGTTAGAAAGGTGTGTCAACGATCTGAATTTAGACTTGCAGGCTATTATTCAGGAACATGAGCACTACATCTTTAATGGCTCCAATGAAGAGGTTCTTTCTTGGTTTCACTCTTTACCAATAGAGACTCTATCAGAATCAATGGATTTCGATGCAAAGAAACCAAGGAGTAAGTACTCGCTCTCCGATATGAAGCGTCAATTTGTTCTTAGAAAGCTTCATCAAGAAAAGCTTAAAGAGCTTGAGTCTAAAAAAATAGAACTATCTATAGCTAAAATAGATAATATCATAAATGATATAGAAAGCATAAAATGATTGATATTCTAAAAGAGATAGAAGAGGAACGTAAACATCAAGATAAGAAGTGGGGCGGAGCAGATCATGATGATACGCATGATTCTTATGCTTGGGTTTCTTTTATAATTTACTATCTCGGTCAAAGTACCTCTGACTTTGTTCGGTCTAAAGGTTTGTTTACATCTAAGTTGAGAAACTTCAGATACAACATGATCAAAGTAGCTGCTCTTGCTGTTGCGGCTATTGAATCTTGTGACCGTTCTCTTGAAAAAAATGATTCCAAGGAATGATGTTGAGAAATAAAAATGGCTAAATTTAGAGTTATATTAGCTGATTGTCCATGGGATTTTGGCGATACTTTGACCATGTCCAAGGTGAAGAGAGGAGCTTCTTCAAATTACGATACAATGACGAATGAAGATTTGAAGAATCTTCCAGTCAAAGATATCGCAGAAGAAGATTCTATCCTTTTACTTTGGGTTCCTTCATCTTTGCTTTCTGAAGGTCTTGATGTCATGAAGTCTTGGGGATATAGACAAACCCAAACGCATGTGTGGGTAAAGACAAAGAAGAATCCATTGAAGTCTTTTCAAAAAGATATTCTACTGGTATTGAAAAAAATACCAGAAAAAGGCTTGCGTGTTTGTCTTGATGATGTAATATCGAAGTTTAGTATAAGTAATATTCTGGCTTTTGGTATGGGTCGTCTGTTTCGACAGACCCACGAAATACTTTTGGTCGGTGTTCGCGGAAAAATATATAATCATCTGAAGGACAAATCGCAAAGATCTGTTCATTTCTTTCCGGCCACCAAACATTCTATAAAGCCAGATCTACTACATAAGATGCTGGAAAAAATGTTTCCGGACTTATCGGATAGCAAGCTTGAGCTTTTTGCTAGACGCCAAGTACCAGGATGGACCTGTATAGGTAACGGTTTGGATATATCAAAAAATGAGGATATTAAAGATTCAATTGAAAAATTGAAAAAATTAAAAGAAATATCTTCCCCGGGAACTAATAACTCTATATATATTTGTAATGACCAGAAAATGTACAAAGTGTGGAAAGATATACCTATTAAATAAAGAAAATTTTACATCCAGTAAAAATTGTGTTGGTTATTTAACTCATGTTTGTAAGGTATGTACAAATAAGCAAAAAGCAGAGTGGAAGAAAAGAACAGGAAAAAATACTAGCTATTATTATAAACCACCACAGGTTGAAAATAAAAAAGATCTTAGAGATAAGTTGATACTAAAAACTGCTAGAATCCTTAGAAAAGGAATACTAAAAAGATCTAAAGAAATAAATAAAGATATTACAACTGATTTTTTGTATAATTTTATTATACAAAAAAATAAAAAATGTGAATGTTGTAATGTTAAACTGGATCTATCATATAAAGATAGTGTTTATAATTTATCTCCATCAATAGATAGGTTAATTCCAGAGAATGGATATGTTATATCTAACATTGCTTTATTGTGTTGGAAGTGTAATGTAATAAAATCAAATGCAAGTCTAGAAGAATTAAATGCAATATTATTGTGGATGAAAAATGAAATGCAAAATTCATGATATTGAAAAAATAAAAGTAAAAGATTCTTCTATTAAGTCTGGAGAAAGGTATAGGTGTATTCAGTGTAAAAAAGAATATGCTGATAAATATAAACCTATAGCAAACAAATCTAGAAGGAATAAATATGATTCTGAAAAAGAAAAAAGATATTATTCTGAACGGGCTAAAAAAGATATAGTTAAATGGAGGGCAGAATCAATAAGACATTTGATGCAAAAAAGAAAAGATGATTTTGATTCTGAATATTTTACTGTTGATAATATAAAAAAAGAAATATTAGATAAGTATTGTCCGATTTGTAATAAAAAATTTGAATATGAATCAGGTTTTGTAAATAATAAAAATGATAGAATTCCATCAGCGGATCGTTTAGATTCAGAAAAAGGTTACACCAAAGATAACGTAAGGTTTATCTGTTGGAGGTGTAATCGAATCAAAAGATCTTCAACAATACAAGAACTAGAAATTGTAGTAAATTTTTTGAAAAAAAGATTAAACAAATTACCATATTTAAGTCATGAGAACTTTACTACTTGATAAACAATATAAGCCTATTTCTTTTATTGGACACAGAAGAATGGCACGACTTGTTGTGAAAGAGAAGGCAACGGTTGTTTCTACATGGAAGGGTGAATCTTTTCATGGAGACTTGGATTACCCATCTATAATTGTTCTTAATCACTACGTTCGTAAAAAGCCATTGCTTCCGAGGTTCAATTTCAGAGGTGTGTTTCGTAGGGATTTTTACACCTGTCAATACACGGGTATAATCCTTCCGCCAACACAGCTTACAGTTGATCATGTCATTCCCAAGTCTAGGGGTGGCAAGTCTACATGGGAGAATTGTGTTACTGCATCTCTAAAGGTGAATGCTGCAAAAGCAGATAGAACTCCTGAGGAGGCTGGTCTAAAGCTTTTGCGTCCTGCTAAAGCCCCACCAGATTCTTTGGGTTTGGAGTATGCTGTTATGCAAACAGTTCATGATGATTGGGAAGTATACTTCCCAAATGTTGAGAGAAGGGCAAGGGAGCACGCTCATGAGCACGATCAGAGGGCAGCCTCATGAGTCGACCTAAAGGCTCTAAAGACAAACAGCCAAGAGTGCGTACAGGTAATCATAAGTCTATTACCTGTACGTGCTCTGTTTGTGGTAATTTATATACTCTTAAAAAAACTCCTGGAACAGAAACTATTTGTAAGAAGTGTAGGATTGAAAAAATAAAGAGAATTTTTTCAAAAATCATCCGGGATACAATTTGACAGAGAAGGAAAAAGCAAGAAGGAGATTATATACATTAGAATCAAAGTATGGTATTACATTAAATGATTTTAATACAATGTTGACTAACCAAGGAAATGTTTGTGCAATATGTAAAAAGAAACAATTTCCTGAAGATCACAGCTTTTGTGTAGATCATGATCATGTTTCTGGTAAGGTGCGCGGTTTGCTTTGTCATAGATGTAATCAAGCAATTGGTTTACTTAATGATAAAGCTACATTTGCGGCACAATATTTAATAGCTAACTCAAAAAGATCATGGGATGAATATTTTATGCATCTTGCGAGCCTTACTGCTAGTAGATCTAAAGATCGATCTACAAAAGTAGGCGCTGTTATTGTTCGTGATAAAGTAATACTTTCAACTGGTTATAATGGTTTTCCCAGAGGGGTGAACGATGATGTAGAAGAACGTCATCAGCGTCCTTTGAAATACAGTTGGGTTTGTCATGCTGAAGAAAACGCTATTTTAAACGCAGCTAGAATCGGAGTTAAGACGAAAAATTCGGATTTATATGTGACTTTGTATCCATGTACATCTTGTACAAAAGCAATAATACAATCTCAAATAACTAAAGTTTTTTACCTTAGTTCTGATAATCCTAGGTGGACAGATGATTTTAAGCTTTCTCAAGAAATGCTTAGTGAGGTAGGGATACCAGCCATTCCTTTAGTGATATAGGAATATTTGCATATTCCTTTGTCATGATGGTGTAACATGTCCGGTATCAAAAGCTTTGAAACATTTGTCAATTGTCAGGCCTGTGGTGAAGAATATCACGATGGTCTCAAGGTTGTGCATCTTTTTTCTCTGGGAGCTATATCTATTTGTGACAAATGCCATAGCAGAACCGTAGAGGGTTCTCTCAAGAGCGCTGCTGATATTTTGGAAGAGATTGCATTCATTGCGAAAGCAACTTCTGGTAATCCAGAAAGACGACTCCTTCAAATTAAAAACCTTCTTGAGAAATAAAATGGCAAAACTTACTCCACAAGAATTTATTGCTAAAGCAAACGATAAACACTCTTATAAATATAATTATTCTTTAACTATATATAAATCATATAAGAAGCATATTGTTATAACTTGTCCAATACACGGAATCTTTAAACAAAGACCAGATCATCATTTATCTGGACATGGCTGTAAGTTTTGTGCAGGTAAATTTCGTGGATGTAATCGTAGATTAAATAAAGTATCATTTATTAATAAAGCCGAAAATATTCATGGTAACAAATATAATTATAATTTTGTTGAATATACAACAGCACATTCAAAAATAAAGATAATTTGTAATGTACATGGAGTGTTTGAACAAACACCAAACGGTCATTTAAATAGTAAGGGTTGTGTAGCGTGTGGAGTTGCTAAGAGAACAAAAACATTATGTTTAACTAAAGAAGAGTTTATAAATAGGGCAAATATAATTCATAATAACCTGTATGATTATAGTTTAGTTGTTTATTTAAATTCTCATACTAAAGTAAAAATAATTTGTAAACAACATGGTGAGTTTGAACAAACACCAACAAATCATTTGAATGGTCAATCATGTCCAAAATGTAGTGTTTCGTCTGTATCCAAATCTGAAATACAATGGTTGAATTCATTGGGAATCCCTTTAAAGGATAGACAAGTAACATTACATATAAACGGAAGAAGATTTATAGTAGATGGTTTTGACAATATAACAAAAACAGTATATGAGTTTAATGGTGATTTTTGGCATGGAAATTTAAAAATATATAATCCAAAAGACATAAATCCTGTTATTGGTAAAACATATGGGTTTTTATATCAAAAAACAATAAACAAACAAGAAATATTAAAATCTGCTGGTTACAATGTTATTTCAATTTGGGAGAGTGAATTTGGCAATCTATAACCGGATGGATGATTATGGCTACATACGCTGGGCACAAGAAGTAAAGCGAAGAGATCATTACACTTGTACAATTTGCGGAAGGCGCGGGGTTGCGTTACACTCTCATCACCTAAATGCTTGGGCTGACTATCCAGACCAAAGATATGATGTTGAGAATGGCGTGGCTCTTTGCACTTTCCACCATGAAGATTTTCATGAGAAGTATGGAAAAGGAAAGAATACTGAAGAGCAGTTTGAAGAGTATAAAGTAATAGCAGAGGCTTTCATTAAGGTTGCTAATGGTGAGGCTGTTGTTACCTCAGCATCTAAGCGAATGCTTCAGCAAGCAGAAAGAGATGATGTAGTTAAGTTCATATTAGAAGATCTTAAAACTAGATATGGAGATAGCGATGAGCAGGATAATGTCTAATGAAGAGCGTGCAAACAGAGCTATAAAACTTGTTGAAACATTAGCTGATAGAGGAGTGATAGGTCGAGAGCAGATGCTTTTTCAAGTAAGGGCTTTCATATCAGTCAAGAGCATAGACGCCTGGCGAGAGCTAGAACAAAATCTTCTTGACTAAAAAGAAAGATGAAAGAAAATGGTACAAGTAAAATTCAAGAAGCTAACAGAGACTGCAATTGTTCCAGAATACAAATCAGCAGAAGCTGCTGGTATGGATCTTTTCGCAGACGAAGACGCTGTCATTTCTTGCGCTAGTAGCTTATTAGGACTTCCTATTAGAAACAATTATAAACTTATCAAGTCAGGAATTGCAATTGAACTTCCACAAGGATACGAAGCACAGGTTAGGCCCAGGTCTGGACTTGCCATCAAACATGGAATTACTGTCCTGAACTCCCCAGGAACGGTGGACTCAGATTATCGTGGAGATGTCGGAGTAATATTAATTAATCTTGGTGGCAAACCGTTTGAAATCAAGAAGGGTGATCGGATTGCTCAGTTAATCATTACTCCCGTTTCTCGTGCAGAGATGGTAGAGGTACAAGAGCTTGGTTCATCTGAGCGCGGGGTTGGTGGTTTTGGAAGCACCGGAAAGTAAATAAATGGATTTGAAACCAAACAAACCATTGGATGCAGCACTCATCAATGATGCTGTTGCTTTGTTACCAAAGGAGCATTTTTGGGGCTCGGTCCATTTAGAAATGGGCACCCATGTGGATCTTATGGGTAACCCAATGAGATTGCCACTGGGAGAAGCAACCTGTATAAAATGCGGTAAGACCGTAACTTTTACACCATCACAAGGTTGGTTAGAAAGTGTTAAGTTGAGTTGATATAGATATGGCATGGTCTTAGAGATAGTTCATGCCAATAACAATACCTCTCTACCATCACTACCTGATGGTTATTTCAAATTAATTTATATAGATCCGCCTTTCAATACGGGCAAGAAACAAGCCCGTGGCGAAAAAGAATATAAAGATTCTTTTGGTAACAACTTTGAAGAGTTTATTGTTCCCAGAATTCAGGAGGCATATCGACTGCTTTCTGATTCTGGGAGTTTGTTTATTCACCTTGATTGGCATGAAGCTCATTACGTAAAAGTTTGGACAGATAAAATATTCGGAAGAGATAACTTCATGAATGAAATTATCTGGGCTTATGATTATGGCGGAAGATCTAAATCCAAGTGGTCATCTAAACATGATAATATTTTATGGTACGTAAAGAATAATAAAAACTATACATTCAATTTTGATGAAATGGAAAGAATTCCTTACATGGCACCTGGATTGGTTGGAAAAGAAAAGGCTGAAAGAGGGAAGACGCCGACAGATTGTTATTCAGATGATACTGATGTTTTAACCAGCCAAGGTTGGAAAAGGTTTTCTACAGTTACGTTAGATGATGATCTTGCTTCTGTTTCACCTGAAAATAATCTGATTTACACAAAACCAACAGCCTTACACACAAGATATCATAATGGTGATATGATAAAGATAAAATCTAAAACAGTAGATTTGTTGGTAACTCCAAACCATAATATGTACGTAAAAAAGAAACATGCAGACAAATATGATTTTGTACATGCTTGTGATCTTGATTCTTCGCAATATTTTACATTATTAAATAAAACTTGTTGGGTTGGCAAAGTTCAGAATACATATAACTTACCAAAAGATTCTTCTAAAAAAACAAAGAAGTTCAACAATCTTAATATGATTGATTGGTGTGAATTTCTTGGATGGTATATTTCTGAGGGCAGTGTAACAATACGAAATGTTCAGAGAAACAAACAAAAAAGACGTAGTGAAATGAGATATGAGACAAACATATCTCAAACAAAACCGAATCAAAAATTAAGAATAGAACTTCTCTTAAATCGTTTGGGGTTTAAGTGGCATTATAATAATAATAGTTATGTTATTTCTGGTAAAATATTAGCGTTATACCTTTCTCAACTTGGATTTTCTCACGAAAAATACATACCAAAAGAATTTCTTGAATTAGATCGACCCTATTTGCAGGCTTTATATGATGGTCTTGTTGGTGGGGATGGTTCTATAGTTGCTGGTCTTGAAAATAATCAAGATCAAATTTCGTATTTTACAACCTCACCAATATTGGCTGATCAGGTTCAAGAATTACTATTTAAGCTTGGGTATAATAGCTCGATAACAATTACTGAACCATCCCCTGATAGGGTTTACAATAATCGTATTATCCATTCAAACTATCCAAAATATACTGTGTATAGGAGAGTTGCTAATGAAAGCAGTATTTGGAGAGATCGTCATTTATCACATACAAAGTACGATGGATATGTTTATTGTGCTACAGTTGAGCCATATCATACATTAGTTGTTAGACGTAATGGATATCCAGTGGTGTGTGGTAATTGTTGGTGGCATACCATTGTTCCAACAAACGGAAAAGAAAAGACTGGATATCCCACACAGAAACCTTTGGGTATCCTTGAAAGAATTGTAAAGATTCATTCTTCTCCAGGTGATTTTACGCTTGATTTTTTTGCCGGTTCTGGATCGTTTGGGCACGCTGCATACCTACACAATCGTCATTGTCTTTTGGTTGATGAGAATCCCCAGGCTATTGAGGTTATGAAGAAAAGGTTTGAGACATTTTCGGCAGTGTTTAAAACCTAAACGTCGAGAGTGTTATCGAGCGCAGCGTTCTGATCTGAAGCCATACGGCAGAAAGATTTTGAATGTCAGCAATAAAACCGCTTATCAAAAATGCTTTTGATAGTTTATCTCCGCAATTAGATCTTTATGCCGGCTCAGTCTGGGAGCCTGTTCTAAAGGAAAGCTCCCGTCGAAGAGGGAAGTTTGGAGAGAATTTATCCATTCAGATCTATGACCAAATGTTGAAGAGAGAGCTTCCTAGGCTCCGTAGTTTGGTCAAACATACAAAGAACTCTGAAAGTGATATGGATGTTCTTGACACTCTTATTGAGGTTAAGACATCTAAATTGTGGTATACTCCTAATGGAGATCATCACTTCAAATTTCAACAGATTAGAGACCAACAATATTCATATGCTTTCCTTTTAGGATACTTACCAGACGGTGACTTGATGTGCTGGTTGGTTCCTAAAAGAGTCATTCGTGCCAACTCTGTTGGTCAACACGGAGGAATGAACAGTGATGTAAAATGGTCTGCAAACATTTCTCCAGATGATATTCCTAATTGGATGAAGCCATATGGCGGGCTTTGGCCAGCCTCTTCTATGAGGGAGCCTCCAAAGGCATTGAGGTTAAAGTTACTTGTTCCGTTTGAATCTAAGATTCAGATGATAAAGAGTATAAACTCCAAACGTATAATCGAGCCCACTTACAGGTCGAGAGTGGCCTAACGATTAGGTCTCGATGCATGATTTCCTTTATCCAATTTAGTGAGATTTTTAATAATAGACATGATTTCATCTATGATGATATGAATTTATTGCAGAATAGGTTTCCTCATATAAAGTTCCAACACATACCAGAAGCTTGGGCTTATGAGATTGATCTTGCCTTATCTAGGATAAATAACAGTAAAGTTATATCTGTATCACAATTTATGGGTTTTTTGAATATAGATTGCAGCTTTATTTCCCGGCAAGAGCAGAAAATTTTAAAGGCACTAGAGAAAAGACTTTATAGTATTGATATAGATTTGCACGAACAGTTGCATGAAGGCATAATCCTGAATTGATTTAAGGAGGTTGTATGTCTGACAATCGCAAAAAAGAATTTGTTCAAGAGTATCTGTATGCTGAGGACTATTCGATTTTCTATGAGTCTTTCAAAAAGAAAGATAAAGACGAGCCAAAAGGTATCGTAGAAATAGATCTAAATTATGAAGCGACAACAGTCATCGAAATCTAAAAAGTATTTTGTCAAAGAAGATGATGGAATCTTCTCAGTAACGGATGAATTCTTTGATGATATTGAAAGCCGCCAAGAAGCGTTGGCGATAGCTATAAGAACGCTCGGTGAGATTCAGTCAACTCTTAAAGAAGAATCTTTTGATGAAGGTTCTTTGTTCATTGGAAATATGAAAGTTACTACTGGTCTGCAAAGAACTCTAGATGAACTAGATAGACGCTGGCCTTTTTTGATCACAGAGATGCGTATTATTCCGAGACGTATCAACGGATTTGTTTTAAACATTTGTTAGGAGATTAATTACTTTGAGATACCCACAGCGAAGAAGGCCAATAAATAAAGATCATTATAAATATGTTTATGGAAGGTTTATTAAAGAGCCTAAAGTATATGTAATAGATCATGAAAATAACAATATTGGATTGGTAGATACCAAGGACGCTCTTGATATGGCTAGAGCGGTGAGTCTTGATCTGGTTTTGATTTCTCAAGGTAGAGGGGATAAGCCTAGTACTTGTAAAATTCTTGATTTAGGAAAGTACAAATACGAACAAGAAAAGCGGGAGAAGGTTGCTAAAAAGAAACAGCGTGAAAATGCTGTAAAGATAAAAGAAGTTAAGTTCAGGCCCGGAACAGATGAGAATGATTTGAAAACCAAAGCACGTCAACTACAAGAGTTTGTAGATGAAGGTAATAGACTTAAGGTTACCATTATGTTTAGGGGTAGAGAGATGGCTCATAAAAACATTGGAGCTGAACAAATTGGTAAGTTTGCAAGTATGATATCGGCGAGAGTTGATACTGAACCTGCTATGAGTGGTAGAAACATGACAGCTATATTGATTAAGTCAGAGCAGAAAGTGGAAGTAGCTAGTGATTATCACGGATGAAGAGGCTCTGAGAATCACCTGTGAGCCTGTCTTACCAGAAGAGGTAGATGACCTAAGAGCCAAGCTTGAACGAGCCTTGGAGTGGTCTGCAAGCCAGGGAAGGCCTGGTGTTGGTTTGGCTTGCCCTCAAATTGGTATTGGGAAGCAGATGTGTATTATTCGACCAGATAAGTCTATCAAAATTGATTTGGTCAATGCTTCCATTACAAAGTCTTACAATCAATTTGAATTTGAGGGCGAGGGATGTTTGAGCTACCCCGATAGGTTTGAGAGAACACTTCGATACCAAGAGATACTTGTAGAGAACAACTTGGTTTGGCCATATAGATTCATACTGACTGATTTTTTAGCAGTCATAGCTCAACATGAACTGGACCATCTAAAAGGTGTGCTGTTGCCAGATGTCGCTGTTCGATGAGTACGCTTGGATGTATGCAATATCATAGCAGAAAAACAATCAACATCGATATAGGCATTATCTCGGTTCTAGAACGAAAGGAGCGAAGGTATGAGTGAAGGTAAGAAAAAGGATCCATTTGAGGAGATTATATCAAATCAAAGCCAGGTTATTGCAACACTGGCTCTTCGCATCACCACACTTGAAACACTCTTGCTAGAAAAGGGAATCATCACGGAAGATGAAGCGGTTAAAAAAACCACTGAGCTTAGCGAGGAATTTATAAAACAAACTCAGGAAGCTCTAAGAAAAGCCGTAGAATCACAGCGAGAAGAAATTAACTAAGACCTATAGCTATTTAAATAGCTATAGGTCTTATATTTTCTTATGTTAGCAAGTTTTTTGCAAGACTTTATAATGAAAGAATATCTTATATACTAAGGAGAGTTTAATGCTGAATATCAATAACGGAATTAGTCTTGTGAAATTTGCCGCAACATGGTGTGCTCCATGTAAGGTTTTGAACAAAACACTCAAAAGAGTAGAGCCTGATTTCCCAACAGTTAGTTTTCAAGAAGTTGATGTAGATGATAATCCAGATCTGGCAAAAGATTATAAGATCAGAAGCGTACCTACTGTTATAGTATTCAGGGACGGTGAGGAAGTCACCCGATTAGTTGGCAGTGTTATGGTAGATGCCTTGAAGAAATCTCTCAGGGATGTGACCAAAGAGATAGCTGCTTAAAAATATTTTAGGAGAAGTAAGATTATGGTAGCAAGAAAAAGCGCAGATGTAGATAAGGTTGCGGAACAAACAAAGGCAGCCAAAATTTGGGAGAAGATTAAGAACGCTCCTATCGAAATTTATGCCCTGCCCAATCAAGTGGTTTCAGATCATGTAAAGAGGGAGCAGAAATTGGAAGTTGCTGTTCCCGATTCTTTACATCTAACATTGAAGTCAGCAGCGGTTCTTCCTGCTCTAGAAGAATCTTTAAATAGAGTTCGATTAGGGGCCGGAGAGAGATTTGAGATAAATCAACAGTCGTTGTATACTGTCGTCAGGATTGTTCCAAAGGACTAATTAAGACGATGAATTGCGTTGGTATCAGTGGAGGAAAATGCTTATCTAGTATTAGGCTGTTATGGTAGGACGGAGAATGGGTTTGTTCTCTGTCCCTCTGTTCAGAATCGTATTCTGAAACTTGATGACTCTTTGGTAAATATAGATGGTGTTTTAGACTATTTAGATGTTGTAAAGCTTTTTGATAGGCCAATGCTGGATCAAAATGCTATTAGGCATTTGGTTTACAATCTGCAAGACAAGTTTGATCAAAAGTTCAAAAGACTTTGGACTGATCATGAATATCATTTAATTGAAAGATTTATGCACATGCATAAGCCCTGTGGCATGTACGCACAGCTGATCCTTGTTCCGGATAATATGGACAAACAACCATCAGAAGAAGAGGAGATTTCTTTTGTTAGAGGTACAAAAGAGATTGAAAGAAAAGAAAGAAAGGTTAGTTTAAGTTCAGTGCGGTCTAGGAAATTTGGATAATGAAGTTCTATTTTATTCACCCATCTATAATCGATCTTTATGTGAATGCGTTAACTCTGCATATTCTTGAGGAAGAGCTTGGTAAAACCGGGCCAGATGGTCTGACCCTGGAGACCCAAAACAAGATCGATATGGCAACAAGTGAGTATGTTTTATCAGCAAGGGAAGCTGAAAGGTTATTCTCACCAGTCTTGATTCGGGAACAAATCAATGCTTTTAATTCACAATCAGGAATAGCATGAGTGGAAAAGGAACTATTGTACAGAGGTTGGCAACCGGCCAATTAACAGACTTGGAACGCAGAGGGTACTCGGAAGAAGGCCTTCAAATTACGGTTGATAAAGATGAACTACTAGAGCCTAAAAAGGTTTCCTTTGCCCTAACAAGTGAAGAGAAGACGGCCATTTACCAAGATATTAAGTATCGGGTCATTCAGGGTATGACTCCAGATGCTATTGGCAAAGCTGTTGTTGCTTGTATGGATGAAATTCTCAAAGAGAAAGAGAATGCAGCTTACGGAAATGAAAACCCTAAGCTTAATGGAGATCCCAAGAAGGGTGGCTTTAGGCGTGTGGAATAACGCAGTATAAATGCATGAGTGAACCAAACAAGGAACTATCAGAGGCTGAAAACGAAATGGAAAAGCGCCTAAGAACTGAGAGGCGTCAAAGACTTTTCCATATCATTGAGATGATTCTTGATGGCAAAATCGATAGTTCTAAAACTCCTTTGGCAAAAATTTTCAATCAGAATGGCCCACGCCAGAGATATGTTAGTCCAAAGGACAGGTCCACGCACAATTATGGTTATATGGAAGTAGATGAGATGATGGCTGGAACACCATTCTATGGAGATGAATAATGCGAACAATTTCGAAAAATCTTAAAAAGAGATTAGAGGCTCAGGCGCAAGAGGCAAGCTTTCAGGGGTTTGATAAGGTTGCGAGTCAAATCAATCATCAGGTAAATAATAACCCTTTGCGTGATGACCTGGAGGAATATGTTTATTCATCAGATGATTTACAAGCGGATGTAGAGAATTTGATTTGGGCTGCGGCAATTAGAACACAAGATTATTTTGGTAAAACAGCAGATGCGAAAGCTATCGGTGATGTTATCGAGTCTCTTGCTTCTGATTTAATATCTTCTGTTCGAACAAAAATTGGCGGAGATGTTATAGGACCACATGAACCTCTTGTCCCCGGGGAGAAGAGATTGATTGTGGAGATTGAACAGGATGCCTCGTAATAGATTTGAACCACCAGTAGTTGCTCCAAGAGACCCAACTAAATCAATGGGTTTTCAGAATGTTGATAAAGAAGTTGTCGCAACTCGCGGAGTTAAACTAAAGAACAAAGCTGCGGAACAGGCTGCTCAAGAGAAGAAGGAGCGCGAAGAATACATGCGCAGGTTTGAGCAGCGTGCAGAGCAGACTGTGAAGTATCATGTTGATACTGGAAATTCAACCCTTGATACAATCTCTAACTACATGAGGATGTCGGAAGATAAAACGCTCCCTCATAATCGTGGAAGTATTGGTGATGATGTAGAGAGAGAAATCAGGCAAAAGATTATTCAACTTGCTCTTGATTTAAACAACGATGAGAATGAAGAGGATAATGGAAAAGGATCTGTTATTCTTCTTAGTGCCGTTACCAAGGTTCTTCTCATTTATCGTGATAGAATAAATGTTCTAGAGTATGAACTTGAACAGTTAAAGCGTGAGCTAAAGAAAAGAAACACGTCGAGTGTGACCCATCCCGCAGGTTCCTAATGGAAAGAAGCGAACTCAGATCTAAAATAATCAAAATGATTAATGAAGAGAAGGAGTCTTTGCTTTCTTACAAAGGGCTATGCGTAAAGTTTCAAATAGAACCGGACCCAATACCGGAAGCGGTAGTAACAGCCAAGATTCAAGTTCTGGAAACTTTGATGAAAAGTTTGCTCACATAAAGAACGCAAATAAGAAGGTTAGGTTACTAGATATACTTCGACACTATGGTTTCAAAATAGATAAGAACTATCAAAGACCAAGTTGGAGTAACAATATTACATGTCCTCTGCCGTCTCATAAAGGCGCTAAGGAGAGGACACCATCATTTGGGTATAACTTTATTGGAGATCATGCCCATTGTTTTGGTTGTAACTTTACTGGTCGAGCAGTTGAGTTTATTGCTGCTTACGAAGGCGTAACAAGAACTTCTGTTGCTGAAAGAATTCTTTCCCAATACGGGGATGATGTATCTACAGACTTAAAAGATTATGGTGAAGATTATGAAGATGATCTAGCTCCGATTTTTTTAGATGGTTCTAAGTTTCTACAGGAACAAATTCAAAATCATAAACATGATTCTAAAAAGTTACAAGAGATTGAGAAGCTTATTTGGTGGCTTGATTTCTACATGATGAAGATGCCATCAAACCAAATCAAAGCTGACGATCTTAGATACAGATTTGATAGGGTTAAGGATTTGATAAATGGAAATGTCTAGAGACGAACTTGTTTCACTTGTAACCAAAACATTTGAAATGGCTGACGATAAATTATTAGAAGAAAATAATTGGTGCAAACATCTCAATAGGGTTAGAGAGATTCTCAGTCAAAGGCATAATGCTGAAATTTTCATTATTGATTTGATTGATAAATATTTCAAGGAAAATAGTTAATGAGTGTACTTATACTGGGTGATCTTCATATAGGTCGTGGAATTTCTATGGGCAAACCAGCTGAGCTTGGAAAGTTAAATTCTCGTATACAAGATCAAGTAGATTTATTGGATTGGGCTTATAACGAATGTAAGTCAAGAAGTATTAAACATATTGTACTGACAGGTGATGTTTACCAAGATTTTAGACCGCACCCAGCTGTTATTGGAATCTTTATGCGTTGGCTCAAGAAGTGTGAGCGTGGCGGCGTACAGGTTCATATTGTAATGGGTAATCATGATATTCTTCGTAGCGGCCAGTATGTAGTATCAGCTTTGGATTTGGTTTCGGAATTGGAGCTTGAAGGAGCTACTGTTTATAAAAATGTAACAAGAATAGAGCTTGATGATTTTACCATTGTTCTTGTTCCTTTTAGAGATAAGAGAATGTATGAGGTTGATTCTAAGGAAGATGCTCTCAAGAAGCTTGAACAAGAGCTGTCGGTTGTAATTAAAGAACCTTCCAAGAAGCCAAAGATTTGTATTGGTCATCTTGCCATAGAAGGATCTCTTTCTGTTGGTGATGAGATTTCTGATTATTTAAACGAACTTTATGTTCCAACAGAGATGTTTGCATGGTTTGATTATGTTTGGATGGGTCACATTCATCACCCTCAAGTACTTCAGAAAAACCCGTATGTAGCTCATATTGGAAGTCTAGACAGATCTGATTTCTCTAAGACAGAGCTTGAGCATAACAAGATAGCCATTGCCTTAGACTCAAAAGCAACACCTAAGTTTCATGAGTTGACTATTCCAACTAGAAACCTGAGACCAATCAAAATAGATGTACCTCCAGGCAAAGAGTCAACTGAGTTTGTAATAAACGAACTTTGTCTTCTATCTAAGAAGCTAGATCTGAAGTCCAATCTTGTTCGTTTAGATATTCAACTTACAGGGGCGGAATTAGAGAATGTTGATAGGGATAAGGTTCATTCATATCTCTTGAACAATCTTAACGTTCATCATATCTGTGGGTTCTCGGAGGTGAGAACTCTATCATCAATAGAAATCAATCCTGAAGATTTGTTTGATAACACAATGGAGATTGGAGATACAATCAACAAATGGGCCGAGACAAGGGCCCATTTTGAAAACGATCAGGAACGCGAAGAATTCAAAGCAGCTGCTCATGAAGTTCGTTTAGCTTATGAGGATAAGTATCTACAATGAGACCACTAAGAGTTTTCTTAAAGAACTTCATGAATCACCGCCAGACGGAAATTGATTGTACCAATTTCCAGAGCGTTTTGATTGTTGGTAAGAACAAAAAGAATGATCGCATATCCAATGGCGTTGGTAAGACAACAATCTTTCGAGCTATAGAGTATGCTTTGTTCAATCAGTCTCATGCAACTACGTTGGATAAGATTGTGCGTGACGGTAAGAAAAAAGCCGTTGTTGAGTTTGATTTCGAGTTGGCTGGAGAAATCTATCGTATTTATAGACACAGAACAGCAACAGGTTCAGCGGATGTTCGTCTGTATAAGAAGATAAACAATGAGTTCGAATCAATCTCTGAAAGAACTCCAACAGCTACAGATACGCTGATACGAAATAAGATCAAGATATCTCATAAAGCATTTACATATTCTGTTCTTTTTAGACAGGCGGATCTAACTGGAATCACTTCTGTTGAGGATCCTAAGAAGCGTAAAGAGATTCTCAAAGAGCCGCTGAACCTAAGTACATACACCAAGCTTGAAGAGATGGCTGTTGATAAGCGTAGGCCGCTTAAAAGAAAGATTGATTCTATTGAAGGATCTATTGCTGTAATTGGAGATCCTGATGTTGATATAAAGAAGGCTGAGTTAGATTTAATAGAGACTGCTGAATCTATAGAGAATCATAAAAATCAAATTCTTGTAGCAGAAGATTCGCTTAAGCAAAAGCGATTAGCTGTAGATGATTTAAAGCAATCTTTAGGTCAGCAGGATATCGATATACATAAAAAATTATCCGAGAAGGAAAGTATTCTCAAGAAGTTGAAGGAGAATGTCAAGTCTCACGATAAGCGGCTGACCGATCTGTCAGCGCTTATAAAAACAAAAGAGCTTTCAATATCCGATGGTGTTTTAAATATTGAAACATCACAAAGAGATTTGGATAAACTTACCATTGAGCCTATTGTTGATGTTAAAGACCTACAAGAAAAGCTAGATAAAGTCAGCCGTGATGAGGTAAAAGGATCCGAGATTCTTGCTGGTATCAAGGCACAAATGAATCTGACTCAAAAGTCTCTTCCAGATAGTGATGAATGTCCGACATGTCATCAGAGTATTACTTCCGAGTATCGTCAGAAGATGTCTGATGATGTGAATTTAAAACTCAAGAAGCTTCAGGTTGATATTGATTTTTATGAAGATGCTCTTAATAAATGCAAAAAAAAGAAGGGGAGGTTAGACGCAACTCTTCGCTCTGAGCGAGAGCGTACGAATCGTATTGAGCAGCTTGAAATCAAAATCAAAAACATGAAAGAGAATCAGAAATCATGGATGGAAGATGTCTCTAGATTGTACAACGATCAAAAAGAAACAACCAACAAACTAAACAGTGATGAGAATCAAGTTAAAGAAGTTTCTGAACATCTTGAAACGTTACGTGAATCTGCTGGTAAATCAGACGCGCCAGCAATAAATGATAAGATTATCAAATTAAATCAAAGCATATCTCAACTTCAAGATTCGATAACCGAGCTGAACAACAGAGTTTCAAGTCTAAGCTCTGTTCGTGGTGGGCTTGAAGAGCGTATATCTAATAGAAAGAAAGACAAAGAAAAGTTAACTGATCTTTCTAGTGATCTTCAAAAAGTTAGGCGTGAACTTAAAATATCACAAATGGTAGTTGATGCTTTTAGTAATAGGGGCATTCCAAGCTTTATTATTCAAACTGTTCTAGATGAGCTTCAGTTTGAGGCCAATTCTGCACTAAAAGAGTTACGTCCTGAGTTAGATGTTCAAATTGATTCCGATCTGAATTTCACTTACAGGAGAAACGGAGTCGAGAGAGATTATGCTCAGTTGTCACATGGACAACATGTATATATTGCTCTTGCTTTTAAGCGAGGCACTGCGCGTGTGATTCAGAAACGTCTAGGTATTGATATTCGTATGCTTGAGTTTGATGAGGTAGATTCTCATCTAGATGATGCTGGTGTTGATGCGTTCGCAGATGCCATACGTAAATGGCAAAAAGATTTTACTATATTTGTAATTACGCACAACAAAGATTTAAAAGATAAGTTCTCTCATGCAATCCTTGTAGAAGAAGGAGAGGATGGAGCAGAAGCAAGATTAGTTGGAACGTGGTAATATGAGATTTCATTATCAAGATTTAAATGATAGTACTCCTAAGAAGTACTTGGAACACGGAAGATGTTGGTTGGGCTCTTTCAGAGCTGAGTGGGCTGTACCTTCTGGTAATTATCAGCTTAGAGTTGAGCTTGGTACACATGATGAGGCTGTTCAGTTTTCTGTAGGTGTTGGTTTGTTTAGTTTGTATTTGTCGTATGAGAATTACAAACTATCTAATTTCATACAGAAAAAAACAAAAAGAAAAGAAAGACGTTATGGAAATGGACGCACCATAGGTGTCGCTGTCCATGACGGATCTATTTGGATTGACCTTTGGAAAGATCCTATGGAGTGGGATTCAAACGATCCTAAGTGGTGGTCAACTACAATCAATGTAATTGATGGTCTGCTGGGTAAGCCAAAGTACTCTCGACAAGTTCTTGAGTCCAGGGATGTAGAGGTTCCTATGCCTGAGCGTTCTTACAAAGCTAAAGCTAAACTGTGTTTGGATACTTGGTCTCGTCCAAGATGGTTTTCTAAGGTTCAAAAGAGCATAGACATTGAGTTAGAGGAACCAATCCCACATCAGGGTAAAGGAGAAAACTCTTGGGACTGTGGAGTGGATGGAACTTATAGCTACTCTGGTCCTGCTAGAAGTATTCCAGATGGTGTTGGTGAGCTTATCGAAAGTGTTCTTAGCACTCGAATTAGATACGGCGGCTGGCGTGATTGGAATTTTCAAAGAGAGAAAAGTGTCTGAATTACAAAGCTATGAAAGATATAATCCAACGTTTGTTCAGGATCTTATAGTTTATAGGGGTAAAAAATTTCTGATTCATACTATCAAAGATATTTGGTTTGAAGAAGCAATTGAAACTGCGAAAGCCCGAAGACAATTTCATGCAGGGTTTGGGTCAAAAAACATTGGTATGACCCAAACAAGGGTGAATATGCTGATGAAATTTTCGGATCGTTGGGACAAATAGCATTTCGAGAGCGCGTAAAAGAGATTGGATTAGAAAGGTGGTCTAAGTTTGTACCACTTTATACTGAAAATATATCTGAACTTCCAGATTGGGATGCCGAGGTGTGTGGAGAGAGTATTGAGATTAAAGCCATTCCACCAGATAGTAATGTACAGCGTTGTAGAATGTTGGTAAAGATTAGTGAATTCAAAAAACTAGATCAGTATGCCGCAGTTAAGTTTTGGGATGATAGAACATATTCATTCTGTGGTTTTGCTACTGGAGAAGAGGTTGCTAAAGCACCTGTAGGTGATTTTGGATATGCATCTGCACACTGGATATTTATCAATGAGTTACCGCATAGGTATAAGGATTTCTAAAAAAGAGCGTCAGGGGTTTAGCGTGCCGTCAAGGTAGGTGTAATATGAATATTATTGGTATAAGCGGACAAGCCGGTTCGGGTAAAGACACGGCAGCTGATATGTTATTGGCTAAAGATGGATTCATAAAGATTTCTCTAGCTGATCCCATCAAACGATTTTCAAAAGAGCTTTGGGATTTTTCAGATGAACAGCTCTGGGGTTCGAGTGAAAATAGAAACAGACCAGATGAAAGGTATCCAATTGGGGACGAGTTCCTTACAGCAAGGAAAGTATTACAACATCTTGGTACCGAGGGTGGTCGCGCCTTGGATTATGATGTTTGGATTCGGTATGCAATTAAGATTTCAACAGTGCTTCTGACAACAAAGAAAGAGTGGTGTTACTCCCCATCTATTGGATTGCAGCCTTACATTTCACAATACCCACAAGGTGAGTTTGAAACAGTCGAAGGATTCCCTGAGCAAGTTAAAGCTGTTGTAATTGCTGATGTTCGTTTCAAAAACGAAATTCAATTCATCAAAGAAGCTGGTGGTAAATTGGTACGAGTGATTCGCCCTGGGGCTGGATTACAAGGCGATTTTGGAAAGCATCAATCTGAAATTGAAATGGAATCAATACCAGACGACCAGTTTGATCTTGTTGTTCAGAATACAGGAACACTTGATGACTTACAAAGTATTATTGATAGGTTTGCTAACTCACTATGAAAAAATACCATTCAATGAATCTTTCTTTTCAAAAGATAATGAGCTTTCATTTTATTGGGCTGGAATGTTAGCTGCTGATGGTTGTTTGATTGATCGAGCTACTTATTGTTTAGAATTATATGGTTAGATAGAAAAAGAAACCGTTTTGAAATAAACTAAATAGGCATCAATTGGTATCAGCATAGGAGAGTAAGTAACCAGTTGATGCTTATGAGAGTTACCAAACGTATTCGAGAAGAGTACGAAACCTTACTTAAAGATGTTGGGGCGGAGAAATTTTTCAAGCACATTCTCAGAACTGGCGTGTTAGCTCGTAAACACCTTGAGTACCCTGAAGAGATGATGCTTGATCAATCCGAGGCATTTTTTGCTTTGTTTCGTACCACAGGTAATCGCAACTACTTCGTTATAGGAAGAATTTTGCGAAGGGCAGCTCATTGTATTTATCGAGAAAGTAAAAGAAAGAACAAGAACTACAAAAATAATAAAAGGTTTCTGGATATAGTTCACTAATAATTGCTTATTTAAAGTACATGGCTACAATTACAATTACAATAAAAGAATCGCCGCTGCAATTATTAGCTGGAATACCTTCAAACGTTACTCTTGATTCTAATGTACCAGCAACGATTTTTTATACTCTTGATGGATCAGATCCTTCAATATCATCATCTGTTGCTGTTGGCCCAATAGAGATGCCAACTAATAGTGGCAGTGTCGTATTAAAAGCATTTGCAACTGATGGTGTAGATACATCACCTGTTATTTCCCAGCAGTACAAAACAAATATTGTTCCTGGAAGACACCCACACGATAAAGTTTACGGTCTTGATAATGTCGCAGGAAAGGCAACCTATCCTTTTGGTTCGCCCGCAGAAGCATTCAGTCCAGGACAACGTTTTGGTAACACAGCCGGTCAGGTTGTTGACAACCAGCAAGGACCAAGAGTTCCAACGGGCTATGATGGTTTTGATGGATATGCTGGATACCAAAACCCAAATGAAAAATATCAAGTTCTATTTTCAGAAACCGATCAGATAGGACAAATGGGAAGAGGTTTGGGAACTCTTCCAGCTCGTGTGTTGTGGGTAAAGCCTAGAAACGACAACACACAAACCATTTCAACAAATGCAGCTGGTCCTTTGTTTGATCCTAGAGCACTTGTTATTTTTCAAGACTCAAGAGAAGAACAATACGATCCTGATATTCCTAAAATCAATAGACCATACTTTGATCTTGAGGATCCTGCAAGGGCAAGAGACGGAACCCTCCTAACGAACGTTGATACCATTACGCCTCAAGGTGGTTTTCTTAAAGCGCATTTCAACCCAACAGATAATTCATTGACTTACTATTACTATGATAACCGTGTAGCTCGTTGGATTATATCTAAAGAACCTTATTCTCCTTCAATGAATCCTACAGTAAACATGTCTGGTATTGTAACAAGGTCGAGTCGTGGAGAGGGCGTTGGTATGGTCTTTAAGTGGATACCGTTTAAGTATCGGCATCTTATTTAAGGATTAGAATATGAATATAACAGCAAGTCTCTTGCCTGAAAGAGACATGTCGAATGTTGACATCACTCTATCTGTCAGCAAGTCGAAAACGTTTGATGATTGTAAGGCGAAGTTCAAGTTTTGTTACATTGACAAGTTACCAAGGATTGATCGGGACTTTCACATTTTCGGAAAGTACTTGCATCAAGTTCTAGAAAATTTTCATCGTGACTTGTTGAACAACCCGTCTCGCGCAGAGGACTGGAAGCTGGCTCTTTCTGATGCGTGGGATGCTGCCTATGAAGAATACAACGATCAGATGACCGGCTTACAATATAAAGAAGCCCAGAGTATTGTAGATGAGTATGAGCAGATTTTAGAAGAAGAAGGTCTTCCAAACGTTCTTGAGGTAGAGAAACCTTTCTACATCAACATTAACAACACTGTTCTGCTCAATGGGTTCATTGACCGCATTCAGATTGATCCAGATGGGTTGATTCATGTTGCAGATTATAAAACGACAAAGGATCCTAAGTATCTGAAAGATTTCTTTCAACTAATTACATATTGCTATGCTTTATGTCTTGAGGATGAATCAATAAAAAAGATAAGAGCTTCATTTATTCTTTTGCGACATTCGTTTGATTATATCACACAGGAATATACAAGAGATGAAATCATGTCTGTGGCCGAGAAGTTTTTGAGGTATGCATCTCAAATTGGTGAAGAAAAGCTTTGGAGACCAAACCCTCAGTTCCTTTGTATGTACTGTGATTATTTAGATCATTGTAAAGAGGGAAAGAACTTCTTGATAAAGAAGGGTAAGTTGAAACAAAAAGCAGTAAAGCCAGTTGTTGGAGTAAGGAAGTGGTAAGTCATGAATGAAGCGCCAAATATAAAAGAAGAAAAAGAAACATTAGAATATCCAATCTTAAATATTGAAGAGCCTGATTATTGCAAACTAAAGGTTCATTATATTGGAGATCCGGATATTGTAAGTCAAAAACTTGAAGAGGCTGTATCTAATCTTCGTAATATTCAAATACCAGGATTTAGAAAAGGAAAAGCTCCTGATAGTGCAATCAAAGTTCGACTTCGTCCGCAAATTAATCAATTCATTGCTCGTGAAATGGCAACTGCGGCAATTGATGATATTGTTTTTGAAACAGATATCAAACCAATTGGTCAGCCATCTTTCAGTAACATTTCAATCAAAGGAAATGTTTTTTCATGTGATGTTGAACTGACAAAGAAACCAGAGTTTGAGCTTTCTGATTTGAGGTTTGAGATTCCAAAACCTGATACTGGTCCTCTTGATGAGGAAGCTCTTGCAGAAAAATCTCTTTTCAATCTAAGACTTCGTGTTGGTGAGACAGAGCCATATGAAGAAGATGATATTGTTGAAATTGGGGATCAGCTCACGCTGTCATTTGAAGCAACCATTGAAGGAGAAACGTTTGATGGATCTTTGGTAGAGGGAGAGATGTATCAGGTCGGCTCTGACCGCTGGAGTGGTTGGGATGACAATCTTTTAGGAATGAGGGCAGGAGAGACAAAAGAGTTTGATTTCAAGTTTGAGTCTGGTCCCGATACCCTGCTCGGGAAGCAAGCAAAATTTTCAGTAACTATTCATATGGGAACGAAGCGTAAGCCACATCCTGTTAATGAAGACTTTCTAAAAATGATGGGCGTTGATAGCTTGAAAGAGATGATGGATAAACTTAGAACAATTTCTAAGGCTTCTATTCAGAAAACAGCTCAACAGGAAAAAAGAAATCAAATTGCTATCAGGCTTGTTGAAGCGAATAAATTCAAGGTTCCAGATTTCATTGTTGAAAGCGAAGCTCGAAACATTGCTATGCAATCAGGTTTGCTCTTCAAAGATCTTGATGAAACTGAGAAGAATAGAATTTCGGAACAAGCCGAGAAAAATACTCGGCTGTCCTTGATTCTTGACAGTGTTCGTGAAGGTGAACCAGATTCTGTTTTGAATGATGGTGAAGCTCAAAATCATTTGGTGCAACATCTTCAAGCGCAAGGACAGAATCCTGCAATTATCAACAACCCACAAGCTAGACCGTATATTGTTAGCTTGATCAATTCAATAAAAGATGAGTTCACTTTACAGTGGATTACAGATCAAGCAACAGTTATTGAGTAAGGAAATTGAAAACATATGGCTCGTAAAGCGCGTAAATCAAAATCAACATCACCTGATGGTTTTCCCGATAAGTCTTGGAATCTTTTATCTGAGACTTGGAGAGATGCAGCACAGGGTAAACAAACAGATGAACTTGAAAGAGATCTTATAAAAGCTGTTCGTAACATGTCAAACACATCATTTGATATGAGGAATGATGCTAAGCTAAAATCTCTTCAAGATGAACTGAAAGAGTATAAGAGCTTCTTCACTGATACAATTGCTGCCGAGAAGGCAAAGGTAGATTTTTGTGTTTATCTAATGAACTCTCGTGGTGTTGTTGTGAAAAAAGCAACAGGAACAGACGATGAAGCGACAGTTGATTAAATCTTGTTGTGGTGGAAAGGGGTATGTCTTTGAGTTGGATGTACCCCTTTCCAAAACGTCTTTGGCGACATTCAAACAGGCTGGTTATAGGACAACCGAAAACTATACTCGCGTTGGTGTTTTCTTTGTTCAGAAAGATGGACTTACCGCATCTGGACCATTTGGATCTGCTAGGGTCCAGGTTCGGTGTGGCGGTTCCGCAAATTGCTCTCAGCTCGTTGATAACTTAGAGAATACATTTAAGATATTTGAACAAACAAACGGAGAGTAAATGAGAATAGCTTATCACTTAGAAAACTTAATGGAAGACTTGGATGTCTTTGATCCAACCACACTTTCTAGTATTGTACGCTTTGTAAGATCGCATGAAGACTTTCCTGCAATAACTATGCTGGTTAGGAATGGCAAGAAGTCATCTAAGTTTTTTCATAACCAATGCGTTAGCCTTCTAGAAGAAGATAATTCAGAGTGTGATATCGTATTGGCAGGATTGTTAATCATCGTTTGCAATTTAGATGTTGAAACAGATGCTGAGATGTATACCGATTTGGTGTCGAGGGTTTCGGGTTCGGATTCTACTTATCACTGGGCAAAGGGAATAGCGACAAGCTATCTACTTAATGAGGTGCTTAGTGAGAAAATACGTAAGTCTGCATAACCATACGACCGGTTCTATTGGAGATTCCATCATCTCTCCAAAAGATCTAATTTCAGCAACCAAAGATGCTGGGCAGACAGCCGTGGCCATCACAGACCACGGCTCTTTATCTGCTGTGTGGGAGGCTTTTAAAGCAGCTAAGAAAGCCGAAATTAAACTCATTGCTGGTTGTGAGTGTTACTTCGTAGATGACTCTGATGACGCAGAAGATTCAAACTTCCGTCATCTTGTGTTCTTAGCAAAGAACGCTGTTGGGTATGAGAATCTTCTCAAGCTAAACAAGAGAGGGTTTGATAAGTATTCTGTAGTCTTCAAGAAAGCAGTCCCGCGTGTGGATTGGAAGATGCTTGAAGAATTCAGTGATGGTTTGATTTGTACATCTGCTTGTGGAAACGGATTAGTTTCCCAGTATATTATGAACGATCAACCACAAGAAGCAGAAGAGGCGGTCAAAAGATTGCAGACCATCTTTGGTGATAACTTCGCTCTAGAGCTTCAGCCTCATAATCTTCAAAGAAGAAATTCTCCGTATTCTGGTCCGGTCAATCAGCAGAAGATCAATATGGCTCTCAAGAGTATTGGTCAGAAGCTTGGTATACGTTGTATAGTTGCTACTGATGCTCATTACCTCAAGAAGGAAGACCATAAGAGACATGATGCTTATCTTTGCATTGGCTCGGGTCAGCCCATTACTTCTGGTAATCGTTTGCGTTATGACAAGCACGAGTTCTATGTCAAGAACTCCGATCAGGTTTACCAACACTTTGAACGTCATATCAAAATGTGGGGCGAAGAGTTTGTTGAATCTTTATTTGAAAACACTGTGTATTATGCAGACCAGTGTGAAGAACCTAACTGGATTGATCCTGCGATAAGCACTGGAGAAAAATCTCAGCTTCCCGAGTTTCCCTATAAAGACGAACCAGACTATCTTGACTTTGAAAAGTGGAGAGCTAGTCAGACGGGTTTCAAAACCACCAAAGTGATGGATGACCAAATTGCAGACGATGCTTTGTTTTATAGGTATCGATCACTTGAGGGTCTAGAAAAGAAAATTGAAAAGGGAAAAGTTCCAGAGGATGATTACGATGAGTGTGTAGAGCAAATGCTCGAAGAGTTCGACGTTCTTGAGTACAGAAACTTCAGCTCTTACATGCTCATCACCGCTGACTTCCTCAACTGGTGTCGAAAGAATATGATTGCCATCGGACCTGGTCGTGGTTCGGTTGGTGGTTCTCTTACGGCGTACGTCAACGGAATTCACCAAGCATATCCCAAGCGTTATGGTCTTATCTTTGCTCGCTTCTTGAACAAGTACAAAGAAGCCTTTCCGGATATTGATAATGATATTGCTCCATCAGGAAGAGCGAAGCTTCATGATTACTTACGTTCCAAGTATGGTGAAGGAAACGTAGCTCACGTTTCTAATATCAACACCATCACACCGAAGGTGTATGCAAGAGACATTGCTCGCGTATTTGAATTTGGTGGTCAAGGAAGATCTGTTGCTGCTGAGATTGGAAACAACATTGCAGACTCACTTCCTGATGATGTAAAGTCTATCAAGAAAGCTCTGACGGACGCTCCTCTCTTTGCAGAATACGCAAAGCAATATCCAGAGCTTGAAGAGTATGCGGACCTTTGTGGTTTACCAAGAGCGTGGTCAACTCACGCTGGTGGTATTGTTGTTTCTAAAAGGCCTTTAGAGGGATTGGTTCCACTTCGTCGTGACGCAAACGGTGCGCTTGTTCTGGAGTACGACAAGGAACTTGCTGAAGAAAATGGTCTGGTCAAGATTGATACTCTTGGCTTGGAGACTTTAGACATTATTGGTGAAACATATAAGCTTATCTTGGAAACGGGAAAGACGTTACCAGGAGAGCCCTTCGATTACGAAGTTGTTGATGATAAGACTTATCATCTTATTGGTGAAGGTGATACCTTTGGTGTGTTCCAACTTGGATCCACTGCTGTTCCTGTTTGTAAGAAAGTGAAGCCAAGATCGGTAGAGGATATCGCCCTGGTCTCTGCTCTTGTGCGTCCGGCAGCAAAAGATACGATTCCTGATCTTCTCAAAGTTCGTAATGGAGATGAGAAGATATCTTTGATGCATCCAACTCTTCATCGTGCTTTTGCCTCAACGTATGGATATGGTTTGTATGAAGAGAGTTTAATGTATCTGGCACAAGATGTTGCTGGATGGGATCTCCACGATGCGGATAAGCTTCGTAAACTTACCAAAGAGAAAGGTAAGAATCCAGAGAAGGTTGCGAAGTGGAGAGAGGAATTCATTGAAGGGGCAGTGAAGAACAAGGGCCTCACAGAAGAAACTGCAACAAGAGTTTGGGATGAGACTATTGCGCAGTTCGGCGGCTATGGGTTCAATCGTTGTTTGTACTTTTTAGAACCCATTGATATATACACTCCAGAAGGATCTTACCTAACAACCAAGCCAATTCAAGATATTCAACATGGGGAGTTCGTCCGCTCTAGGGACGAAGGTACTGGACAGGATATCTACATTGAAGTGATTGGTAATCATGATCATGGGGAGCTTGATGTGGTTGAGGTTGAGCTTGAAACTGGAGAGAGAGTAAAATGCACAATGAATCACAAGTTCAGAACTATAGAGACGGGAGAGATGTTGCCGTTACATCAGATTCTAAAGGACGGACTGTCTATTGTTGTAAGCGATGTCACAAGAACTTCTGGGGCCTGAGTAAAGCCGATAGTCATATCACAGATTGCAAGGTTAAGTATGATCTTTTACCAGAAGGTAAAGATTTTGTAGTTTGCAAGATATGTGGGTGGCACGCCAAGAGATTGGCTTCTCATTTGCGAGAGGTTCATGGAGTACAACCTGAAGAATATGATGGTGAAGTTCTCTGTGAATCTTCGAGATTGAAATATGAATCAACAGCAAAAGATAATGGTAATTGGATTACGCGAGCAAATGAACGTGGAGATGATCTAACCGATTATAAAGAACGAATGGGTAAGGCTGTTCGAGAATCCATTTTATCTTCTCCTGATGATCGAAAGCGTCGAGCACAGGTGATGTCTGATGTGAATAAGACAGATGCAATGCGTCAAAAGGCATCTGATACTGCAAAGAAAACATCAGCTCGAAAAGATATTCAAGAGAAACGCGCGGCTAATTTGAAGAAATGGCGTGATGAAAATCCAGATGAGTTTTATGAAAAATGTACCTTTCAAATGAAAGATTCTTGGAAAAGTAAGCCAGAACTATTGTTGTTTGATTTATTAAAAGATGTAAACGGTTATAGTTTTAAACAAAATCAAATAGTTAAATCAGAATTGTTTATTTCAAAGTCGAAACGTAAACAGGTTGATATTGGTGATAAGTCTAAGCGGGTTTACGTTGAGTTTGATGGACCACTGCATTTTAAACAAACTGGCTTGAATCAGCTCGAAGCAGTACAAGAAAAGGATCGTTTGTTAGATGAGCATATTATAAGACACGGATGGATATTGATACGAGTATCTTATGATCAATTTTCGTATCGCAAGTCTGATTATGGATTCAATAAAGAATGTATGGAAAAAGTGTTTGAAATATTGAACAATCCTAAACGAGGGGTTTATAAAATAGGTGAGCTATATGACTAAATATAAAAGAAAAGAAGTTGTTCTTGAAAATGTGTGCGGCCTAAATAAAAAGTTTACAGTAAATTTTGAAACTCCATATCAGCGTGAGTTGTTTAAAATCGAGGCCATCAATGATGTAAAGTTATTTGATCCAAGGAATATATGACTAACATCAAATCGGTTACTCCAATAGGAAAGGCTCAGACATATGATCTTGAAGTTAGGCATCCTGATCATCAATATTACCTTAGCAATGGAATGTTAACGAGCAACTCACACGCTACTCTATATTCGATGATTTCATTTCATACAGCTTATCTCAAAGCTAATTATTCCATTGAGTTCCTGGTCGCGAACTTGATATCCGAAGTTCGTTCGAATGCTAAGGCATCCAAAGATAATATCCTCAAGATCAAAGCCGAGATTCGAAATAAGAAGGTTAGGATTGTTCCTCCCGATTTGAACACGTCATCTTTATCATGGAAGATTGTTGATGATAATACTCTAATGACAGGTTTAGACTCTTTGAAGTATATGGGGCAGGATGCAATTCCAGAATTGATAGACAAACGTCCATTTGTTTCTTTTCAAGATCTAATTTATAGAACTGATTCTAGGAAGGTTCGCTCTCCTAGTATTCAAGCCATGGCGGCATCTGGCTCGCTTGATTCGTTTCAGATGGATCGGAAACAAATGTTTCATTACGCATCAGACTACAGAGCCAAATTGAGAAATCATATGGGTCGTCTTGAACGTCAGATTACCAAAGAATGGGCTGCGGTAAATGGTTATAAGAAGGGTGAGGATGAGCTTGGGATGTTTTGGTATAATTCAAACGGCCGACACAATCCTCCAAAGCTTAACCCGGAAGATCAGCGGGTCAAAGATCATGTTGCTCAGTTTCAATATCCTTTCCCGGTAGAGACGCCATGGACCATACAAGAACTCTTTGCTCTAGAAGATTTCTATATGGGTGAGGGAATAAGTGGAAATACATTCGACCGGTACCCGAAATTCTTCGACAAGAACAAGACAATACCATTTGCGGCATTGCAGCAGATGTTTCCCTGGGAACTTAAAAGCGATGATGAGCGCACAAACCGAAAAGCAAATACACACTATCTTGGTAACCAAAAGATCCGACCCATTGAAGCGGTGGTGACATCGGTCTTTTCTTTTATAGTAAAAAAAGAAGACTCACCTATCTTTGGTCAAGAGATGGCTCGCCTTACCCTTCAGGATCCTTGGGGAGATGAGGCGGCGATGCTTTGTTTTCCAGAAGCTTGGGATGGCATGAAGACCAGGATTGAAAAGGAACTCTCCAATGGAAAGCAGTCTATTGAGCCTGGTATTGCTATTCGTTTCCTTGGTTCATTTCAATGGGAAAATGAACATTCAACATCTTTTGTTCTTTCTGATATATTGGATTACAAAGCGCCTCCAAGTCTTCCGGAGGATAGATCTTCTAAAAAGGTTAAGATGCCCAGGGCAACAAAGATAAAGGATCTTTCTACTCTAAATAAAGAAGAGTTATTGATGGAACTTGAAGATGAAGCTTTAGATAATGGTTTTTCATCTATAGAAGATCCTGATATAGAAGATTGCAGTTTCCAAGTAAATAAAATAGGATAATTATGAGATGTATGTCTTGTGGTGCAAATATCCCTCCAGAGTGGGTAAATGCAATTCAGCGGAATGAATGTCCCGGATGCGGCGGGGAAATAATGGGAGAGTCTACACAAACTCTCTTGAAGGAGTTAGCCGAAGCAATGCAGAAGATGCCTAACGATCCTCAAGGCGTTGCTGGTTGGCTTATATCTAACTATAGGTTTCAGAAGATGGGGACTGCGGATCCCGTTGAGAAGTTCCATCGTAAAGGTGGGGGCGGTGGTCATATTGATGAATCTAATCTCAAGGTGGATCCTACATATAATGAGTTTATTAAGAGAAACAATGCTGGCAATCTAGTTGCTCGCGGTGAGCAGCTAGCCAAGCTCAAGCATTCTGGAAATGGAAAGATAGCAGAGCTTGCTTCTATGATACACGATGCTGGCGATCCTTATGGGGATGATACAACAACCAAAGCAATGCCAGATGTAGAAGACCAGAAAGCTCTCATGGAGCTTTCTGCTGCTGGTTTAAATCCATTTGCATCCAATCCAGTTGGTGGAATTACAGATCTTTCTCAAGCGATAGATCCTAGAGAGGTTGTTAACCTGATGTCACAAGGTGGTGATACACCTCTCAAGGAAGAGATTCTTCTATCACAAACACAAGAGGGGGTAAAGTATTTACAGAGAGATAGATTCAAAAAACTAAAAGCGCAAGATGCTATTACTGGTGGCGGAGCTGGATTATTTAGAAGGTGAGTAATGGTTGTTATTAGATCTAGTCAGGGAATAGATAATAAAGAATTTGAAGAGCTTCAAAAACTTGCGTCTAAAGGTATTACCGAAGATGAGCTTGAAGAAGTTGTTGCAGAATATGAAGAGGAGGATCAGAAGAAAATTGATGCTCAGGAATCATATGAGGTAATGAGAGAGAAGTATAAACAAGAAAGGGCTCAGGAAAATTTCAATGCGGGAAAGGGAATCTTTAAGAGGTCTGAGTGAGTAAGGCTACTGTTAGGATTATAGACCATAAAAAAGTTTTAATGACACCTGATGAATTTCGTTTTTATAACGATATTTGTAAAGGGTATGATCGTCCTAATTTTCAGGGCAAAGATCTTTTTCAAGATCATTTTGAGACAAACGAGGATGGTATTATTGTTTTTGTTAAGCCACCTCATAAAAAATATTCCTCATTAGAGGTTTTTACTTTTCTTATATCTCTACAAGTCAATCAGCAGTTGAGACTTGCTCAAGATCAGATTCATTCTCTTGTATCTGAAGCAGAGGAAAAATTCAAAGATAAGTTTAAAGAGTTTGATTCTCTACAAGAAAAGGTTAAGTTATTGAAAGAAGAAGTCGAGTACCTCAAGGGTAATTCTGTAAAAGGAAACTCCAAGAGGAGCGAGAATAATGACGGAACCAAATGAGAATACAAATGATTTTTTAACTGGCTTTGAAGAGAAGTATCATAAGGTGTTGAAACAATTAGACTCATTATCTAATGGTACCTTTGATGAGGATGAGGCACATAGCGTGGCTGCTTCATGCCTACTGGCGCAGGCAGCTTTACTTTCAGATCTTGCATCTTTTGATTTAAAGTCAAGAGCTTTAAAGCGTGATATAGACTTTGCTAAGGCAACAGCTTACTCGAACCTGAAGACCAATCCACCGGATGGAAAGAAGGTAACAGAAAGTGCACTATCACAACTCATAGCCATAGACTCAGAAGTAAAGCGCATCACCCAAGAGCAAAACATAGCCGAACGAGATTATAAGCATTTGGCAAACATTCACGCTCTACTCAAGGAAGCGCACCTTACTTTCCGGTCGATTAAAAAAGGAGTATAATGCCATCGAAGAAATTAACAGCAGAAGAAGCTGCATCATCAACAATAAATATTGCAGAGCTTGTAGCTAAGGCACAGGGTCGATTTGATAAGAAAAAATCTGCCATCGCAGCTCGTATGAGAAGAGGTGATGAGATTGTTCTTTCAGAAGATCCAAAGGATTACATCAGCTCTTCAGAAATTAATAAGTTTTGGAAGCCGCTGACGGGTATTCTTGGCGTTGCTTTTGGACGTATCTTTCAAATAGCTGGCAAACCAGACTCTGGAAAGAGTACTGCATCTATGTTAGTCATGAAGGCCGCACAAGATCAAGGCGTGCTGGTTATCCTTTGGGACTCCGAGGGTAAGTTCGATTCAGCGCGATATAGAGATCGCATGGGTGGAGATCCTGCACAATTGGCCGTAGCTCCCAGCCGAAACATCCTTGAAGGTGTTCAGCAGGTTGTTGCGTATGTCAAAGCAGCGAAAGAGATGAATCCTGAACAAAAGATTCTCATTGTTTGGGACTCTGTTGGAGCTTCTATTAACTCCGCAGAAGATGAAGAGAATGATGATTATAGTAAGCAGCCAGGCGTTACAGCAAAGGAAGTTTCCTGGGGCATTCGTAGATTCAATCAACTAATAGAAAAGTTCAGAGATACTAATGGAAATTATACCATTGGAGTTCTATGTATTAATCAGGTGTATGCCAACATTGGTTCTGTTGGATTCAAGCAAAAAGGAGGAGCTGAACTAGAATATCTTAGCTCCCTTATTTTAGAAATGTCGAGGAAGGCTACGCTCACACGTACTAGGAACAAGCAGAAAATCAAGTACGGAATTACGACCGTTGCAAGGGTTAAAAAGAATCACCTTTTCGGAGGTGATGATTGTGTAGCCGAATTGGATCTTGTTGTTACCGCCTCTGGTATTGAGCTTGCTTCAGAAACTAAGAAAAATGACCCTGATCTCGAAGGGTTAGACGAGGAATAAAATGGTAGGAATACCCCCAGTATCGCAACCATCTGATAGTAAGCCGATATATCTAATAGTAGCGAATGACTCTACTGAAAAGGATGGCATAGTTTACTATAAAACTAGGGCCTTGAATCAAGGCCCTGCCACCCTTGAATTTAGGGGATTTCAATTAACAAAAACACAAGCGGGTCAATTATTAAAAGATCCTTATGCAACAACAAATAGTGCAAAGACGGAACCAAAATCGGTTAACCGAATCATTCCGTGGCACAATATAATTCGCATAGAGAACACAACATACCAAAAACCGCAAGGAGAAAAATATGAGTAACAATACATCATCAGTAGGAATTAGAGCATGGGGCGCAAGCCCAAAACAGAAGCGTCAGTACGATGATGATCTTCCAAAACTGGACTTCATGAAGCTTCAGCCTGGAATCAACAACGTTCGAATTGTTTCAAACATCGGAACTTATTTCCAAGTTCGTTGGAAGGGACCAAGCTCCAAGAGAAGTTATGGCGACCGTATTCGCACCGCATGGCCCACCTATGGTGAGGACTGCCCAGTCAAGAAGTATCTTGGCAAAGAGGGTAAGGAGCGTCACATGGTTGTTGTAATTGACCGTGCAGATGGCGGGCTCAAGATCCTTGATCTTAGCCAGCTGACTGCTGAACAGGTTGAGACCAACCTGGAGGTTAAGAATTCAAAGCGTCCAGAAGGAAAAAAAGTCACACCTCGTGATTTTGATATCTCCATTAAGTTTGATCCAAAGAGCAAAACAGCCACTGGTTTCTACAGTGTTGTTGCTGACGATACCGATCCAATGTCAGAGGCAGATCTTGCACTGATTGCGGATATCGGTGGAGAGGATGTGCTCGATAAAATAATCAACAGGCAGATTGTTTGCCCAAAGCCTGAAACTGTTGAGAAGCGTCTTCGTGCGCTTGGATGGGACGGAACCTCCGCAGTCACTACTACAGCAGCCGCTTCGGCTGATCTGGAGGAGCCGGCAGAGGACGATTACTCTTTTCAGCGTCCAGCGGATTCTGAAGAAACAGATACAGCTGTAAACGAGTAATCACAGCTTTCTTTACTTAGCTTTGAAGGGAAGAGTTTCTTAGAAACTCTTCCCTTCTTTTTGTTTTGATATATTTGATATTATGATTTGGAATACTGAAGCTTGGGTACAGGAATCTGAACGAAAATATCCTGGAAGATTTGATTATAGTGAAACTGTTTATATAGACAGTTATCATAAAGTTAAAATTAAATGTAAAGATCATAATATATTATTTGAAGTTCAACCATCTTCATTTATAAGATCAAGTTCTAAAGGTCACTCTTGTCCTGTTTGTTATAGAAATAAAAATCTTACAAAAGAAGAATTTTGTTTGAAAGCACAAACAAAACATCCATTTATGGATTTTTCTAAATCAAAGTTTGAAAATATTAGAAATGAAATAATTGTAATTTGTTCAAAGCATGGAGAATTTTTAATACAGGCAAAAAAAGTTCTTTATGGTCAAAATTTAATTTGTCCAGGATGTATTAAAGAAGATATTTCTGGGTTTGATTTTGTTAAGTTTTATACAGAAAACCCTAAAGGACAGGAACCTGGTATTTTTTATAAACTGAAAGTAATACATAAACAAACAAAAATTGAATTTATTAAAATAGGAATTACCTCTTTGACATCATATCAGAGATATGATTTTTCAAAATATACAGATTTTGAATTTGATGTTATTGATGAAATTCATACAACTAATTTAGAATCTGCTATTTTAGAAAGACAATTTAAACAAGATAATAAAAGTAAAAGGTTTTTCTTACCAAGAGATATTGATTTTTGTGGTAGAAGAGAATTGTATGAATATGATGGGTATTATCAACTTTTACATTCTCAAGTTCAATTTATAAGAAATTCATTATTAGAAAAGCAAAGTGGTTTGTGTCCTGTTTGTAAAAGATTAGTTGTTATGCCAACACTTGATCACTATCACTCTAAAAAACATTTTGGTAGTGGTCTTGTTCGTGGAACTTTATGTAATACATGTAATCGAATTGTTGGTGTAATTGAAAATAATTTTTCTCGTAATAATATTGATTATTCTGATGGTCCAAATGTTCTTAGGAATATAGCTGATTATATACTTGAATCAAGAACAAGATATATACATCCAAGTGAAAAGCCAAAATCTCCAAGATTGATGAAATCATCTTATAACAAATTGGTAAAAGTAATTGATGGAAAGCAGAAGGTACCTCCTTACACCAAACGGTTCTCACGGAAATTGGAACTATTGTTTTCAAAGTATAAAGTGGAACCAACCTTTTACTAGTCGAGGTCGCTGCTCTTTAGATATGATAGGAAGATATGAACACTCATGAGGCGTGTAATATTCTAGGTGTTCCGTTAGGAGCGTCAAAGGATGAGATAAAGAAAGCTTTTAAAAAAGCAGCTGTTCTTTATCATCCTGATAAAAACAAATCAGATGGAGCTGAATTAAAATTCAAACAAATCAATGAAGCATTTCAGTTCCTAGAAAAATACGGATCAAGTACATCATCAAATCCATTCCATGATAATTATGATCATGGAGATCATTTAGCAGACGAATTACGTCGTCGTATGAATGATGTATTCAATGTTAATTTTGGGGGTAAAGATCCTTTTGGAACGCCAAGACAAGCTGGACCTCCACCAGTTGTAGTTTCTGTTGAGGTTTCTTTTGAAACCTCTGTCTTAGGAGGTCGAAAAGAAGTTGCTTTTGAAAGATTTGTTAAATGTGATTCTTGTGATGATGGAAAGATATCAGAGAATAAAACTATGTGCCAAAAGTGTAGTGGGCATGGAAAGAGAAAATATGGGAGCGATGGTCGTGAACTGCCGTGCACATCATGTAGTGGCACAGGATACAATGCTGTCAATGTAAATTGTACAGTTTGTTATGGTACGGGATCGGTAAAAAGCACTACAAAAGTAAGTGTAGCAATCCCTCCGGGAGCAGAAAGTGGAACAAGGCTTTCCCTGAAAGGAAAGGGAAACTATCTTTCAAAGTACGTCTCTGGTAATGTTTCTGTTATTATTTCCGTTGTACCAGATACAGAGATGCAATTGAATGGCAAGGATGTTATATCAGTAGTTGAGCTTAGCTTATTGGAAGCTCTAAAAGGAACCAAAAAGAAATTGAGAACGATAAAGGGCGAGAAGACTCTTTCGTTCAAACCAAGAACAAAACATAGAGATACTGTTAGGGTTGCTGGATTTGGCGTTCCACCATACGGTGTTCATTCATTTTTAATCAATGTTAACTATCCAGAAAATATAGATGACATTATAAATGTTTTGGAGCAAACTAACCAAGAAGAAATCTCAAGTAAACAAGATTAGGAGATATAGTGGATTTCAGATCATTTTGTGACAATAAAGGCTGCGGAAAAGAAATGCGGCCAGTTGTCGATAAAGAATCTTTGACGGCGTATTGTACAGAATGTGCAAAGCCGGTAGGTAATATTTCTATTTTCATGAGGCGTCAGCTTGTTTCAAATGGACAAGTAAGACGAAATGAGAAGAAGAAACTTGCATGGTCAGTTACATGTAACCATTGTAAGAAGGAAGGGCCTCCGTCATTGGATAAGGAAGGAAACACTTTGGTGTGCTCATTTTGTGAGAAACCAATTGATAATCTGGCGAAACCTTTTGCTCAGATGATTAAGGTGAACCTTCAAGCTCAGCGGAGAGCTAATGGACAATGAACTCGTTTCAGGAACATAAAAAGACACAAAAGTCACTTAAAAACATTCTGAAGGCATGTCAACATTTGTTGTTGACATCTAAGCATGCGGCCAAAGCCAGAAGATACCTAGATTCCCGCCTCAGTAAGGATGATCAAATTCTGTGGAGGTTTGGATACTTTCCTCAGGATGATGCTCTTAAAGAACTTACCTCAATGGTAAAGAAAGAAGAGCTGAAGCTAATGAATCTTTATTACCCAAAGTTCTTTGGTGACACAGCTCCTCATGGGCACTTCTCAGAGCACAATTTAATAATGCCTTTTTGTAATGCTCATCAAGATATTGTAGCTATTCTGGGACGGTGTCTTCTTTCCGAAGAGGAGCGTCAGGAGAATATGATTCCTAAGTATAAGTACTCTGCTGGGTGCCGGAAAGAGTTGTACGTTTATGGTTTGGATAAGGCTAAGAATGATATTCTTAAAAACGATTTTGTCATAGGGGTTGAGGGTCAGTTTGATTGCATCTCTATGCATGCTCATGGAATCAAGAACACTGTTGCTTTTGGTTGGGCTAATCTGTCTAGATATCAAATGTTTCAACTACATAGGTATACAAATAATATTTTCTTGATGTACGATAATGATGAGGCTGGTCAAAAAGCTAAGAAAAGAATAAAAGATAGGTATAAAGACTACGTAAATATAAAAGTTATTAGCCCACCTGAAGGCTTTAAAGATATTGATGAATTTTTTCGAGACTCTAAAGATAAAACATACGTAAAGTATGTTATAGATAGAATGAAGAGTTTCGGAGAAATGAATGGGAAAAAAATCTAATCGTTCAAATGGATACCAGTATTTATATACAGAACAGCCATATTCAAGTGAGATGATGGCTGAATTCTCAGAAGCTCAAGGGCTTGTTGAAAATTACAATCCAGAAGATAGAGAAAAGCTTTTAGACCTTAGAGATGATTTAAAGCTTGAATTTTGGAGATTAGCTAAAGAACACCTCACTGAGCGCCAGTTCCAGGTTATTGAACTTTTAGCTAGGGGATACACCCAGATAGAAATAGCTAAACAGTTAAATGTAAACCAAAGCTCTATTACTAAGTCCGTAAATGGTAATTGTGATTACCGAAATGGTAAAAAGATATACGGCGGTGCGAAGAAAAAACTCAGACGATTGGCAGATAAAGATCCCCAGATACAGGCAATAATTGCGCAGATAGCTGAGATACATGCTCTATATAATTGAGACTTGGCTCGTATGCGCGGAATGAAAAGACCCACGCATTTTGTGCTGTGGGCTTTTGTTTTTGTTCTATCACTACTTTTGCATCATTTTAGCGCAGACGCTTGCCAACCCCTATAAATAATTTGGAGAATCAATGAAGGATAAGTTCACAGTTAACTTTGATAATCTTTCTCAGACGTTACTTCCTCAGCGCTCGTATCGTCTAGCAGATGTTCAGAATCGTATTGAAAAGGTTGCTTATGACCTAGTTCGTTTTAGAGATAACGAAGACACCGAGCAGCTATGGAAGATTCAAGATGGTTCCGATGGTCCTGTTATTGTAGCTCTATATGGAGAGGACGGCGGTCTTGCTGTAGAGTCTAATAATGAAAAGAATGATTGGGATGCGCTTCCGGATAAGAGTGCTATGCACATTTATTACAAAGGCGAACCTCTTGTTTCTCTGTCTTCTAGTGATATGGGTATTCCGGAAACTGAATTCAATATTGCACGTAGGTGGTTACCAAAGAAATTGGCAAATGATGAGTCTCTTCAGAAAGAAATATTCTCCAAGGTGGCGGGTCGTTCTCGTGAACTTATTTGTCAGCGCTTTCCTGAGCTAAGGAAGGTTGCTGACTTTAATGGTATTGAGGCTTATGAAGATCATGAAATTCCTCAAGAAGCACCTAATCATAATATGGATTATGACGATGCGGAGGTGGATAGCATGGTATCAGAGTTATTAAATCTTTATGATGAGAAGCAGATATCAAGAGCCAAGCTTGAAGGGGTCATAAAGCAATTGGTTGCTAATGCTGCAAACACAAACATCAAGCGTGGGAAATAAGGGAAAAGTTATGGATATTCAAGAGATTAGTTCATTGATTCAAAAGGCAGCGGCTGCTGTCGAAGCAAACGAAAAGCTTGCCCTTCCTATTGTTGCTGCAAAGGCACGTCGTGAAGCACAAGCCAGACCAACAGATACGGCTCTTATCAACGCATCTCAGGTCCTAACAAAGATGGCTTCTAACCAAACATTCATCTCCAAAGATGAGCTTCGTCAGGTTGTTGAGCGATTCAGCGCGTCTCATTCAAAGCTCTCTTCTGTTTTTGCTGAAGAGCTTGGTAAGCAAGCTGAACGCAAGCCACAGACATTTGTTCGTGACTCCAATGAAGGAATGCCTCTGGATCGGGACTACGCTAAATTTGCAGACCCAATTCTTTCTAATGCACTAAGTGGTGCTTTTGCAGCAACCCCTAGAGAGCAGATTTACAGTGCAACTGATTCACAAAAAGCACAAAGAGCTGCTTATGCTCAGCTAATTGGAATTGGAATTGAGCCAAAGGACATCACTACATTTGCCGGTCGCCAAGATCTGATCATTGTCCAGGCTTCTCACGAAACCCCAAAAGGAACAGCTTTTGCTCTTATCCCTGTAGAGTTGAGAGAAGGTAAGGCCATTCTTCCAAGTCTCTTCCTTTCTAGAGCGGGCTTTGAGGATCTTGGTAAGCAAGCCTACCAGAAACACATTATAAATACAGCTGGAAAGTCCTTCCGTGTAGATGGTTCTAGACTTCTCGATGTGCTTGAACGTGTCAAGAAGGGCTCAGAGAGTATCGTCAACGAAGTAGAGCTTGCAGCTATCAAGGTCGCTTCTGAAACTGGAACACCAGCAATCGATCAGAATTCTTTGCTCTATGCACAGATGGAAGATCCACATGCTGATATTCAGCTGCCAAAGATGGCAGCCACAGAAGAAAGCAAGTTTGCTGAAACTCTTGGTAAGCCAGATGGTATAGCAAGATTCATTCATGGTGACCGCGTCGTTGAGGCTGGCCGCTCTATGCTTGTTCGCAAGTTTTCTGAGATGGGCTATGGCTCAGTACAGGTCAAGGTTGCAGACGTTGAAGAGGGTAAGGTTTTCTATGCCGTAGCTATCGGTGTTGGAACTGGGCTCAAGGTACCTGTTGAAGTTACTGGCAATATGATTCTGCCACCAAAGGTTGTTTTTGCTAACGATGCGGTAACTGCATTTAGCAAGAGTGCAATCGATGAGGTTGTAAAATCTGGCCTGGGTGGAAACAAGAGAGCGCTTGCAACTGCATCTCCTTGCTACGGAATGAAGCCAACCGAGCTTCTTGACGTTGTGAAAGAGTCTGTTGCTGAGGGTAATTATCTCAGAGCTGAGGATGCAATCAATGTTCTTGGTGAGGTTGACCCACACGCACAAAGAGTTGCTATTGCTCATATGATGATGAACATGGGTTGTGAGACTGGCAAGCAAGACCCTTATGAGAGTGAGCATCAATCAATGCGGCGTCTAGCTTCTCAACCAGTTCATGACACACCACAGTTCATGACTCATAAGATTTTCTTTCCAGAAGGCGCATAAGGAGAATGATGTCTGTTTCAATAGATTTGAGAGTTCTAGCTTCTAGACTAGAGAAGAACTCTGATGATTTGCTTGTTCGAGCTTCAAGCAAAGGACCAGAGGTTTTTGAAAAAGTAGCTACTGCAATTGCTGCTGCATCTACGTTATTGGAGGAAGTTGCCGATGACATGGATAAGCATGCAGAGTTTAGTATCACTGAGCAGCAGCTCAATGAGATAGCTGCTCTCGCTTCTGCTTTTGATGAGAGTGGTGATCCGCTACTCAAGAAGCAGGCATCTGTTCTGGACGAACTTCTACTTTCGATTGCAGCTCCAAAGACTGCTGCTTTAGAATCTAGAAAAGTTTATGATGATGAGATTACTCGTCTTCGTGAAGAACGTCGTAGGCTAAGAAGGGAGGAAGCTTATCAGAAGCCTGCTCAGGCTCATGCGGCTATGCACAATCAGAAAGAGCAAGCAAAGGCAGTGGCTCAGCAAGTAAAGAAGTATGTTCCTCTTGAGGCACCTCTTCAGACACGTTACCCACCAGATCGTCCAGGCGGACAGATGACACGTATCACTGATCATGTTTATCAGGATATTGTGACTGGTATCATTTATGATTACAAAGCTGGATACAAAACACAGAAGGGTAATGAAGTTCCTGGTGGAGCTGTAGAATATCAGACAAGAGATTTCGGTGATGTTCGAAATCAGGGAGCTTCTTTGTTTGAGACTCGTGAGTCTATCAACAATAGATTTGCTAGTGATGATTTCAATCACCTCAAGAAGTATGCAATGGGCGAGCAGATTGCAGCAGCAATTCAGGTTTGCCGCGATGCAGCTCCTGATCTTTTGGAAGGAGCGCTTGATTGCGCTTATGATGATGGTCTATCAACAACAGAAGTTGCTAACATTCTTGTAGACTCTTTAGATCAATACAAGGGAGCATCTAGCGATAAGGTAGATCAGATTCTAAAGGCAGCTGGTGATAATTTTGGTAATCTAAAAAAAGCACAAGGGGCAAGTAACATTGCAGTTGCGTTGAGCACCATACAGGAGCTTGCCCCGCATCTGCTAAAAGGGGCCGTTGCAAAAGCAAAAAAAGCAGGGCTTGATGACTATCAAATCAAGTACGTTCTTTCTTCTGACTTTGTAACAAAGTTTGATAACCCTGGCGATGAATTAAAGATTGCTAAAGAGATCATTCTTCCTCAACTAAGATCTCTAGGTTGGGATGATTTGGTATCTACTCATCTCAAAGCTTTAGCTAGGATGGGGGTTGATAAGAATCAACTTGCAAAAGTAGCTAGAAGTTCTAGCCCATTAAAAAAAAATTCTAAACTCAACTCTCTAGCTAAAATTCTAAAAGAAAGTCAGTTGAGAGAGTTTGAATTTGAGGGAGATCCTAATTTAGATATTGAACTCGAACTGGACGAACCACAGGAGTCTGGTTTGGAATTAGCCGTTCAGCCAGAGATATCTCCGGCTCCAACAGGTTTTCCATCTTTCCTTTCTCCAAAGGCACCACAAGTCCAACCTGCTCCTGAAGTTCAAGAGCCAAAGGTTGAGGAAGCTGTAAAGCCAGAGTCTAAGCCATCATTTCTAAAGAAGGAAGTGGAGCCAAAGACAGGCCCTGTAACACCATTTTCTAATCCAGGTCTTTGGGGTAGCGCATATGATATGGCTCTCGAAGAGGTAATGGATAAGAAGAAAGGATGGAGCTTCATGCGTCTGTTGAATAAAGAGAACAGCGATGGAACTCCGAAGTACACAGAGAAGCAAAAGCTTCTTATGACTATGGAAAGAATCAACCAAATCATGAAGAACAATGGTTTTGTTGGTGCTTATGAAAAGGCTGACATTCCAGAGGGTGATGATGCTGGTTATAAACCAACAGAGTTTGGTTATGTAACTAACAAAGATGTTTTTGAGTACAAGAACAAGCACAAGAAATCTGTCCATGAAAAGGTAGAAGAACTTGGCAAGATCGAAGAGCCATCTCCAAATGAAGTTGCAAGTTTCGAAGGTGAGCCAACAACTAAGAATAGTGTTGTCAACTGGCCTAAGTACATGGAAAGTACTGGTGTAAATATTACAGACGAAGCTGCTGAAAAGATTGATGGTGAAATAGCTAAGATGTGGCCAGAGCAGTTTGCTAAGTATAAAACTCTGTTCAATAAGTTTGAGTTTGGTACAACAAAAGAAATGCCACAATTCAATAAGCTTCCATTGCCTGTTCAAGAGAAGCTAAAGACAATGTTCTTTTTGAAAGAGAAAACGCCGGCAATTCTTGAGAAGTATCCAATGATGTTGGCTGAGGTTTTCGCTACTCGTGATGCAGATGAGAAACTTAGGTATGCAGAAAATCTTGGTGGAGAAGAGGGTGAAAAACTCAAGAGCGAAGCTATCTATATTAGCGATTTGATACAATCAGAAGATCCAATTCTTTTGAAGATGTACAAAGAAAAGATTGAAAAGTATACATTGTCTGAAGACGTTATGTCAAAGATGAGATCTTATGTTCTATCATCTGGTTCAGCGCGTGAAGCTGAAAACATGTTAAAAGATATACGTACAGCTGTATTCAAGAATACAATCGATAGAGCTTTGACACAGAATAATCTTCCTTCATTTTTCAAAGAAGAAATTCCTACACTGACAGATTTTGCCGAGAAGCTTGAGAGTCTTGGAAAGAAGACATCGGTTGTAAAGCAAGAACGAAAAAAGAATGAACTCAGGAAAAAGAACGAAGCACCAAAGAAATTGATTGATATTCCAACAGATGAAAATGGTGAAGAGCTTATTCCAATCTGGGATATGGGCCAGCCATATATGGAAGCTTTGGTTGAGGCTTACAAAGAGTTCCCACCTGACTTGGAAATGTCAGAGGGTTCTAAGTGGCCAACTGATTTGAATTCACCAGAGCGTGATGAGTTTATGAAAGACCGTGGCTTTGTTCCTCCAAGTGCGAAGGTAATTGCAGGAAGGGTAAGTATCAATAACCTTATCTCTTCAATGGATGGTGTTTGGAAGTCTCTTGGAAAAGGCGAAGATGGTAAGTACAAAGGCAAAGCGCTTGAGTACTCAACAGATCCTATTGTAGATACAGGAAACTTTAAGACTCTATTTACAAATCCTGAGGAATACCTAAGAGCATATGTAAATGCAAAGAAACAGAATCCGTTTGAGCGTACAGAGATTCCTAAAGAATTTGCTCAAATAACTGTTAGTGAGCCAGAGGATATGCCTTATGTATCTGATGCTGTAAAGGTTAAGATTGCTGACCTGGTTGGTAATGGAGTTAGAGATGATAACATTATTGATGTTATGTCTAACCCAGCAACCAATGGAGTTGGGCGAGCAATATCTGTAGAATACCTAAAGCCAATCATTTCATGGATGAAGTCAAATAAGAATCTACAGGGTATGATTTGGAGCATGGCTCTCAAAGGAAAGTCAGCAGAAGATGTTATGAGTGTTGTTTCTGAAAAGTATCCAGGAGCACAAATCAAGCCAGGAGTTATAGAGTTCTTTATAGATAGGGTTCGTGAATCTATGGCGCGTCAGGTTGAGTCAAATAAAAAGATTGATGAAGCAATGGAAGCCGAAGGATTCTTCCCACCAAATAAAGAACTCATTGGTAACAAGAGTACGGCAGATATTTTAAAGCAGAAAGGAAGGAAGAACCCTTATCAAGATTTGATTGGTCTTAGGTCCATGACAGATATGCAGTAATCTAAGAGAAGGCAATGAATGTCCGATTTCAAGAAAATTATAGATCATCCAGAGAAGGAAACTATTATATCGAAGCTAGTAAGCGGAGATAGTTCTAAACTCGTATCTAAATATCTAAAGGACAAATACCCCGGACCAGACGAGAATCATCTAAGAATTCCTGCAACAACGTTGCAGGAGTTTTTGGATACGTATGCAGATCATCATGGTTACGTAAAGAAAATTGTTCAGCGTGATACAGATTCAAAACTTGATAAGCAAATCAAGGAATCACTTCTTGACAATCGTGCTTGGAAAGAACGTGTTCTGGATGGAGTTAATAAAGAGATTAACTACATAGAAAGACTGAATAACGTTATTACAATTCTTGAAACGAGAGCTGAGCAGATTTTCGATATGATTCAGGGTGATCCTGAAGATACTCGAAAGGCAGATTATATATTCACAAAGTACATGGAACTCTTAATGGCCGCTTTGGAGAAGGCGGACAAGATCAAGAATGATCGTCCTGATGTACGTATAGAGCACACGTACACTGTTCAAATGGTTGAGCAGCAATCCGTTGCTTTTCAAGAAGCAATCCGCCGAGTACTTGAACGTCTTGGTCCGGATTATACCTCTTTGTTTATGGACTTATTAAATGAAGAGATGCAAAGGTTGAATCCTAAAGATATAAATCCTGTACCAACACAAAAAGAGATTACAAGAGAAAAAGAATCTTTAGCTAAACTCAATGAAAAGGTTGAGGATTTTGATAGAGAGGTTTCTGAAGAAGTCTTTGATGAAGAGGAGGATAACAATGACGATGAGTAAACATCTTCAGAATCAATTAGATTCAAGTTATTGTGATCTCTTACCAGATAATATTAAGAAAGATCTTGAATCAGAATATATGACGATGTCATCTGTTGGTGTTGATAATGATGAAGACCAAAACAAATTCTTCATGATATTAAACCATGTTCCACAGGTAGCTAAATCTATATTTGATATAGTACTAAATAATAAAACCGCTCTAGCAATAGCTGCGGAAGTGTTTAGAAACAAAGAAAAAATACCAATAGATACACTTTTAGGGCTAATAGAAGCTATTGATTTGGCATTAAAGAAGATGATGCCTTTTGATATTAGACCTAAAATTGCCTACCCGCAACCAAACAGCCGTCTAGAGCTTCCTAGATATGACCTGACCAGATGGGTATCTGCTACTCATAAGATATACTCATTGGTAGCAAAAGGTCATTCAGAGCAGGAGGCTCGACAGATTGTTTTGGGTTCGTGGGATAAAAGGGAAAAAATGGATTATGATCAGTGGGTAAAATTCTACAAAGAAAAAACACCAGAGAAATATCCAAAGCTAGCTTCATTCAATTCTGAATTGATGTTGGCTGGGGTGCCAGCGAATTCTTTGAAAGCTGTCCTACCAGCTCCTTCTGGTTTTGGTTACAACAGAGTTCCTCCGGGACTTCCACAGAATCTTCCGCAATCTACAAACGATGTTAGTGATGTGCGTGATAAGATTGAGACACAGAGATCCAAGATTATTTCTCGTTTGAACTCCGCAGAGAAAATGCTTGCATCTATGGACGGTCAATTGTTTGCTGGTGAAGATCAAGAGTTGATGCTGAAGCTTCTACAGGATTTGAAGAGAAGAATTCAGACTGCAAACAAACTAACTGTAAAGTCATCACTATTTGAAGATCATATTTTTAGAACAGCGAACCAGCTTAGGTTCCAGGGAAAGAATAAAGCTGCTGGTTTCTTTTTCAAGATTGCTCAGCTTCCTCCACTAGGAGCACCTCCAGGCGGAGGCGCTGGTGGGTTGTTTGGTGGTCCAACAGATGATTCTGGTGGGGATTCTCTAACTCCAGCACCTTCCGGAGATAAGAAGGAGACAGAAGAACTTCTCAGAGAGTTCTTTGATAATCTCAAGCGTGGTGTCAATGACAAGGATGATACTCCAGAAGAGAGAGAGAAGTTGGAACAAGAGGAGGCACAAAACCAAGTACAACCGGCTCCAGTTCCTTCACCAGCACCAGAGGTTGCGGTTTCAGAGGAAGTTCAAGAACCAGAACTATCTGAAGATGGTAAAGCTGCATCTGCTTTTGATGAATACCTCAAAATCGGTTCGGGTATTTGGAAGCAAGCTCAGCTACCTCCAAGACAGCAGCCGCTAAAGCCAGCAGCTCCTGCGAAGCCGGCAAGCGTAGAGATTGACGGTCCAGAAGGACAGGTCATTCCTAACGACAACACAGATGAAGTAATTGATGCGGCTCTAAATAGCATCACAGTTCAAAATGTTATTCGCAGACTAGAGATGCTAGTTAGTATTTACAACCAACGTGAAATATCAAGACAGTTAGCATTCCTTGATATTATGATGGACCGTCTAGGACTTGCTTCATTCTTCCCACAGCTCGGTGAAGCAATGGGTAAGGCTCTTGAGGGTAATCAGTATATTGGCAATCGTCTAGAAGAGATTCTTGGTAAGCTCAAGGGTTCTGTTAATGTTCCTTCAGCTACAGAGTGGGTTGATACTCCAAGGCAAGACAACCCAGCTACAGCTGGTATTAGAAATAGGCTGCAACAAGAAGAGGACCAGGAAGAGCAACGTAAGGAAATGCGTAAGCAGAAAGATCTTGCAAAGATGCAGCAAGGTCAATCGGGTCCTAACACAGCTCCTGTCGCAGATGGAAAGGTACCAGAGGTTGAGATTAGGGAACCTGTCTCTCGCGTAGAAAAACAACCAGCAATTCAGACAAGGTGATAGATGGGAACTCTCAAGGATACCCTTCTACAAATCAAAAGGCTAGCTGTAGATAACAGCCTTTCTGAACCCTATATAGTAGGTGGGCTTCCGCGCGACAAAATTATGAATAGGATTGAAAAAATCAATGATGTGGATTTGACATCAGGTGATGACTCTATTCATAAACTTGCTGAGATTTGTGCAAATCATTTTCAGATAAACCCCATGCGTATGCCTGATGGTCACTTTCAGTTATACATTGAGGGTATCAAATATGATTTCTCATCTAATTATAACTCTCCTGATGTAGACTACTTTCTAAACAAAGCTGGTATAAAAGAACCAACAGAGATGCAGAGAGAGTTATTTAGTAGAGACTTTACTTGCAATACTCTTATTCTTCCTTTGAATTTAAGAAAAATTGTGGACCCAACAGGTTTGGCTTTGGATGATATTTCCAGAAAGATTCTTCGAACCCCACTACCTCCAAGAATTACTCTAAGAGATGATCCTAAAAGGGTTGTTCGTGTTGTGTACCTAGCTGCAAAGCTTGGGTTTGCGGTAGAGAAGGATATTATTGTGTGGGTTAGAAATCATCCTGATAAAATCAAACAAGATGTGAGTGCTGGTTTTGCTAGAAGAAAACTTGCGGATGCTACTAGGGAAGATCCGCAGAAAACAATTGCTCTTATGAACTCTATGAATCTTTGGAATGTTGTAGCGATTCCTAAAATTCTACAACAACAAAGAGGCGTTTTATGACAAAGAAAGCTTATTATCAAGGAACCTCTGATCCTGATAAGGACGAGGGACAAAAAGATACAGCCACTCCAAAAGAGAGGCAGGATAGAGATACTAGAAAGCATGTTCTTTTTAGGAACTATGATTATACAAACGAAGAGGCAAGTGAGATATCTCCTGGTGGGGGCTTGTATCATGGCCGTATGGATAAGTATAAATCTGTAAAAGACTTTCGTAACAAGAAGAAAAAAGAGAATGAGAAGCTTGATAGAAATTCTCAGACTCAGACGTACGCAGAGAGTAAGATTGATTTGATTTCTAGATTTTCATCTGTGTTTTTTGAGGCCTCAAAGAAATGACCAAGGTTCATCTCAAGCTAGCAGAGATTCGTAAGAACAATGATTCTCCTTGTCCTTTCGGTCTACCTATTCCTTTTGGTTGTAGGTATGCGGGAAAGAACGTGGAAAGAATGGCTCCACTGGATATTATGGGCGAAGAAGCTTCTGATGAAGAGAAGGAGCAGATTGGTTCTGCGAATACTAAATTGCTGGCTTGGAATCTTCTCAGGTCTACTGAGGAGCCCTCGGTATGTCCCTATGCTGGACATATCCTTCAGGAAAAAGAGGCTGTTGAGTGTAACTATAATGATACAGCTCCCGGCCAGGGCCCGGCTCAATCATTGAATACATCCCCATTTTACGCGAAGGTTTTCACAGATTCAATCAATGGGTTATATACATATCCTGTTGGATTCTATTCCGATTATAATGTTAGTAGGAATCTTTATTTCGGAACATATTCATTACAAGGTGCAGCAATAGCTGAGTTTATCAAAATGGCCGCAGATGAAATTGTAAAAGGCCCAAAATATACGAATACTTCGGAATAAGTATTGTAACAACATTGAGGTTGTATGGTAGAGAAACATGCGCAGAATACAGATATAGGAGATTTGAATCTCGGGGAGTTTTTGCTGCCTGTAATGGATGGTGAATTTCCACCTCTTGAGGTTGGTGATAACATAGAAGTATCTAGTGACGAACCAGATGAAATTGTCTTTTTTCTTGATGATATTCCAGGCGCTCCGGATGCAAAAGAAATCATTGTAACCAACGATGAAGATCAAGCTGTAGAGGTTGATGCTGACGAGCCTGACATGTGGAGGTGGGAACCTTCTGGCTTCCTTGCTTGGCTTCAGAAAATGTTCGATAACATTCCTAAGCACTCTGGTTATGACTCTACTGGTTTAGAAAAAGCCATCTCTTATTTTGAGGCTTTGGATAAAGAGATTACAAAAGCAATGCGTACAGACTACAAGAATCAAATTGATTCGGCTCAAGCTGAGAAGGCAAGAGAGCAAATTGAAAATGGTCTGGAACGTTTGATTGATCGTCTAGAAAAGATCAGGACAGAGAAGTTCAAGAAGGGTAAGAAATCCAAGTCTTGGGCAGAGGAATCTGGTCTTGTAAAGAACGCTCAAAAGGCTACAAGAATCAATGGAATTACTATTACCGTTCCTCTTTTGATTTCACGTATTGCTCGTGTTTGTATCAATGGAATGGTTTCGGCCGGTCATGATATCGAAGATATGTATCATCGTCAGGTTGAGGAATATAGTTTAGACAAGCGTGAACAGGCCGAGCTTTCACAGCTTCTCGCTGATATGGGTTACCCAATGATGCAGGATCGCGGATATCCTCCAGGTACACCAGTTGAGATTTGGCGTAACGATAACTTTGATTGGTCAGCTCAGTACAGAGGATAATATGAGAAACAAGTATAATTCATTTTATAGAACCGATGAGATTAGTCGTGAACCAAACAAACGTGTTAGTTGGTTGGATTCGCTTGCAGAAAAGATGGCTGTTGAGGAACAGGCTTCTAAGTTTGATAATCAAATCAAAAACGCATCCAAGACTGCTGTCGAAGTTTCTCGTGACCGCAATATTGGGCCATCTGTTTATGAGATGATGTCTGCTATTGTTTCTGGACCCAAGCCAAAGTTCTCTTCTGTTGAAGAGGCGGTAAAGGATTACCAGGAGCGCACAGGTCTGTCTCAGTATCTAAAAGCACAGACTGAAGAGCAGAAGGCTGCTCTTGCTTCTGTTATTGTTCAGGCTGGCGATCATGAAGATTGCGGTAATGCAGACTGTGCTGAATGTGCAGATGCATCTAATGCTGATGATGAAGATGAAGCTGATGTTGCGGATACTGAAGATGATAAGGAAAGCTTATCTGATATTATAGAGATGTTCCTATCTCCAAAAGAAGATAAGGATGACATGTCTGTTCCTGATCTTGATATGGCTTTCGATCTAAAAAAAAAACTCTAACTGAACCTGACGTAGCTCTAGTTGAATGGAATCCAAAAGAAAATCAATTGGAGGCCAAAGCAAATGACGAGGGAAAACCAGAGTTGGTTAGAAACAATCCAGCTGTAGAACACTTTATTGTAAACATGATTGATACAAATCATGGTATTCAAGTTCCAGCTCTTATACATTCTTTAGTAGAAACATTTTCAAGAGATGGTATCTCTCAAGATGTTGCTTTTAATAAAGAATTCTTACAGTGGATCAATCAATTACTAATTGATAAGTCTGATGTAAGAGATCATACACCATCTCAAATTGGGCGTGGAGTAGGTACTCAGATAGATTATTCTGGAGAAAAAGACTCAAATAGAGATCCTTTTACACTACTTGTGCCTGATAAAGGTATGTTTTAATTAGATTTCTACTCATTTGTTAATATTTAATAGAGATATAGGCATACTCTATTTGACAAATGAGGCATTATGAGACCAGGAGATTCTGGATTTTCGAATTTATTCAATCAATTTCGCGACGGTATTATGCGGGTGGATCCTGTATATTTCTGCGCGAAATACTTGATGGTAGATGGTAAACCACTTCAGCTTGAGGGCACGGGATACAAACCATTTGCTGACATATATAGATACATAGGGCTAAAGGCAATTGAGCCTGATGCAAAGCCAGTTGTTTTGGTAAAGGGCCGTCAGGTTGGGGCCACAACAATGGCAGCAGCTCTTGAGTGTTACTTCACCGCATGCGGACTCTTTGGAAACAATGAGAGACCTCCCATGCGGTTGATTCATTTATTCCCTACGTTGTCTTTAGCGGCAGCGTATACAAAGGATAAGCTTGATCCGATTCTTGGTCAGGCAAGACCGGTTGCCGGAACATTGAAGTCTAATGGACTTCCAAAGTCATTCATGGAAGCTAGATTGGATTCTGCGAATCCATCAAACAACTCCATGCATTTCAAGAAGTTCTTGCAAGGTAATCAGATATGGATTGAGTCTACTGGTCTAGACGGTGACCGTATTCGTGGTCGTCAATTATGTTTAGAAACTGAATTACCAACACCAAATGGTTTTATTAAACTTAAAGATTTAAAAAAGGGAGATCAGTTGTTTGATGAGAATGGTAACATTTGTAATGTTACTAAACTTCATCCTATAAATGAATCACCAGAATCTTATAGAGTTACATTTGATGATGGTACTCAGATAGATGCTTGTGCTGAGCATTTGTGGGGAACACATACAAAATATGAAAGAAAGAATTGCAAGCCGTTAGGTATTAGAAATACAAAAGAAATTCTTGATACAATTAAATGTGCTGGTGAGTCTAATCACTCAATACCTCTTTGTGGACCTATTCAGTATTCTAAAAAAGATTTTGATTTAGATCCTTATTTACTGGGATTATGGCTTGGAGATGGTGATAGGTACGGAAGAATAGAAACAGCAGATATTGAAGTTCTTAGTGATTTTGATCATAGGTTAATTGAATCATCTGTAAATCATAAATCTAATTTTGGTATTTCAAAATCTAATTCATATAGAGTTATTGGACTTACAACAGCATTAACTAAGTTAGGGCTTGTATATAATCCTGGTAAGAAGTTAAAAAAAGAAGGTAAAGGTTTTTATAATAAAAGAATACCAAGACAATACCTTGAGGGTTCCTTTAATCAGAGATTAGATTTACTTCAAGGACTTATGGATTCGGATGGTTGCTGTAATAAAGATGGAAGATGTGAATTTGTACAATGTGAAGATAGATATAATCTAATCAAAGATGTTCAAGAACTTGTACACTCACTTGGAATAAAAACTTCATTGTATAAAAAAGAGTCTTGGAGATATAATGTAAGATATCAAGATAAGTATTCATTACAATTTTATACAACACTTCCAGTTTTTAAATTGAATCGTAAGTTACAGAATTTGAAAGTAAAACTTACAAAATCAAATAAAAGATTTATTAAAAATATAGAATTAATAGAACCAAAACCTATGAGATGTATCACTGTTGATTCACCATCTCATTTGTATTTAGTTACAAGATCATTTATTCCAACACATAATACAGTAGATGGAGCACTGTTTGATGAGGTTCAGGATATGCCTGATATTGCCATCGGTGCTGTTACAAAGATTCTTGCACAGTCAAGATATGGTGCTCGTGGTGAAGGTGTTCAGGTTTATTTTGGAACTCCTAAAACCAAGGGCGGATCATACTGGGAAATGTGGCAGAATTCAAGCCAGAACTATTTCCATTTGCGATGTGAAAGTTGTGGAAAGTACTTCCCTCTTTATCGTCCAGATGTGAGATGGGAGGATGTTTGGATTTATGGACAAACAGTAAAGTGTACAGAGTGTGGTTGTGAGCAGGATAAGCTTGAAGCGCAAGAGCGTGGAAAGTGGATACCACTCAATGATCCTGAGAAGTCAGACTTTGTTGGTTATCATATCAACCAGTTGTATATCCCAGGTTTTATGAGAGAGACCATTGATAAAGCAAAGCCAGAACGCAACCCAATTAATACAGAACGCATTTATATGAATGAAGTTCTGGGTGAGTTTTATGATGGTGAGGGTGGTACGATTTCCTCTGAGGAGATTAGAGAGAAGTGTATTGATAAAGGTCGTTTGATGCAGAAATACATCATGCCGGAACAGAACAAGCGCGTTTACGGTGGATTCGACTGGGGTCAAAGAGGAGCTTTGGAACAGATGCTTGGACGCGGTGGGGGTAAGAAAGGTTCTTATTCCTGCGCTGTAATTCTTACAGTGGAAGGTAATATCTTCAATGTTGAATTTGCAACACGTCTTAAGAAGCCAGATCCAAACTACAAAGAGAGTACTGTTGAGGAAATGTTTAGACGTTACAATCTAACTCTAGCAGTTGGAGATATTGGTGATGCTTACGATCTTACACACAGACTACAAAGAACATATGATGAAAAGTTCTTAGCATCTCGTTCATCTCATAGAGTAGTTGGACATATAAAATACTCAAGAGATGAGTGGCCAAAGACAATTGTATTTGAGAAAGATTATTACATATCAGAAATTCTTGGATTACTAAAAGAGGGCAGAATTAAGTTCCCAGGAGGAAGCTTACACAGACTTGAGTGGCTTATTGAGCATTGTGCCTCTATGGATATTAAAGTTACCAAGGATAAGTCTGGTGAGCCTCTCAAGAAATATGTTAAAGGTTCTGGGGCAAACGATGGTCTTATGGCTCTTTTGAACGCTTATCTTGCTTGGAAGTTTGATGTTACTCAGGGTTTCTCTATTACCAACCCACTTCATATGAAATATGAAATAGCACAAGAAGCTAAACCTATTCAGGCTGTAATTGGATATATTCCTAGAATGAACGGTCGTGGATGATATAGGGAACAATAATGGTAGATATCAACAATGATAAAACACGAGCTGAAGAGCTGTTAGAACAAAACAGAAATAGACGTGCTCGTGCAGAGGAGTTGATCAAGAAGAGAGCGGCAATAGCTGGAACTCCTGAGGTCACAAACCGAATGGCTAGAGCTGTATCAGATGAGCGCAGAGAAATCATGGAGCTTCAATTAGAAGCTGGTGAGTTCCGAGAGCAAGGCTCTGGGTACTCAAGTAATTCTCAGAGTGATAAGGGAAAGATACGAATGATACAAACACAAGCTGGTGTTGTATCTCACAATGGCAAGGGTCTTTATAAAATGGCCTCTGGTGTTGGAAACGTATCTTCTGGAGGGTCTGGTTGGAGAGGCTCGAATGATTCTTCTCGACAGTTACCAGAGGTGTACTCACCTCTATGGTTGAACTCAAACCTCAACCTACCTCGTGACAGACCCACAATCAATGCGTGGTCAAGATCATTCTTTGCACTAAATCCAATTGTACATAATGCAATTACACTTCATTCAACATATCCAATTGCAAAACTAAATATCAAATCAAAGAATCCTAAAGTGGAAAAGTTTTTCTCTCAAATGATTGAAGAAATTGATTTGATGAATATGGCAGTTCTTGCGGCGCAAGAGTTTTGGATTCTTGGAGAGGCTTTCATTTATGCTGAACTTGATGAGTCTAAGGGTAAGTGGTCTCGTCTTATGATTCTAAACCCAGACTATGTAAACGTTCAGCGTTCTGTTATTGCTGCTGAGCCAATCATTTCCTTGAGGCCGGATGAGAACCTTAGAAGAGTTGTCAATGGCAATCAACCATCTGATATCCAGCAAAGAAAGCAATTAGATCCAAGCATTGTGGAGCATGTTCTTCGCAATGAGAATATTCCACTCAATAACTTCTATGTTCATCATATGGCAAGAAGAATTTCCCCTTATGAGATTCGAGGAACAGGTTTGATTGTGTCTTGTTTCCGAGCTTTGATGTTGTGGGATAAATTGCGCGAATCTAAGTATGCACAGGCAGATAACATGGTTAACCCTCTTACTTTGGTAAAGATTGGTAACCAAGAGTTTCGTCCATCACCAATAGATCTGGAGCATTGGAGAAATGTTTTCGAGGAAGCTCAGTATGATAAGGATTTCAAGATTTTTACTCATGATGCTGTAACAGTAGATCGTGTTGGTTATGGTCAGGGTATTTATGATACCTCTAATGATGTACAGCAGCTTATCAAAGAGATTTACATTGGTCTCATGGTACCATCAGTTATCATGGATGGTTCGGACACAACGTACGCGACAGGTTCTGTTGCTCTCGATGTTTTGCGTCAAAGGTATATGCAGTTCCGTCAGATGATGACGAGCTGGTTGAAGCGTAAAATTTTTGCTCCAATTTCACAGATTAATGACTTCTATGAGTACGTTGATGGTGAGAAGCAATTGATTGTTCCTGAAGTTGATTGGAACCACATGTCTCTATTCGACATGGATTCTTACATCAATAACATGGTAAATCTTTCTCAAGGTGAGGGTGTACAGAAAAGAGTTTCTATTCAAACTTTGTATCGTTCTCTTGGTTTAGAATATGAGGAAGAACAGAGAAAGATTCGTTACGAAGATATTCAAGATGCTATTCGTACTCGTGAAATTATGGCAATGTCAAGGTACAGTATTCATGAACTTAAATCTCTTGGACCGGGCGATGAGATTGAGGAGGTTGCTGATGAACCAGTACCAGGACAGAGCCCATATGAGCCTCTTGATCAATCAGGAGGGGCTCCAGCGGGCGGTCTTCCGGGTGGGCCAATGGGTCCGGGTCCAGGTGGTGGCGGTCTGAAGTTACCACCACCGCCACCACCATCGCCAATTGGTGGTGGCGGTCTGAAGTTACCAGGAGCGCCACCACCATCGCCAATTGGTGGTGGCGGTGGTCCAAAACCACAAGCGCCTCCGGCTCCATAAGCAGCGCATATTTTGACTTCTTAGATAGACACTGGAGAGTTTATGAGTACCGATAAATATGCACAGAGAAGATCTGTTGTAAGGCAGATTGGAAGATCCATCAATCCCATGGAGTACGCTAGATACTATGGGTCTGAAGAATACAGAGAGATGTTCGATGAAATCGAAGTTATTGATTCTTCTATGCGTGAAAAGGCTCTAGGTCAAAAAGATGAGCTTCGCGAACTTGTTCATGAGGCTCGTATGGCTATGAAGCAACGTAAGTTTCCTTCTGTTGTTTACTATGCATGGAAAATTGTAAGCTCTATTGATGGTGTTTTTGATCAGGTTGATTCTCTTAATAGACTCAAAGAAAAGTATCTCAAAGAGCAGTATGGGAAGACAGAGCTTTTACCCTCTCAGGTTAGAGAGATGGATCAGGCTCTTGGAAAACAGAAGCCTTTGAAGGACAAGATTCAATTTCCTAAAGCCGCAAAGATGGAAATGCTTTTGTATGCAGCTGCGGTACCAGATGCAGATCTAATTACAAAGGCTGAATTGATTAGTGAGGCTGGGCCTGTTCAATGGATCAAAGAAAATATTCCTTCTTTTGAAGGAATGAAAGTTGATCTTATGGATAGGGTTTTTAGAAATAAAGCCCACAAACAAAGAGAGGCTGCGCGTCAAGCTATGCGAATTGCCGAGAGAGCCTACGCATCCATCAAGAATGTCTTTGATAAACTAGATGCAAGTAGAACTGATTTTAGCACTTATATCGACGAGGCTAATAAAGCAAAGAATATGTTTGATCAAGAAGTTCAAACATTATCAAGTCTTTATAAAGAACACTTTTCCCATATTATTCCTGAAGTACCTCCTAAAGAAGAGGAGAGGCCTAAAGAGGAAGTGCAAGAAGTTCAATCAGAAACTTCTTCAGAAGCACCTGGAGATATTGAGGTTGGAACTGATGACTTAGTTGTTGATCCGGATATGGTTCCTCAACAGGAATCGTTTGATTTCTCTCAACCAGAATCTCAACAGTTGTCATTTGATTTTTCTCAACCACAAACAGAGGAAGAGCTTGAACAGCAGCATGTTGCAGCTTCCGAAATTGTTAATCTTATAGATCGTTCAAAGGTTTCTTTGGCTTCTGGTCAGAGGGGTGTAGCTATTGCTTTGTTAGCAAGAGCTTCTGAAATTTGTGATGACTTTGGAGCTGAAGTAGCTAGCACAAGAATTCTTGAACTTGCACAATCTTTGACTAAGTGATTTTATGTTTGATGATAATGATTACCAAATACTAAGAACAGCTGCTCTTGAAATTCAAGGCAATGAGCAGAATTTTGTTCGTGTTGCTGGTGTCGTTAAGCGCATCAAGAATTGGTGGAAAGCTAAATTCAATCCAGAGTTTGCTCAACAACAAGAAGAGCTTGAAGATGTGTATAATGAGCTTGAAAGTCCGCTATCTGACTTAATTAGAAATCTACAAGATTTAGAGAAAGCATTCAAGAGTCAAGATCCAGATACTGTAGCTAGACTTTCTGGTCAGATGCCAACTACTATTACAAATGTAACTGATAAGATGGGAAAGTTCCGTCGTAAGGTTCAAGATGTAGATGCATTAATTCCAGTATCATATGTTGACGAGAATGGCCATAATCTTTCAAAAAGAGATCTTGAGTGGACCACAAAAGGATACGGTCAGAGCCAGGAGTTGATGAAAGCTCTATGGGATCTTTTGCCAGATGATTTCAAGGAGCAGGTTCCAATTCGAAAGAATGTTGAGGTTCCAATAACATCAATACCTTGGTTTAGAAAATATTCCCCAAACAACATTAGAGAATCAAGTACTGTTAAAAATATCTTAGCTGTAAATTTGGCAAAGATGTTTTCAAAGTATTTTACTACAGAACAATCTAAACAGTTGGTTGTTTCTGGTATTGATGAATTCATCAACAATTTAAAGTACAGCATACTTAATGACTCTATATTTATCTATGCTGACTTTCCAGATGTCTCTAAGCAAGTAACTCACAGACCATCAAATGAGATGATGATTCGTGTGTATTGTCCAAAAGTATCATTTCCAATAGGAGATAGAAGTATAGACCTATCTCTTGGTAAAATTGAACTTACAGACATGTCTGTTTCAGTTACCGGTAATAGGCGCTCACATGACCTTCGATTAGGAAAGGTAGATATGATCGAGCCAACTCCAGAATCATCTGCGCAATTGATTGAGCTAGCTCAATCTGTCAATCAACCAAAAATAGAACAACCAGTACCTGAACCCGAGCCACAACCTAAGCCGCCAGAACTACAAAAAGATGAGGGTGAGGTTGATGATATTGGTATTTTTGCTAGTGGTCCTCTTTCTAAGATTATTAGAAAAGCAATATTAGAAAAAACATTACCAAAGACGGATGTTGTCATTACTGTGAGTGGTCAAACGTTTCATCATAAGGTACGTTTTGCAAAAGTTCTTTCAAGCGCTCTTCGTCAAGAGATAGATGCTGAAAGCTCTGTTCGAAACGAGGGTGATGAGGTTCAGGTACAGGTTTCTGTATTGGGCTCTAAGGTGGCTAGCGTTCCAGCTGTACAAGGCATATCTACGTATTTAGCTGATAAGTTTGTACATTCTTTTGGAGTTGGTGTTGACGTGGATGTACTTCCTGGAAAATCATCTTTAGCTCTTGCAGAATCAAAAGTTCTAGATGATAGCTTTAGAAAGGTTGCTTTTGATTATTGGAGATAATGTATGGGTGTAGCTGATCATGAATATACAATAGCTCAAGCTATTGCTGAAAAATATCTCGGAAAGTACATTCAGATATATTTTGGAGAAACGGCGGGTTCCACACACTATTCTGATTTTGATATTGAACAAAAAATGTATTTGGAAGGAAAGGTTCTTTCCGCAAAAGGTATGGTGTTATTTCTTGAGTGCGAAATTAAAACACCATCCAATTCATATGTGAGAGAGGTTATGGTTAATTGTTGGGGAATTATTGCAATAGTAGAAAAAAATGGAAACTCACAAATAACACACCTGTTCCAGGGAAATAATAAATGAGTGTAGAAAAGGAATTGGCAGCGCTCTGCAAAGACCTAAGAATGCTTGGTAATGATAGGCTTACCAAAAAGATGCTTATGGCTTATGCAGCAGCTACAGATACCGAGAACCCTCGGGTTGATCTGAGCTATTCATATATTATGAGAAAGCTCAGAAAGGGTGATGATGAACGCCGCCTGACATTTCAAAAAGAATTCAAAAATGCTTTTGATGAAGCTCTTATAGAGGATATTGATGATCCGGCGGAGGTTGCTCTTACGGTTGCTATGAAAGCCATTGATTACAAGGATGGTGATGCCTGATAGATTCGCCAAGGTTGTAGATGGGTTGTATCGTGGAGGTGAGCCTACCCAACGAGAGGTGCAGCTTTTAAATAAAGCATACGGCATCAAAAAGATTGTTTCTCTCGATCAGGATATTGGAGAGGATATAGATCCTATTTGTAAAGAGCTTGGTATCAATCACATTATTTGGGGACTTGGGAAGGGAAACGATCCAAAGATAGCAGCTCTTAAAAAGAGGATATTACCTACATTACTTCACGATGGGCCTACCTATGTTCATTGTAAGCATGGAAAGGATCGTACTGGGATGACGGTTGCGATGTTTCGTATTTATAATGGTTGGCCTTTGAAAAAAGCCATCAAAGAAGCTTCTGAATTTGGAATGGGTTTGGGCCTTCCTCGGGATGTCGCAGAGACATATTACAAAGCTGTATATGATTTTAGTAAGGAATACAAAGAAGATACTAACAATATAATGGATATTGTTACTCAAACTAGGGATGAGAATTCTTTTGGTCCGGTTGGAACCGGTATGAATGATTATTCACAATCATATCAATTACACTTAGACGGGCCTCCACATGCTGATATAGAGTTCTCTCAGTTGAGTCGAATTGCTTCCAATCGTATTTTTTGTAGGTGCAAATCGTCCAAAATCCTGATGCCTAATGTTTATTGGTGGGCCTCACCAGAACAAGCAAATCTTCACCCAACAGACGAAGGTGGTAGGCTTTTCTCAGCATCGATAATATCTGGGTCTGTATTGGAAAGATTTGATAAGCATGTAAATGAAAGGTTGATACATGAAGTATTAACAAAAGATATTGATGCGGCTGCTTTAAGGGGTGGTCTTTATTTGGTAATAGATCCGAATATACTTGTTAACATTAAAGAGGAAGATGATGTTAATCATATGGTTGATGTTGGTATGAGAGATACATCAACAGATTATACGTTCGCTTATCCCGGTTCTGGTTCTGGGATTGGGGGCATGCCTGACGGGGCAGCCGGAGTGGTCCAGCTCCCTTATTCTGGGCAGGGTCAAGTTTGATATGAATAAACAGGTATAGTGTTATACTATGGTTGATAAAAAAGCTTATTCAATACAAATGAACTTTGATGTACCTGACTCTGAGAAAAGAGTTGCGGAAAAGGCGGAAGAGTATCTTGAGCAGCTCGTTGTTATGATGCAGGAAGCTATTGAATACCTTGATCTTATTTATGTTCCTTTTTCCAAATATCAAAATGTGGATATGGAAATGGTAACTGAATACAGAAAAACGTTCCGAGAATATAGGGATCAGGTCAAAAAGAAGTTCGAAGACATCACAAAAAAGTCATACCAAACCATATCGTTGATGAACGAATTTAGCACGGATACAGCTACAGAAGAGCTTATGAACTCTTTTATTGGTTCGATTAGAGAACTTGAAAAATATATTGATACATTTGTGTCAATATTTTCGAATCTAAGTAGCCAGGAATTTCGTAATTATCTGATCTCTACAATTGACTCTATTAAGAAACAGGTCAGCCAGATGCGTCAATTAATTACTGATAGGGTTATGGATCATATAGACAGTAATATTTTGGCAAAAGATTGGGCGAAAGATCTTTCAGATAATGATGAACCCCTTCAGGAAAGCTCACCTCTTGTAGTTCAGTTATTCAAAGAGAGACAGAAGGCGTTACAAAACATGTAAGATAGTTTGGAGATGACATGCTAATAAAAACAGGTGATGCAGAAATTCTTAATGTCGTTGACCCAGAAGAGGTCAAGAGTGAAAAGAGCCGTCCGAGTGTTCTCGCTACAGCTCTAGATAAGGCAAAGGAACTTGTCAGTAATGGTTCCAAGTCAACACAGGATAAAACGGAGAACTAATGCTAATCAAATTAGGTGAAGCAGTTTCTATTAGACCAGAAGATATACAGCCAATAGATAAGCTTGCTGGTGATTTTGATTTGAACATTGAAAACCGCATGCGTAAGTTTGCTCAGGAGTTAAAGGTTATTGCTCCTCAGGCAAAAGACTTTTTGTATTTTACTTGTGTTATGATGCACGCAGCGGAAGCTTCATGCATTAACGATGATGGCACTCCAAAAAAGCTATCAAATGGTGAAGATGTTTCTGCCACCTGGGAGAAGGTAGGCGAGGGTATAAAGTGGACATGCAATGATCCGCGCATCCAACCTTATAGAAATAACAATCGTGACATCTTTCCAGAGTCAGAATTAAAGGTAGCTTACAAGAATTGGGTTGGTCGCCCACTATGCCTCGATCATCAATCTCAATCGGTTGATAAAATTCGAGGCGTTATTGTAGATACCGTTTACGATGACAGGCGCAAAAGAGTTATAGCTTTGTGCGCACTGGATGCGAAGAATTACGGAGATCTTGCTGACAAGGTTAAAACTGGAGTGGCCAACAATGTATCTATGGGTACTGCTGTTGGTCGTGCTGTTTGTACAGACTGTCACACAGTTGCTAGAACCGAGAGGGATTTCTGCCATCACATGAGAGCCAAGAGCTGTTATGGCGAAATTAACCTAGATCTATCTCCAATTGAACTTTCTCTGGTTGTTTCCGGAGCAGATCCGAAAGCAAAGGTAAAGCATATTATTGCCTCTGATATAGAGAAGGCAGCAGCATTGCTTTCGGATTATTTGCAACTCAAAGAAGCAGCCAAAGAAGTTTCTACGCAAGATTTGGAATCTATCAAGAAAGACCTAACGAGTCTTACCGAGAGAATTCAGTCAATTGCCGGTGAGATAGCTAGTGATAAAAATGATGAGAGTGATGCGGTTGGTCCGACTCACTCAAGATGGTCGATGGAGAGCGAGGTTAGCCACAATTCATCGACACAGGTAAATGCTCCTGAGGCGTTCCCAACTTATGCCTCAGAGCTTCAAAGGGCAATTTTGGGAGCACAAACGAAACTAGCTAGCCTACAGGAGAATCTACATAGACTTTCTACAAGTAATGAGGAACCAACCATGACGACAAAAGAAGCATATTATCTAGGCACAGAGGAACCAAAACCGGGACAGAAACAGTACCCAGTCGATCCTTTGAATGAGAAGGCCCGTATGATGGACAAGAACCTACATGGACCATCACCTTTCCCAGGTGTGGGTGATATTGAAGGATCTTACCCAGGTGACGAGCAGACAAAGAAGGATTTGCAGCGTCTTGCTAGTGAGCACGAACGCGCAATGTTCCGCGAAGCAGCTCTCAAGAAAGCAAAAGAGCAGCTCAAGCAGAACAAGAAAGAGGCTTACCTCTTGGGAACGGAAGATCCAAAGCCAGGTCAAACAACATACAAACCAGATCCTTTGAATGAAAAGGCTCGTCTTGATGATAAGAATCTTCACGGACCAGCACCTTTCCCAGGTGTAGGTGATGTAGAGGGTCTGTATGGCGATGATATGAAGACCAAGGAAATGCTTTCTCGTGCATCTCTCCGTGCTCGTTTTGAGAAGGTTGCACAGCCAGATGGTCGAATTGACAGATCAGCTTCTCGTTGGGTTGTTCTTGCAAATGAGAAGCCAATTCTCGCAGCAACAGTAGATCAGATTACCAAAGGTAATGCTGACTCCCTATATGATGCTGTGGCAACAGAGCGTTTTGGTAAGTCTCTTCTGAACAGAATTCAGAGCGAGGGTTTCCATGCAACAGCTTCTGCCCTTCTAAAGAGCGCACAGGCTCCAATGCCAGCTGCACCTCCGGCTGCTCCAGCAATGGACGCCGCACCTCCAGCGGGTATGGATGCTCTTGAGCCACCAGAAGATGTAGGTGGTGGAGTTGGCGAGCCAGATGAAATCGTTGAAGATCTTGAGTCTCTTATTGATGAGATGGAAGGAAAGCTTAGCGATCTTCGTGACAAGGTCAGTGGTCCTGTTGCTGAAGACGCAGGAGATTTGGAAGGTGTTGCTCCTGCTGGTGATGAGGAGTTCGCTCCTGGCGGAGAGCTTCCAAAGAGTGCTGCACAGCTTCAGGGTATGCGCAAGCGTGTAAATGCAATGCTTCAGGATGGAATTAAAGAGACTATCATCACTCTTGCAAAGCATGTTCATGAACTCAAAGCAGCAAAGAGAGTTTACAAAGAGGCTTATGCTTCTTTGACAGAAGAGCAGCGTGACTCTGTAAATAGCCTCACAATTGATGCTGTGAAGGATGCTCGTGCAATGCTGAGCGATACAAACAAGCTTATGGATTCTGTTGTGAAGTATGCTTACGCAACAGCAGAGCTTGAGAAGCGTGCGTCTACAAATAAGAGCGCTCCAAAGAAGGTAGCAACCGCTTCCAATATTGAGAGTGAAATCTCTGCTTTTGTTGAGTCCCTTGCCAAGAAGGCAAAGAAAGAAGAAGAAAAGAAAGATGATAAAAAGGACAAGAAAGAAGAGAAGAAAGATAAGAAGGACGAGAAGAAAGACAAAGAGGACAAAAAGGCTAAAAAAGCATCCGATGAAGATACAGATGACTTGGATGTTGTAACAGAATCAGGAGATAAGGTGGGAGAGCTAAAAGACGGTAAAGTCGTTGCAAGTAAGGCAGAACGAGCAGCAGCTCGTGTCAAGCTGGCTCAGCAGGGTCTTCTTGGGTTCAACGATCTATCCGATCAGGCTCACCCAGGCGGAAGTGTTGATGCTTTCAACGCAGGTAATTTGGATGTAAAACCAACAGTTCCAGGTTCCGCGTTCCATGTATACAAGGACCTAAAAGATTCTATGATGGATCTGGCAAACATGGCTCCTCGCGTTCGCAAGCAGGCAGAGATGATTCAGAGACTTGTTTCTGAAGGTCGCATGCGTGCAGAGGATGTTGATCAGCTTGTATCACACAATGTTGATCCAGATGCTGTCAAGTACTGGAAGGCAATGTGGGGCGAGGCAAAAGATTCTGAGTCTTCAGAGTTTGCAACCAAGCTTACACAAGAGCATACACAGGCAAAGCAGGCTGAGGATTTAAATTCTTACAAAGGTCAGGTAAAGAGAGCTTATGAGCTTGCTAACCAGATGGTTTCTAAGGGTCTTATTTCTGAGGCGCAGGTTGATTCACAAGTTGGTGATATCATGAAGTGGAATGATGCTGGTTTTGATTCATTCAAGAGAATGCTCGATAAGCAGCCGTCAATGTCCAAGAAAGCTTCCGTACCAACAGTAGGGCTTCTTGAGTCCGGTCAGGTAATTCTGCCATCTGCTTCTGAATTCCAGAAGTCTGGTGGATCAGACATCAGGGGCTTCTTTGATGATTACTTCAACAAGAAAGGACTTAAGTTCTAAGTTAATTGAGGTGGCGGGGCTAATGCCCCGCCTCTTTAAAGGGGTTTATTATGTCGAAAATTGATATTGCTACAACTATGAATGGTATCATGAACAGCTCATCCTATCAGGCTGTTTTCGCAAAGCCACAAACTCAGTTGACCAAGACTGCTGCAAAGAAGAAATCTTGCAAAGACTGTGATTGCGATCCATGCGAATGTGATAAGAAAAAGAAGGGTAAAGGAAAGAAAGAGGAAAAGAAAGAGGAAAAGAAAGAAGACAAGAAGGGCAAGAAAGCAAAAGCTATGAATAAATTTCAGGCTTGTGTAATCGGTCTTGCTAAAATTTCTGAAACTCTAGATAAGGAAACCGACCCTAGAATTGAGAAGGCAGCTTCTTTTGTTTTCAAAGCTCTTGAAGCTCTTGTTAAAGGTGCAATGCCAACTGGTGAGCTAAGCGGCACAGCAGATTGTGATATGGCATCCGATAAGAAAGACAAGGATGATGACGATAAAGAAGACAAGAAGGATGATGACAAAGACGATAAGGATAAGAAAAAGAATCCTTTCGCTAAAAAGAAGGATGATGACGACGAGGATGACGAGGATGACGAGGAAGATAAGGACGATGTCGCCAGTGCGGACGACAAAAAGAAGTGCCTTCCTGGCGATCCAATGTGCGGAATTCTTGAAGCAGATGATGGCGAAGACGAAGATGATGCCAGTGATTGGTACAACTCATTGATAGATAAGGTAGTTGATCCTTCTCATCCAGAACACGAGTCTGTTACTGAAACGCTTGGTGGAGATGGTCCAGACGAGCCCGATTTTGACGAAGATGATATCGAATCGCTTCTTTCTGCTCTTCACAAAGAAGATGAGGGTGATATGCCCGATGAGTTTTCATTCGTATCTTTAATGAATCCTGATGATGTAAGATCTAAAATGGATGAGGAAGATGATGTTATTAAATACAAATCTCTTGCTGGTAAGAAACTAACATCTCTTCAGAAACTTGCTCTTGAGCTAAAAAAGGCTAAGCGTTCTTTGGCATAAAGCAGTTAGAAGTTAATGAATGTAAAAGGCAAGAGTTTTGGAGATGATGTCTATGAAAAAATTTGCAACAGATATTGAGCGTGAAATGGATTTCTTGTTGAGTAAAAACCTCAAGAAGTCATTGGGCGCTAATGATGCCATACAGCATCTCTCCAAAGCTCGTAATCTTCTTGAGAATGTTGGTTTTAAATCTCACTCTGCCGCTATTTCTGCAATAATTAAAAAAGCAGAAAATACTGATGAGAGTGCTATAGAGGTAGAGTTATGATTTGGAAACAAGCATCTTTTGAACAAGAACTTTTTGAGGGAATGCAGAAAGCAGAGCTTGATGCTGTAGTTCAAGAAGAGCAACACGATAGTCTCTCGATTCTCCAAGCTATGGAAGAACTTAATGCTGCGGCACAAAGTTTTGAAAGCTGTGGTCGAACGGAGCGAGCGAAAGAAGTTACAGCAGTGATGATGTCACTTGCTGAAGGTAAAAAGCCACAAAGTAAGAAATCTAACAAAGATGAAGTTAAAAAGGTTTTCATGTTTTTCGGATTCAGCCCTGAAGATTTAGAAGGAATAGATCTCTCTGGGGACGGGGTTGAAGATAGTGAATAAATTATTCGGAGGATTTACAATGACAAAGAGAGAACAAATTGCAAAGAGAGCTGCAAAGGCAGCGGCATTGTCTGTTTACCAGGCAGTGATTGGTGCACCTACGAGGAAGGTTGCTGGAACAAAGTTCAGTTCTGAGCCATCTGTACAAGACATCGCGAAAGCAGCCGCAGCGGCATCTTACCATGCTGTTCTCAAGGTTGCTCAGATGGGTCATGTACCAGTTGACGCAATGAACGTTGGATCTGCTTTACAGAGGAAAGCGCCAGCTTTCTACGACTTTCTTGTAAATGAAAAATACAAGGAAAGCTCAGAAGTTCCTTATGACGCAAAGACATTTGCTGATTGGGTAAAAGCTGGAGGCGATGGAGAAGCTTGGGCTTCTGCTGAAAATTGGCCTGCTATTGCAGACGCTGTAGCTTCAATGGTTGCTGAACCAGAGGTTCGTGCAAGCATGAAGAGTTACTTAATGTCTCTATAAACTAGAAAAATAAGCCAAAACAACATAGCCCTGGTAAATATTACTGGGGCTTTGTTATATCAACTATTGAAGCACAGTGCTTAGGTGAAATATGACATTAAAAATAGTACAAATAGGAAATGCAATTCCAGTATCCTATCCTGTAGATCCTACTGCTGAGTTCGAGCCAGGAATGGTCGGTCAATTGTATCTCAGGGGAAATAACCTTGTTTGTGGTGTTAGTGATGGGCGAGCGCCTTTTGGAATTATTGATGATTTCAAAACAAGAGCTTTTTCAGCTCCATCTATTGATGAAGAGGTTATTGCTCCAGCACCAGCTATTGATCACAATGGTCAGCTTGTTACTCCGGTAGATGTTAAATGGGAACTGAGAAACCCAAATGTAATTCCTTCTTCATTTATCACATCCCCCGTGGATGTTGCTCTAATTCCAAGAAACGGAGTTATTGTTTTTCCAGCGGGAACACCATTGAACTTTGATTTGGATGGTGATGGAATACCGGACTCAATTAGAACAGTAGTGAGTTATACATACCAGATACCAAATGTTTCTGGTGATGATTCAACGGTAGGTTCTGGAAAGGTAACTATCTGGTTTCAGCGTGGAATATTCCAAACAGATATGTATGAAACTAATCAAAGATATCCATTAAACTCTTTATTATTCGTTTCAGAAACTGGAAGATTCACAACGTCTCAACCAAGTGAAGATTATCCGGGTGTGGCAATGGTAACTGGACCACCCACAGCCGCTTTCGGTACGTTAGAATTAATGTATTTGTGAAATTAAATATTATAAAGAAATGTAGTACATGTAAAGAATTAAAGGAAAAAATAAAGCTCAAAAAGATTGTTTAAGTTTAGAAACTATTACCAATATAAAAAAGGTAATAAGGTTACTTATAATGTTTAAATTAATAGAAGCTATCAGTTTAGAGCCTGTAAGGCTACCAATAAAACCTGGAATAAAAATCACTCCAGGCCATATAGTTAAAATAATAACATATGAAGATAATTTGGTAGTTGATATTTGTGATGGATATGATCCTTTAGGAATTGCCGGAAATAGATGTATTGGTGGAACTTCTATTGATTACAAAAAAATTGTTAGAGTATATCCTCAAAGAATGATTGCTGATATTTTAAAGTTTGATAGAAAGAATAATATACAAACAGGGAACTCTCTTTATTGTGATAAGAGAGGTGTTCTTACAAATGTAAAGCCTTTTGAAAATTCTATTGTTTTGGGAAAGGTGATCACTCCAGCTGATGATGGTAATAGATATATGCAAATTTTGTGGATATAAGGGATGTATTTTTGCATCCCTTTTATATAGCTGTACACCTATCACTATCAAGGTATAAAAGTAGGTTTTCGGCTCTAGCTAGCAAAGGTGTCACCTATGATTGATGAGGTTTGGAAGGACTTTTTTACAGATCACCAGACGACAAGGGTAATGAACAGTTCTGAGGTATGGAGAAATTACTCCCAGGCTGAGCTTGCTCGTGAACGTCTAAGGGAAAAGTGCGCTCTCGAAGAGGCACTTGATAGAGAGAATCTGGTTCTCTCTGAACTCGAAGCATTCAGAGAAAAGGTTGCGGGCAATCCAAAGCTGAAAGCTTATTTAAAGAAGGTGGCGAATCAGTTAGATGAGCATCCGGAATTGAAGAGTGGAGTAGATCCTAACTTTTTGCGCGGTCTTGAACTACTGGACCTTGAGGATTAAAATGGTTGTTCAAAAGTATACAAATAACTTGTACTCATCTGAGGTCTACCGTGAGCTTGAGCGTCACGCTGTTCGTAAGGGACACTTCGATCCAACTCCAGAAGAAATTGTAGCAGCAGCTGCTGCAAAGGTTTCTCAACATCAAAAAATTAATAAACCAATTGACGCAACACCATCTGATGATTTGACTCAGGATATTGCTCGATTGGCTTTTGCTTTGCGTAGAAAAGGTTTTGTATCTCAGGCTGAAGACCTTGAGCAGAAACTAGTTGAATACAAGATTGCAGAGACAGATTACTACAACATTAAAACTGACAATCCTGAATTTTCATTTCGTGAGAAAGAATCAGATTTTGAAGTTGTGCCTGCCAAGGATGATCTTGGAAAGATTGAAACTATTTTTAGTACACAAAAGAAAACTCATGATGTAGCTACAAAAAATCCTACTGGCAAACTTGCCAAAGAGGCAGCCTCCCCTTTTTATGGAGTGACTCAGGAGAAGAACATTGACTTTATTAACTTTGCTCACAGAGACGGTGATGTGAACATTGTTGGGGTTAGTGACCTGGGCACGTTCGAGACTATTCAAAGTGCCGCCGAGAAGATTCTTGCAGTGACTCTTAAACAGCCAACTGGTATGTTACCAAAGAGTGCTTCTCTGTCTGAGATTGCAAAGATAGTTACCGCTCAACTCCCCGCTCAAGGCGAAGGAGATGTGGCACAAATTCCAACATATGACATAAATGTTGTGAAGAAGTTTTTGGCTGGAATAGCTAATCTATTATCTATGGCAGCATCACAGGAGTTGAACTTCTCTAAAGTACTCGGCCAAGATGGTTCTGGAACATATCTTCATGGTGATGGTCACGGATCAGCATTATTCAATATGTTAACCAGTAATAGGGCTGAAGCAGTAGTAAACTATGGTTCTTTGGTAAAGAGTCTTTTCGGTGGAAAGCCACCAACTGATCCTACAGCTGTTCAAAATACTATTTACGAAAACATCAGAACAAAGAAAGATAATTATGTAAATGGTATTCCAAAAGTTGCTCAACATTTTGCTTACAATCCTGTTCAAGTTCAACAACAAACAGCTGAAGCTCAAAAGGTTCGTCAGCAAGAGTGGGATCAGAAAGCTAAGGATCTTGCTCCTCAGTATGCTTCTCAGTTTGGACAAGCACAAAGCGCAGCTTTTCAGGCTGTATCTGACGCAGCTCGTCAACTATCTTTCTATCAAGCAGATGCTGCAAGGGTTGCGGAGTTCATTACTTCTCTTACCAATATAGAGACCAAGACACCAGAAGAAACTCTTGCTTTTGCAAATAGAGTTAAGAGAGATACGTCTGGTCTTACGGATAGAGTTATGTGGCCTGCAAGAATCCTTCAGGGATTTGGTAAGGGTACAGAGGCGGGTCAGCTTGCTGGTGCTGTAAAGGGGTTGTCAGACGCTACAGATAGGCTTGTTGAACAAGCTAAGAAGTCTGTGAAGTTGATGAGTGATATTGATGTTGATCGTGTTCGCGCAACTCTTGGAAGGCTAGCATCAATCAAGGCGCAGCTAGAAGAGGCAAAGAAGAACTATGGAATTGATGCAGATCAAACTATTTCAGCCGCTGAAAAAATGTCAAACATCATCAAAGATAGATATGGTGTTGGTAATGTTAAATATCTTCTTGATGGTCTAAAAGAGTTTGGTGACTACAAAGTATATGATGATCTTGATAAAGATACAATCGGTCTTCTTGAAGATGTCAAGAGAGATATTACTAGCGCCGCAGCTAAGAGGAAATAATGAGTCTTAGAGGAATATATCAAAAAGACAAAGGTCAAGCTCCATCTTCTGGTGGCGGTGCGGCTCGCGTTCGTCCAAGTGGTGGAGGTGTCGCGCCATCAGGTTCTTCTAATGTTTCTGAAAAACAGGTTGAAGCTGTTCGTTCGATGCAGCGAGTTATGGGTAGGCTTGAAGAAGAGCTTGCTATGGCTGATGTTGCGCAGAAAGCGGCAACTAAGTTGAACAACCCAGATATTACTGCTGATGTAATTATGCAGGACTCACGTTCCTGGGGCGCAACCTCAGGTGGTGGTATGACCGGATCATATGATGGTCTTTGGGGTGGTAATACTAAAGGTTCTCTACAAAAAATTGCAGATTTTATAAAGAAGGCTGGAATTAAGAATGTTGTGATTCAGCCTGGTAATGGCGAAAAGCCATATGAAGAAATGAGTGATGATGAGGTTATCAAGATGGCTAATGATAATCTCACAAACCTGGGAAGGTTATTTGTAGAGCTTGGACGCTCTTCACCTCAAGAAGTAACACAGCGTGGTGGAGCTGGTTACATACTAGATAAAGTTTCTGAAAGTTTGGATAACACTATGGTTGGTCAAAATCCATGGCCAGATTATTACGGAAGCTATCCCGTTACTGCTGGAGACGTAAAGGATATTACTTCTTTCTTTTATCTCATTCAGGGTATTAGATATACAGATTGTAAGCCTTTAGAAACCGCTAAGAAAGAAGAGCCTGAAGCAAAAGCTCAGGGTAGAGAGAGATTTCAATTCGCTGCGCTACCAGAGAGTTCTATTGAGAAATTTGCAAGAGAGGTTCTTGAAGGATCTATTTTTAGATTAGCACAAGAGACTCCTCCAGCAACTCAAACCACTGAAGAGGTAAAGCCTGTTGAGGAAGCTCCAGAGAATGGTGTTTGCTTTAATGTGATTGAAGATATGCTTAATTGGTTCCATCGACGTGCTCGTATGGTTTTTGAGCAAATTAATCGTGGATATGAAAAATCAGAACCATACCCCCTTGATCAGAGCCGTGTTGTTGGTGCAAGAGATATGGAAGCGGCTAAATATTACATGGGAGCTGTTCGTAATCTTCATGCCCAGTGGGCTTCTGTTAGAAAGAGTATTCTAAAAGAACTTGAAGATCGCAACATGCAAGAGAAACCAGTTGTCACTCTTGAAATTTTCATGAATTCTCTGCGCGGAGATTTGAGTGAATCTGGTGGTGGAGCTGCTCGCCGAAGAGGTGAGCGTGGCCCTGGCGGTGGTGCTTATACAGTTCCCGGTGGAACGTATACAAAGAATGAGCGTGGTCCAATGGACAACTATATGCCACTTGATGCTTTAAATAAGATTGATGGTTTCAAAGCAGAGCAAGAATCTATTCTCAATCTAGCATCAATGACAAAGGGTAATGAACTTCCCAGCCTTGATATGAGAGAATGGAGATCTGGGGTTTGGAGTGATATCGCTACTCAATACATTAACGCTCCAACACAAACAGAGCAGCTTCGTTTATTCCCTGAGTGGGCATCTAATGTTCGCAGAGTGGTTAACGAAATGTTTAGATACTGGCAGTTTGATATTGCTGAGTCTGAAATGCCTCGTGATGCAAGAGATTCTGTCATGAGATCTCAGCAAACTATATTGAGTCGTTGGAACGCTTACATTCGTTCTATGATTGCTGACGCACAGAGAAACATGGCTGATGAAGTTGCTCGTGTAAATTCTGGACGCCCCGGCCGTGGAAAGTACAGATAATGGAGATGTATGAATGGTGATATTGAATATATTGCCGATACGTTTTTGATAGAGAGGGTATTCGCAGGTATTGGAAAAGATGACATTGTCAAAGAGGCACAGCTTTCATCTGTTCTAAGTGGTATAGCAGACTCTATCAAATCGTATGTAGGTTCACAGATTCATGGACAAGATTCTGGTGGTATCACCAGAACTCTTGTTAATTTACTTGCGCCTGCAACGTTCTTCAGACTGCATCCGTTGCTCGGCATGATTGTAACAGCTGGACAGTTGTTTGGCGTGGATATCTATAATGTTTTTCAACGAATCATGGGAGCGGTAAGTCCCTTATTAGAATCTGGTCAGCCGGTTCCACCTGAAACAGTTAATGAGGCAGCAAAATCAAGCGTTGGGGAAACAACTACTGCATCATTATTAAGCCCTCTCTATGAGATAGAAAAATTAGCGGTCCCAAAAGGAAATGAATCCCCTTTGGTAAGAATGTTTAGCTTTATTTCACCAAAGAGAAGAGGATCTTTGTTGGTTGGAATTATTGCTTGGTTTGTAAAAACTATACTGTTGTCAGCCGGAATGCTAGCCGTTGGAGGAACTGTTACAAAAGCCTTGGGCTTTGAGCCTGGACAAAAAGCCCCAGCGCAAGCTCCGCAAGGTGGATATACAACAGGACAGCCAACATTTAATACAGGTCCTAATCAGTCTGCAATGTACAATTACAGGCCAAATACAGAAGATTTGTGGATTGAGGTTCTTGATGGTCAACAACCTCACGAAAGACTTTTGCAATGGATATCTGAAGCTTATCCAGATCTTTACCAATATCAAGACATTATTGTGAAGGTACCTTCTTTTTGGCAAGCCGTCAGAGGAATCTCTCGTAATTGGACACCGGGCACAAGTCAGATGTCCATACCACAACCATACAAGACTAGGAACGATATTTTATCTCTCTTTATGAATGATGTCTTTAAAGAGATTCAAAAAGGAACGCAATGAGTAGTGATATTTGGGATGAGTTCGAAAAAATAGCTGTCGCTCAGGGACTTGTTTCTTTGGCTGAGGACGAAGAGCGTGAGCAAGAAGATCCTTCCAAGATGCCTGCGCGTTATGATTCATTATCTAATGATGCAATTCGTTTGCTCTATGGTATTGAGCCAGACTTTGAGGCTCAGAACGGGCACAAGAGCATCATTGAGATTGCACACCCAGAGACCGCAATTGTTGGGCGTACTTACGATGCAATGAACGCAGTGATTGAGAATGTACAGCAGCGTCAAGATATGATGGCGTATATTGCTCTTAAGATGCCAAATGGTCATCTAACACAGCATCGTTATGTTGCAGCTAAGGGTGATTTGGTAAAGACACTTACTTCAGTTGCTTTTACATTAGATCACAAAGAAGAAGATGAACTAATGTCTCTCGCTGATTCTTGCACAGAGAGATTGGTTAATGGTGATCTAAAAAAAAAATATGAGATAACTAAAGAAGCTGTTGCTCCAGTGTTTGTTGCTGGAGTTGCTGGTGGCGCAGCGTTGCTCGCTGCTACTTATCACTTTTTTTATGGTGGTACTACAGCTCAGAACGTATATGCCAATTCAAATATAGTTCTTGATGAGTTATCTGATCTTTCTAGCCGTCCTTATGCTTCAACAATCAAAAGGGATGTTGAAAAGCTCAAGCAGATGGCTGAAAGCATTTATTCTCTCAAAGGTGATTTGCTTAATGTCAAATCAGTAAATGATGCTGCTGAATTTACAGAAAAGCAAAAAGCAAAAGCAGATTCTATTGCTAATCAGGTTAATGCTTACGTAGAGCAGCTTACAAAAGTTGAGAGTGCAATACCTCAATGGGTTACGGTAATCAAGCAGGATAATTTGGCAAATAAGGAAGAAAGTTCTAATTGGTTTGCAAAGCTCAAACAGTTTCAGAAGTATCTTCCAGATATTATGCAATCAGATCCAACTCAGCTAATTGATGCTCTTTGGGGAAATAGAAACATAACTGATTCATTTATGGGTTTTATTGGTGGTCCTGGCGAAAATGAATCTCAACATGAGGGTGGCTTGTTAGGAGCGATCAAGCAGGATAAAGCTGGAATGATAAGTATGATGCAGGAGGCTGAATCCAAAATGGAACAGCACGAAGCAGAGAAGGCTCAGGAGCAGCAGGTTGCTACTCAGCAGGTTCAGTTTACAACACAACCAATACCTGTCGCTCAAAATACACAACAGGGCCAGGCTCCGCAATTTACTACACAACTTCCAAAATCTAATGCTCCATGGGCATCTCAAGAACCAACGCCGGGAGCGGCAAGAACTCGCCCCGAAGGTTTCTTAGACCTACCCGCATGGGAGTGAGGGTCTATGACTAATGTTCTCAAGTGGAAGAAATATTTGAGCGAACAAGATTTGTATACTGGAGACATTCTCTCTAGTGAGATGGATGATGACTTTAAGAGAGCTATTTCTTCCTTCGATTCATACATAGCCAAGCGCGTTCCTGTGGCCAAGGGAATGATTTGGAGCAACGATAAAATTAACACTACTATTGAAGATGCCAAAGAGGCAATGCATTTGTTAGATTTGCACAAAGAAGGTCAAGCAACATTGGATGCATTGGGTCCACCGGATGAAAATAGGGGTGGGACATACTTCGATCAGATGTTTATATCTCAAGATGATGCCAACTCAGATGAGTGGTCTCCTAGTAAAAATCAAAATCAGGGGAACTGGAACAACCCGGCACCACAAAAAAACATGATCTTCAAGAAAATTCTGAAGAAAAAATTGAGAATGAAGAAATAGAAAATCAGCCAGAAATGGCAGGAAATATAGATTCTAGAATGAAGAGATTATTTAATTTGATAGATTCTGTAAAAAAATAATCTTATCTACTACTACAAGAGCATTTATTTGTAAGACCTGTTAGATGTAAGACTAATACGGGTACCTCGTTATAGGTACAAAAGGATATACTATGGCTTTAGAACTAGTACAGCCAGGCATTAACCCGCTTGGACAATTTGATGGATATGATGGAATTTATCTCACTGTAAAAGGTGGTGAGGTAGCAACAATCGTTGGTGTAACAGCAAAGAGATTTGGTGGAACAGACAAGACAGCACTGCCATCTGATGGATATGTTGGAACAATGCGTCCAACAGTTACCACTCAGCTCGCAACTGGCGCTCGTCCACTTTTCCTTGTTGATGATGGTATCACAGGATACGGAACTCTTTTCGGTTCTGTAATCGGCGGTGTAGCTGGTCAGATTTCTGACGGTGTTGGTACTTACAACGGACAGGTTCTCGGACCTCACTCAGCAACAGGCTCTGGAAAGCTTACCCTTTGGGACAAGCCAGGAACCTATGCAGTTACGCTCGATGCAGTAGACACGACCGCTTCTACAGGTCTTGTTCCAACTAACTCAACTCTCTCTATCGCAGATCCTCTGTACGCAACTGACGCAGGTCTTTTGACACCAGATAGCGCTTCTGCATTCGAGAACGTAAAGGTTGGTTACTTCATGAACTTCGAGCCTTACAAGGGCGGATCTCTTGTAACAACCCCAGTAAGCTTGGTTTCCGCAGCTAACTCTCCAGTTGGTCAGGGACAGCCACAAGCTAACGCATTCAAGCGCGCGTTGATTCACTTCAACCCACCATCTCAGTCATAAGCTGATTGAAGGAGCCGGGGCGGCTTTCGCGGCCTCGGCTTCGCTATAGGAACTGATGGATTTTGGTTCCTTACACACAAACAATAAATAGGAGATAATTTATGTCTTTGTTCACTACACAGGGCGAAATGAACGCCACATCCGTAAAGGATGCATTGAACACACTAGTAAGATACGCTTCGATTCTCGAAGAGAATCAGCCATCTAACACAGCACTTGCTGGACAGCCAGGGCTGAACGATGAGAAGCGCGACGAGTTGATTGCTCGCGCTATCATGACACAGGAAGGAAAGCTTGCTCTTGCTCAGGCAATGGCAAACCCAATTCGTCGTAACTTGGACTACCAAGGAATTGCACGTAGACTTTTGGTAGTTGACGCGCTCCCACAGGGTGTTGATCCTAAGTACGAGAGAGATATCGATGTTGCTGCTACTGTTATTTCTTCTAACGGTACAGGCGGTGAATCCCGTGTATTCGGTGATAGAATCGTAGTTCCAACATTCGAACTTTACTCCAACCCAACCGTTCGTATCTCTGAGGTACGTCGTCGTCGATTCAACGTAATCGACCGTGCAGTGCAGAAAGCTCGCCAAGAGCTTATGGCACAGGAAGATGCAAACATCTTCGCTGCTGTTGATGCTGCTGCATCTGTTGAGAACGTTCTTCAGGACATCTCTGATGGTGGTCTTCTCAAGAGAGACCTCGTTGAGATCAAGGCTCAGATTGATCGTTGGGACCTTGTAACAACGAAGTACTTCATGAACATCACTGAGTTCACCGACATCCTCAACTGGGGATCCGGCGGTGGTCAGGGACCTGGCGGCGGTGAGATCGATCCTGTTACACAGCGTGAGATTCTCCAGACCGGTCTTTACGCTCACATCTGGGGCGCAGACATCATGGTTTCCAAGATCGTTCCTCCAGGAACCGTTTACGGTGCAGCAGACCCAGAGTTCGTTGGTGTTATGCCAATCCGTCAGGACATCGAAGTTATCCCAGCAGACGAGCCAAAGCAGCTCAAGCTTGGATGGGTTGTGTCCGAGGAAATCGGTATCGGTATCGTGAACCCACGCGGTGTTGCAGCAGCTCGTAAGAGCGTTGTAGCTGGCTAAGTCCAACTCGGTAGATAGATAAATTGGGGTAGCGATTTTCGCTACCCCTTTTTTATGCATTCTTAAGCATTACTTTGTATCTGCTTGGGTTATATGGAGAATTGTGAGTTTACCAATTGACGCAAAAATAAAAGTAATCGAGAAGATTGCATCTGACTATGTTGATTGTGTAAAGACTGGTTCTGCGCCTGCATCTAGAACTTACTCTATTATTTCTAGAGCTGAGGATAGGGGTGTGGAGCAGTCGGCAAGAATTGCGGCTTTTGAGAAAGTTCTTCCAGGACCAATTACAAAGTTTGCTTTCGATACCCGCAGGGTTGATCAGGAAAGTTCTAGAAACCCAAGAAAGAACCTTCAATACTGGCATCGTTCAGATGAGTTCATTGATAAAGATGATGAATCAAAGCTCAAGGCATTTGCTAAATTAGCGAGAGTTTTAACGGACCTTAAGAAGAAACTTGGTAAGGAACCTGAGTGGTTTGAGAGTTACGCAAGACAGCTCTATGATAATGTATTTAGAATTCTAAGGGTCAAGGAGTCTGATCTTGATATTTTTCGCCCACAAATTTCTTATTTAGAGCAGCTTATATTTGCTAGATACAGATTATCTATGGAGAATTTGGAGAAATACTCTGAAGATAAAATATCTGAATGCATCATCAAGAAGGATGAAGATTTGGTTGGTAGAGCAAACTACCTCAAAGAGGTAGGGGCGAACGAGGATGAGCCTAAACAACTAGTCAAAGATTCACTGACAAAGACGACACAAGAGTCTATTGTTAATGCAATTTTTGGTGGTGAAAATCTAAGAAGAGATGGTGAGCGAACTGTTGAAAGAACTATTACAATTAAAATAACCGAAAATGTTGTAGATTGAGGTTTGAATGCCAGCTGTAGGTTTTGAAACTTGGTTTCAGAAAAAATGTCCAACAGTATTTGTTGTGAAGAATATAGCCCCTGATGGGAAAAGGATCAAGATATTTGATTATCCTATCAAGAACGGATTGGAACGTGATTTGATGGATATTCCATACGTTTCAGAAGCTGATATTCGACATGCACTTCTCAAAGGCGAGCTTCTTACAAAGCTTCGTGCAGGGGAAGCTATTGTAGTAGATTCAAATATTGATTTGTTGCAATTTGATGAATGCCAGAAAGCGTTTTTAGAATCTGTTGGAATTATGAAAGGCTTAGAGGTTGTCAACTCTGGCGGCGGAGGTGGTGATGGGTATATGCCATTTTACTTCAAGCAGCAGATTTCTCTTATTGGTACCAAGAATAATTCTAACAGGGTATTTACCACACCGGAAAATTTTATCAACGGAACGTTCGGTAATAATGAATTTCGAATACTAATTAGACATAACGGTAGGGATTTAGTTGAAACTATTGATTATTATGTATCTGAAAGCGGTGGTCCGGGAACAGGATACGATACAATTATTCTTTGCTTTTCACCAAAACCAAGAAGCGTACTTGTAGCAGACTACGTAGTAGAAACCTAAGGATAAATAATGACAACACTCGACAACCTAATCGATCAAGCTTTAGACATTGCTGGAACACTTTTTCAGACTGATGGTCTTAATACAGTAGAAGAATCATTGATGCTCGGAAGAGCAATAACCGGCCAGACAGGTACAGCCGCAACAATCACTGGTACTGCTCCAGATATGACGGTTGGTGGTTTGACCGGCATGACAGCCGAAAGTATTAACACTTTCATTACAATTTCTGGAGCGGCTAGCGCAGGAAACAACGGTACCTTTTTGGTAACTCAGTACATCGATCCAAATACTGTTGTTGTACTAAATGCTTCTGGTGTTGGTGGTGATGCAAATAACGGTACAATCGATTGGACTCAAAGAGCACCATATTCAGCAGAAGATGATCACAACTATCACAGAACAGATCGTGCAGCTATCAAAGGTGTTGCTTATGATGCTGACGTTCCAACATATTACAGGTGTACAGATCAAATAACACCAGTACCGGCAAATCTTTTAAATATTGCCGGTAATACGCTTGATGCAAAATCATTTGTTTTTACTAGAAAATTTGAAAACGTTGACTTTGTTGACGGTTATACATTTGTTACACTCAATGCAGTTGACCAGCTAAAACATGCTGATGCCGTTGATGTAACTGGTGTTCCTATTTATGATGGTTATGACGTTGGTAATGACGAGTCTACTTATGTAGAATTGATTGCTGATGGTTATCAACAAGGGCTTTTGGTTATCTCTGGTATTAATGCTGGAAATAGAATTTTTGGACGCACCCGAGCTGGAGGTTCAACATCTCCGGATTCTGTAGAGGTGGAGCTTAGATCTGTACCGATTGATGAGCCTCTTGCAAACTCTGTTGCTTATACGTGGGAGGATGGTCAACCAACAGTTGTTGATGTTTACTACCCATATAGATCTTGTCTCAGTTCTGCGTCCGATACTGCATTTAGAACAACCCTTGTAAATGGTTTGGTTGCAGATGCTGGATTGTCTCAGGATATAGATAATATTCTACAAATTATCGGAGCTAGCCCTGACGATACAGACCTTGCTGGTTTACTTACCAATACTGGAATGTATTACCCATTCTACAACTTACCAGACGTAACACCATCTGTTGTAGAGGCCTTAAATACATTAAATGCTCAGATTGGAAGCAGAGATTACACAGGCCCAATTCTAACAGATGGTTATACAATAACGCAATCTCTTCAAGAGCTTTCTAATGCAGTTGCCTCTTCTAGTGGTATTACGAGAACAATTGAAAGATTGAGCGCTCAGGTTACAGCTGGAACGCAGCATGTACTTCCAGGTGGTTTAAGTTATGGTATTGATGGTACTGATAATGGCAGATACCTCTGGGTATTCTGGAGAGGTCAGCTTCAAGATCCTGGAAGTATTGTTGATGGTAATGATTATGAGGAAACATCTACAACATCAATCACTCCATATATTAAGTGGAAGGCCGGCGATCATGTGAATTATTTCACCGTTATATGATCTGATATGTTGATAGCTGATATAGAATTTCAACAAATAGAAACCCCAGAAGATCTTTGGTGCGAATGTGGACACATCGCACCAAAGCTATTTAAAAGATATGGACCAGATTCTGAACCTCAACCAATCCGTTTTTGGAAGATTAGAGGAAAAGGACAGGGCAAAATTATTTGCGAACCCTGTTTGATAATTGTCAATTACGCAGCTAGAATTAAAAAACAAAGAGAAAGAAATGGATAAAGCAAAAGACCCTGCACAAGTACTTATTGATTTACGGAACAAGTTTAGAGAGGCGGCGATAGCTGGAATACTTACTGGCGATCAAAAATCCATCTTTGAACTTACATTAATTTCGATATTGAATGAAGCCGAAGAGCAAAGACAACGCTGCCTTCAACTGAAACATCAATATGAAAGAGAAGCTGCTCGGGCGGATGCTCAAGCTACATCCTTTCAAACAACTCAAAACCTAGTTTATACAGTTTTTGGTTCTATTATCAGAAAGCTACAACAACAAGAAGTTGTTGAAAATCCTAAAGAGGATATTGTTGAACATGATAAAAAGGACGATCTTTCTGAGGAAGAGATCGCAGCTGTTGCAGCTATAGCTGCAAAGCAGGCTGAAAAAGAGAAGCAAACTACAAAAGCGAGGAAGAAAGCTCTTCGTAAATAACTACTAAGAAATTGACATCTTAATGATGTCAAACAAAATTTCTAGAACAGATGTTGTTGATGAAGAGTTTGTTGATGCTATAGAGCTTGCCTCTGATGGGTACACAAATCCATACAGAGTTGTTGGCTTGGTATCTACAACATCCTCTTCTCGTAATGTTGTTATCGCTACCCCAACTGTTTTGGACAGGCTCAATAATATTGATGAGCCAGTTCAGGTTGGGGATACTTTTGAGATACTCTCAGGAGCCGCTGCGGGTGTTTATACCGTAGAGGAAATAGTAGACCCTGCTGATACTTTTAGGGTAGTAGGGGCCATTCCTAACTCTGTAGATGGGTATGGAAATTTGTACCACCCAGCCGGAGCTACCAAGGTGGGTGTTGATCCTAGAAATCTTACTGTTTCAATATCCTCTAATTTACAACAAGTATTAGAGGATCTCGACCAGGCTGTTACTGATGGGTACGGAACGCCAGCAGCTACTCTTGTTGGTCAGGTTTTGTTTTCCATCAATGGAACTACATTTCAAAGAGCATTGCCAATAACAACTATTCAGGGGTGGTTAGTAAATGATGCCGGGTATCTTTTAGTTTATAGTGATGAATAAGGCTAATATTTTGTCATTTGAGTATGCCAAATCCATTGCATAAAAAACAAACTGTGGCTGATGGTATTCATGGTGCTGTTGCTTATGAATATACAGATCCAACAGAAAGGCTTGCGGCTACAGGCTTTACCACAGAAGATAGAAATAAAATAGCCAGAGATCTAGATACAGATAACCTATACATACTTTTAGATCCTTTGGGCCCAACATGGCAAATTTTTGGGTCTGGCGGCGGAAGTGGTTCTGGAAATGTTAGCGGACCTTCTTCTACGACAGATAATTCAATAGTAAGATGGGATGGAACGGATGGATATAACATCCAAGATTCTAGTATTATAATTGATAACTCTAATAATATTACTGGAGTTATTTCAATTAATGGTGTAATTATTGAAAATCACGCTTTACGACATGAAAATGGAGGAGCGGACGAGATTGATGGTTATAATATTGCGGTTACATATGCTCCTATGAATTATGATGCGCCATTAAATAATATACTTGGCGAACACTTATTTCAAATTGATGATGAGTTAAACGTTATCGCCTCATCTGTCGTAACGGATCACGGTGCATTAATAGGTCTTGCAGACGACGACCACACCCAGTATTTATTAGTATCAGGCACTAGGGCTTTGTCTGGTAGTCTTGATTTAGGAACTAATAACATTATTAACGTTGGTACTGTTGATGGTGTGGATATATCATCTCACTCCACCAGACACGAGTCTGGTGGAGTTGATGAGATTCAAATTGAGAACCTTTCTACATTAGAAACAAATTCAAATTTTGTTTTAAGACCAAATGGATCTGGTGGTTTAATTTGGTTAGATTTAAATAACATTACAGATGGTTATGTTTATGAAACAAGACAAGTAATAGCTGGAAATGGTCTTACTGGAGGTGGAGATCTTTCAACGGATATTACATTAAATGTAACACCACACGCTGATGGATCTATAGTTATAAGTTCAAATGATATTCGTATTGGTGTTTTAGCTTCGGATTCTCAACACGGTAATCTTGGTGGTGGTTCTCTTCATGATGTTGCAACTGCTTTACAAGATGGTTTTTTTAGTTCTGATGGATATTCTAAACTTGAATCTATTGAAGTTGGGGCTCAAGCAAATACTGTAAACTCTGTGTTTGGAAGAACAGGAGTTATTGTAGCTGTATCTGGAGATTATGATTCAGATGAAATAACAAATGTATCAGCTATTTCAGGAGTTACTGTTTCTGATGCTTTAGAGATGTTGAATTCCCTGATTGTTGGGGGAGGTTCCGGAACAGTAACTGGGCCGTCATCTACAACTGATAACGCAATTGTTCGATGGTCAGGAACTGATGGTTATACAATTCAAAATTCCGGAATCATCATTGATGATTCCGATAATATTACTAACGTTACCACAATTAATGGCGTTACAATACAATCTCACTCCACCAGACACGAGTCTGGTGGAGCTGATGAGATTGATGGTTATAATGTTTCTCTAACATATTCTCCTAGTAACTACAATTCTCCAATTAACAATTTGATAGGGGAACACCTCTATCAAATTGATGAGGCTTTAGGAAATATTTCAGATTCTGTAGTTACAGATCACGGAGCCCTTACAGGGCTCAGTGATGATGATCAT